TTAAGATAATTTAACTTAATCTAAAATTAATTAAGTTAATGGATATAATTATAGAAAAAAGATTTTTCTTTCTATGTTAACTTACAAGAAATTCAGAAAAGGAATCATTACAATATATAACCCTATAATGTAATTCGGGAGGTATTAACTCACTAAAAAGAGATAATATTCTAGATAGCTGGAAACTAGGAATTTCTTGATCTTCAACAGCATACAAGATTATCTCTAACCAATTTCTTTTATAATTATTTTCTTCAAGTAACCCAATTCTTGTATTTATTCTTACATTTATAGTTTCTGGTTTATCAAAAGATGTTAATGTATATTCTTTTGGGTGTGTTGTTGTCGTTTCAGATAATGTTCCTACATCAGCAAATACATTACCTGGAATGGTTATCATATAGTTTAATGAGCCTGTAGAAGATTCAGGTCCTTGTTCACGATATATACCATAGCGTTGAATGCCTTCTACTTCTGGCCACCATAGAATATTATAACCATAATACCCTGTACTTGATTCTAATCCTGTCGACGTAGGCCACCATCTTGTATCTACTCTAACTGTCTGTACTGTTGTTTCTTCAGCAGTATCAGAAACAGAAGATACACCATAAAAATAATTTCCTCTTGATAAGCCTAAACCATTGTCAACACCTGTTGATGTTACCATTGCATATGTTTGTCCTGTACGCAATGTGTTGTATAAAGAATCATTATAATAAATTCCATAATGATCAAATTCAGTAATATTATTTTGAAATGTATCGAGAATAAGAGTTAATGCTGCTTTATATCCAGCATATTCATAAGCTATATATGCTGCAATAGCAATATTTCTAAATGCTTCGTCGTCCTCAGAAATATCTTTATAAAAGTTAATAAGAGGTGTAATTTTGCCTTCAAATGCCAGGTATCTAGAATCTCTAAAAGATAGATCTGTCTTTTGTTGTAGAATTTCAGTCCATATTTCTTGATATTCTGCACCAAGAGCAGCAAAAAAAGAATACATATTAACGACAGTTACAATCTGCCGTGTAGATTTCATTGAAAAACCTTGATTTAATTTATCTCTTGCTTGTATTTGTATTAAATTATCGCTCAAACTTAGTTGTATGTTAAACTCAAATCCTCCATAACTATCACTAATAACTGTTTGATTATAAATACTATTTAAATAGATATCAACTTTAGCACTTGATATACCAATATAACCCCTAAACGTGTAGCTTCCTCTTAAATATGGAATAGCAAACTTACTTTTATTGTAATAATTTTTATCAATTAAAACATCTTTGAGCAGTCTCCAAAAAGATTGTTGCAAATATTGAGAAGACGAATTATCTACAGATCTCAAATATGGCATTCTTTTTGTCATATCTTGAGTAATAATAGGAAATCCTACTCTATCGCTCTCTACATTTCCTACACCTTTACAAGAAACAAAATAAATATAAATTCTATCTCTTATGCAAGTAGTATCAGTAAATTCTGCATCCGTAGTAACACCGATAAGTTCAGGAGCTAAATTACTAGCAAACATAAATACATCTAAATTTCTAAATTTAGCTACATAATCATCAGAAGCATCAAATACTCCTGATACTCTATTATCTGTTGTAGCTAAGAAAAATCCAGGTGTCAATACTTGCCCGAACCACATGCTTCTTTTTACTTTATCTATTACCCAAACATATGATCCGACTAGAAAATCATCAGATGTTAGTGCTCCTGTATCAGTATTAATGGATAAACCTGTTGGAACATCCATTTCTCCTCGATATATAGCATATGAAGAAAAAATACTATTTGTTCCTCTTCCAGAACCTAACGATGTATCTATTTCAACAGGATCCCAACTTAAAATACAATGAAAATTGTCAAAACTAGTTATAAATGATGAAGGAGACACTAAAGATGTAAATACTTCTAATTCACTAGTTGGCGCTGTTTCTGACCAATCTGTTGCAATTGTAACAAGACTAAAAAATATTCTTCTTCCTAAATCTTCGCTAGAAACTTCATAGTCAAAATATGTTTTACTGACTGTTTCATCATTTCTAGTACTTATACTTGATTCCTGATTTGCTTGAACATCTGGACGAATTTGAGCAGTTGTATTATGACCAGTGTCATCAACAGACTTTAATAGTTTATATCCACCAACAGTAATGTCATTTAATAAATCAAAACTAAATGTAAGAGTTAAAACATTATCTGTAAATGTTTGTGAATATAGACTAAAATTAGTTACTGTTGACGCCACTGATTACCTTCTAGAAATTATTTATATAGTCAATAACTGGTAAAAGAACATTTTTCCAACTTAATACATTTTGTAATTGTTCATATGAATCATCGCAAATATTATTTACTTGATTTTTAGACATAATTTGTAATACTTCTGATTTAATATCTAATGTATGAACTGGTTCAATATAATTACGCAAAAATTCAAATTCATTATATACAGAATCAGCTTTGTTAGTAATAATTGGAAGTTTCCAAGAAAGCATCTCAAATAATCTGGGTTTATGAACGTAAGATTCATATAACCAGTTTCTAGAAAGATTAATACCATAATCATAATTTTCTATTATTTCTTGAGGAGAAACAGTTTCTCTTTCAATAACCTGCATGTTGGATATATCAGGAATTCTGTCAAAGAAAGTTTTAAAATATGTATTATAAGCCTTAGGTTGTCTAATATTTCTAACATTAAGAAAATCTACACTTATGTTATCATAGCCAGCTAAATCCTTAATTAAACACTCAGGGTTTTCCCAAGGTGCAATCGAACCATACCAAAGTAATCTTAATGCATCTGATTTTTTCTTTTTAGTTAAATCTGGGTTAAAGCTATCAACACCATATGGTACTTTTAATACAGGTGAAAATTGAAATGCACCACAATTTAACTTATCTATTCCATAGAAAAAACCTTCATAGAAATAGTGTTGTTTATCATTTGCAATTAAAAGACAGTTTGCTCTTCTTACTAGATCAGTATATTGACCCATGGCTTTTTGCCAAAATACTTTCCTAGAGATTTTAGAATGAGTAAGAAGATTGCCGGATAATTCTAATGGAAGGACATTCCATCCATCTACAATTAAATTAACTGTTCCTGGAAGGATAGAGCAATTTTGAATACCAGATCCTGAATTAGATTGTATAATTACAAAATTAGCTTTTTTGAGCTTTCTATCTAATTCTTGAGTCCAGTTCCAAGAGGAAACTCTATAGTTATAACAATCAATATTAAACTTTATACCTGAATAATCAATAACATCTTTACCTTTTTCAGGTAAATTTACATCAGGCACTAAAAGGGTAACATCAAATTTTTCAGAAAGAATTTCAGCAAATTTCCATGCTCTAATTCCAGCAGGATTAGCATCTAAGTATTTAGAAATAAAAATTTCCTTCTCTTTTTCAGGAAGAGAAGCAAGGACACCAGCCTTTAGGGGCAAAGGTACTGCATCTGGAGCAATAATGGAAATTGTTTTCATTTAATAGAAACTCCTTATACAAGAATTTTAGTAAGTCCATTCTACAAAGGTCACTGTACCTGTTATAGGGTATTCATTAGTGTAAATAGGAACATCCCCACTAGTTGTTTTCGTTCTCCCATCTATTGGTGTTAATGTCGCTGTTGGAATATCAATATTATCCACACCATTAATATTTTTTATTAATGCGATAATATCAGCAAATTCAACATTGCCTGAAATAAACGCAGTCATATAGTCTGCTATTGCTGTACTTCCTGCACTAATAACATCTGCTAAAATTGTACCTGTAGTGAGTTTTAACTTCATATAGATATCTATAATTACTTGTTCTTGTTCTCTTAACAAATAATCACGATTATCATACAAGTTAACTGTACTATTAAGATCATCTTCAATATCATGGAGTAGTTTGTTATAATTATACCTTACTTCAAATGATTGTCCAGGTAGAAAATAACCAAGATTAGCTATTCCTGATGAAGTAAGAACTAATTCATCATATCCTCTTGTTGATTTTCTTAACAAACCGTCATCTTTTTGTAATTCGTAGTAAGTTAAATCAACAACTGTTCCATTCTTAATAAATAAAGAAATTGAATCAACTGGTTGATTAGTAAAAATATATCCTGTACTTGTATATGCAATATCTTCCATATTGCCACCGAGTCCAGTAGATGTAATAACAAAGGTTTCTCTTGCTCCTTCTAAAGATTGTCCTCTGATATAAATATCTATACTTCCACCATAACCACTAGTTCTAAGCATTAGAGGATCATTAGATCCTACTATATTTGCAGGTTTGGAATAATTTTCTACATATAACCTAATACCTTCTAATGAGTTTAAATTCCTTCCTTTGAATTTTTGTTTTACTTGATTTAATCTATCCGTTAGTGTTCCAACATCTTGTCCACCTGTAATTGGAGCACTATTTATACAACCTTCAATTCCAGTGATTGCGCCAAGTAATTCAGTAACTGTCTGAGCACCTGTAGCCCCTGCTGTACCGGCGGTTGCAGCCACGACATTCACAGTTATTTCATATCTACGTGTAGTAGCATTGTAATATGCAGAAGCATCAGCAGAAGGTATTGTATAATACCCATCTACATAATATGTTTTCACTCCGTCAGCAGTTCTTCCACCTTTAGTATCGTCAATAACAACATCATTTACAGGTGAGTTATAAGTAAAAAATGTTAATTCACCGACTGAGTATGTAGCAGGTATTGTACCAACATCATTATTTCTACAAAATATATCTAAATCTTCAGTTAATAATTGATCTGAATAAATAAAAGGGGCTTGTAATTTATAGAGATATTCAAGAGCGTTCCATATATCAAGAAGTTGTCCTTCTATAGGAGCTTCAACGAACATATCCCTTTCAGGTGTGCCATCAGTAAAATCAAGATCTAACAGAGAGTTATAACTAGAAATTAATGATGTTCTTAAATCAGATGACGTTTTAAAATTCATCCAACAATCTCCTGTGAGAATGTTTGTGCAGGAATTGTTTCTCCTGAAGCAACATTCAATTCGATTTGAAAATTAATTTTTGTTGGATCATATAGATTTTTAAATACAATAAAAGAAAAATTTGTTATAATTTCTTCAAATGATAAATTATCCCTAGATTCTTGTAAAGTCACATAATACTTCAATGCAGATTCTAAGTTAGATTGAAGCATATCCATTGCTGCTGAAACAGATAAATTTCTATAAAGGCTTTTTCTATTAATCTCTGTTCCATACCTAGGGTTATAACGAGTAAACGTTGTTATATTATCAACATTTTCATTCTCAGTCATAAGAAATTTAACAAAATCTCTTTTAGTTTTATTAGTACCAGAGATAGTTACTACTTGTTTATTTACAGTAGAAAAATCTCCGTGTTCAAATCTTAATCCAATGGCCATAGTTATCTTCCAATGTGTTTCTTTAAAAATTAAACATTTTACCTTAATTTTAAGTTTACAGAGAGTTTATCTTTGTTTCTAAGATCTGTAGTTGTTCATCTAAATCTTTAAAATATTGAACTTCGTTTTCTATATAAGAAATTAAAAGATTTAATTCACTAGATTCACGCCTTAAATTTTCTAGTTGTTTAATCCCTATTGCAAAATTTGAATCTGTGACACGATTTACTATATTCATAAATAGAGATGTATTGCTCATACTTTGTAATTGTGTTTTATATGTAGTATATCTAGATTCAAGCTGTTCTATTGCAAACTTATTATCTCCTAATGAATCTATTCCTTTATCAACAATAAGTTTGCGTTCAATTAATCTTGCTAATTTATCTTGTTCATTGTATCTTTGTTTAATAAGATCAGATTTTACTACGGAAAGGATTTTTTTTAAATTTTTAGCTCCTGTATCTACTTGTGAACCCAGAACAAACACAAAAGCATTGAGTTCTTCTAAAAACGGAGTTACATCTGCATCATTCGCTGTATATTCCATTACTTATTTCCTATGCTATGCTAGATAAACCAAAGTACCACCGGGAATACTACTATGTGATATTAATTCATATAAACTATCTATAAATATAGAAAGAATATCATTCCAATGTTTTCCTCTAAAAGAATTACAAGTAGTAATGAATTTCTCTTTATACTCAGGGTCTAAATCAATAACAATAATATATGGAGGATAATTAAAATAATATGTTGAAATTAATCCTAAAATTAGATCATCAAATTTATCAAATTCTTGATTTTTAATTACATTAGAAAATTGAATTAAAAATGGTTTAACATGTGCAGGTAAAAATTTTAAATTTATTACATGCCCACTATCTAGCTTAACCATCAATAGTTGCATTAAACTAATAAACATTATTGGAAAAGTTTCTGAAACTTTATACATATCATGATTTACAATTTTGTAAATCTTTAATCTATCAAATATCATTTTATCCATCATGATGTTGGTCCTGCATCTGCTGCTTCTTGTTGTTGTCTAACATAGTTAGGACAATTTAATGGTAACATAAACTTAGGAGGAATGGATAGATTAATTGTAGGAATTTTTGGAATAATTGGAAATTCAGGTATTCCAGGAATTTTAATTGATATAAGTTGCTGTGGATCAAGTTGCCAAACATATGGACCTTTAGTTAGTCTACAAGCTTGTGAAGCTTGGCAAAAAGGGTAACCTGGACAAACAAACTCTACTTCAATTCCTATATCGAATGGACCCGTTCCAATTTCTACAGGAATAGATGGTAATCCTCCAAAGCCTATTGATGGAAATTCTAAACTAAAATTAACTGGTAATGCACCAGGTAAAAGAAATTGCGGGCCTTCTACTGTATATTTAATTACTGGCATAGTATTATCCTGACATTTGTACTCCAGCTATTTTTAAGGAACCACCATTATACCCAGCTAATATATTTAATGGCTGAGCAGGGGTTGCCCCTGGACCTGCATGTGAGTGCGAATCATGACCAGCTTCAATAAATGCTGCTGTTGCTTGTCCTGCAAATAATCCTTCTTGTGCTTGCCCTCCTGTTGCTACACTCCCCATTAAGTTAATGTTTTTTGCTGTAAGTGTTATTGTTGCGTCAGGAAAGCTTAAATCTAAACCATATTGATGTATGAGCATACTACGATTATTTTTATGTTTAAATAACATATCTCCTTCTGCATTCATTTCAATAAGTGATCCTGTACTTTGTTGTAGAACTACTCCATCTTGATCATTCATAGTAATAACATTATTGCCAATTCTACATCCAAATTCAGTAATACCTTCACCATCTTTACCAAAAGTAACTTGATTATTTTGATTTCTATCAATTATAGATACTTTTGTATCATTTGCAGTTACATACATTCCTGCACTTTTAAAACTAACTTCAGTTGTATCTGTTCCTTCTTGTGTTAAATTAACTCTAAACTTAAAATAAGATTCGTTCTGTTCATTAACAATATAAAAATTACCCGTTTCATCTATTCCCATATGCATTTTAGAAGGTAATTTTACAAGCATATTAACAGCAGTGTTTAAAGCAGCTAAGAGTTTTTCTGCTTCTCCCTCTTGATTAAATACTTTAGAAGCAAAAGAAAATGTTCCTGTTGTAGGTGCTGTATCTAAATCAGTATCGGGATCTTTATCAACAGTAGGTGCTCCTGTTTCTGAATCATAAACAGTTCCTATACTAACTGTAAATTCTTTATGAGTAATAACTTCTTCTTCATCTCCCTCGCCTGTAATAGTACGCATTACAGAAGGTTGATTATTAGTCTCAGCATCATCTGCTAAAACTCTTTTAACTCGTCCTGCATCTATTCTTACTCCATCAAGAGAAACATTTAAATCATTAGCATGACCTTCTATTGCTTGAGCGTATTCATTTAATCTAAGAAACATTCCTGATCCAGATTTAATATGAATACTACCATCACCTGCTAAAAATACTTCAGCTTGAGAAATACTTACAATTTGAACTTCTCCAGGATCAAGAAATCTTTGAAAAAATAAATTACCCTCTTTAGTATTACTACTATTAGAAGTTACATCTGATAAATCATTTGAAATAAAATATCCGATATGATAAAATTCTTTTTCTGTTAATTGGTCTCGATATAACAATGCAAATGAACGATTAGGTGTAGGCATCATTTTTATTCCTGCACCATCTAAAGTAAAGGGGTTACTTATAGCAATATCAGTGAATGTCTTACCATTAAGCATAGGTATAACACCACTAATTGTTTGTTTTTCAGGATTAACCGATGTAATATCTCCAAGAAATATATTTGTACTATTTGCTTGGTTTGCATACAACATAGGATTCTTAGGTTTAAATCCTGTGCCTCCTAGCATATTCATATTATATTTCTCCTGTTTATACTAAAATAGTAGAACCTGGAACATGAGTAGCATCTATTCCTGTCTCTCTTGGAGAGACTCCGCCTACTCCAGATCTACCTGGAGCAACTCCAGAAATTCCAATTTGTTTTAAATAGAGTTTTGCTGTTCCAAATGTATTATTCTCTTTTTGTTGCTCTTGGTCTAAATCAATATCATCAAGAACACCCCATTTATTTCTTATTTGTACTGTACTATCATATGAAGAAAAAGATGGAATCGCAGTATATAATTCTTGTAATAATGATAAATTTCCTGTAGTATCGAATTGACTTGCAAAAGGTTTAGTGGGTCTAACTCTACCTGCTTTAACACCTTTCTTAGCATCAAAGGTACCAGTAAATGCGTCACCATAAATTTGTTGACCTAAGAATTTATATTCTTCTAATGTACTTGTCTGTAATTCAGTAATTGTTTTCTTGTGCTTTTCATCATTAGATAATTTAATATTGATCTGTTCAATTTGATACTCGAGTTTCATATATTCTGCAGCATTTTTAGGATCTACATTCTCTTGGTTAAGACTTTCTTTCAATTCATCTCTTTGAATTTCAAGATCTATTTTCTGAGTTGCAAGATCAGATTTAGTTTTCTGGAAGTTAGTTACTTGTGTGTCTAGCTTAACTAATTCTTTTTCAATTTCTTGCAATTGAACAAATGAAGTATCTACAAGAACAAGCAATCCGTGTAATCTATCTACTTGATCTTTAGTTAATATATCTTGACCTAATTTACTTCCAAATCTTGGATCTTCAAGTAATTCAGAAGTTCCTATAATTGGACTTAATACATCTCTATCATTACTTCCTCTAGCACTTTTGTCATAATTTATATGTCCGATAGGAGCATGTGCAACAAATAATCCACCACCTAACGATCCACCAAATGTAGATACTTGCAGTACTTGACCTAGTGTTTGTCCAGCTATCCCAGCGAGAGAAGGAATTAAACCTTTACTTGATCCACCAGCGTTAAAAAATTCTTGTACATTAATTGCATTTTTAACACCTTGTTTTTGTTTATAATTATCTTTATGATATGATATAGCTTTTTTATTAAAATATAAGTTAGTTCCTTGATCAGCAGCAGCGCCAGCGTTACTTTCATTAGCAATTACTTTTCCGTCAGGTGAAATTAATTGTGATGAAACACTCGCATGAGCATCTGCTTCTGTATCTCCATGCATATTTTTTTCTGCTACATCGTCTAAATTTTTTGTAGTATAAGAATATGTAATTGAATTACGTCTAATATAAGAAAATTGACAATTACTTTGAAAAGGACTTTCAATACTATAATCAATTGAATATGTTTGTAAAGAACCTATAGCTTGTTTATCTTCAATATAATATGGTCTATTTAACATAAGTTCTGGACGACCAATTATATCAACATGAATTTCAAATGCTTTAGAAACAATTCTGTTTAATAATATTTTAGAAAAAGCTGCTGCTTCTTCTTTAGTAGAAATAAATGGATTATGAATTGTTGGTCCTGGGTTAACTCCATATCTAGTTACAAAATCTGTTCTTGGATTATATTCACCTGCTAATGATAATTCTTTTAATACTCCTCTTGTTATAATAGTAGGAAGTTTATTTGCTTTAACAATATCCGTTAATTGTTTTCCTACTCCTCTAAACTCATCTCCTGTTTTTCCTGATTCTTGTAATGCTACTCCTTCATATAAATTCATCATCTGTTTAATTATTTGACCTGTAGCTGATCCAGCGCTTCTATCTTGATCCTCTGCAAATAACGAAGTTAATACAGTTGGATTAGAAGAACCACTTCTTGTAATTGTTGTATATCTCTGTACAATATCACTAATTTTTTTAGACAATAAAGCATCAGCAGTAGTAATACCATGTTCATTTAAAAATGCAGAAGATGCAGGAGGAGGTATTTTTGTTGGATTAACAAATGCAGGATTACCTCCGCTCGTTAACCCTGTTCCTGATAGACCACTGGATAAAGTGGTAATTTTTCCTTTTTTATCTTTAGTAGAAAAATACTTTAACTCATTGTGTAAATCTGGTGCAATATTATAAAGAACAATCCACCCCTCAATAGTAGTTGATGCTAATTGTGGAATATTATTAACTACATATTGGCTTCTCTTTGATGCACTAATTTTTGTTAAATCTTGTTGAAGCTCGTCATATGTTTGTTGTAAAGAGCTGTGATAAAATACTAATCCTTTTTGCTTTGCTAATAGTTTTAAAGCTGCCGTACAACTATCCCATAATTGTTTTATTGTTGCTTGTCCTTTATTAGCATTTAGATTATCCAATAATAATGAATTAAGTTTTCCATCAAGAAATTTTTGTTTCTTTTTGTTAAGAGCTACAGTAATAGGATCAGAATCTTGTGAACCGAATAATTTATTTGGAAAACCATCTGCAACATATATTCCTATAGGAAACGATGCTTTATCTTTAGTAGAAGTAGGTGAAGAAATATCTATGTATGCTCCACCGTCACGATAAAAATTACTTAATATATTAGTTACTATACCATCTGTACCAGATATACTTCCAGTTACTACTGCACTTGTCTTGACAAGTTCAGGTTTTAATGTTTCTTGTACACGCATTGTGTCTTTATTTGTAATAAATAAAGGATAATTTGCTTTTAAATTAAAATAATATGCTTTGTCTTTTATATAAGCAATAGATTCTCCGCCTACTTCATTAACAAATACTCTAAATAAGATATCTTCTTCTTGAGCTATTGGGTTTCTTGCTTCAATTTTATCAAAAAATTTAACAGGATGAAAATCATACATATTAGGCTCAATGAAAATATCCCCCATTGGAGAAGCATACACAACATATTCTGTATCATTTGTTATTTTTTCTATAGCATCATAAACAGTAGTACTATTTTCATCAAATAAACTTAGTTGTGCAATTGAAATTTTTTCTTTTTCAACACCCCTAAATTTCCTTGGCCATATAAAAAATAGCCTTGGTCTAAAATAATTTCTTTGTGTGCCGGGTTCTTTTTCGTTATCTAGTGTGGTTAATTCAGTAGGACTACCGAAAACCATTTCTCTCAATTTTTCTAAAGGAGAAATAACTATTGAATCTAACAATTCTGGCTTGCCGGTTTTTGGATTTATAGATGCATTATATACATCTGAAACTCTATGAAAATTATTTATAAAATCGTATGTTAATGCAGGATGAATTCCACAAACACCGAATCCTCTGTCTGCTGCCCATCCAGTGATTTCTTGTTTTTCACCAGTATCAAGTGTTTTAAAATTTCTTTTAGCTGCATCAAGAAGAGTAAAATTTTTTGACCAATACCTTACTGAACTATCATAAAAAGGTTTTAAATTATGTTCAGTTAAATCTTCAATATCAATTTGATTATATTGTAAATATAAATCTGTCCATGGGCTGAATCTAAAAGAATCTGGGTCTGCTAAATAGGCTTTATTTTTTACAAACCAGTTATTAAATTCAAATGATGAAACAAGTGTGGTCTTTGCTTCATCAGTTTCAGATATATTTGAAATTGGAACAAGTTCTACTCTTCTGTTTCTATAATCATGCCACTCAAGCCCTGGTTCATAAGATTTACCATTTACTGTGAATCCAGCGGGACAAAAACCATGATTAGCTCTATTTGTAAGATCGTAGTCGCTTAACGAAATTGGATCTTGTTTTTGTATGTCTCCTTGATCAGTGATTTTTATAGGAATAAAGTTTCTATTATTTTTATTAGGACCCGGTTCAATTGGTGATTGCTTACCTTTACCTTCTACTTCTGGATGTAATTGCTCTTCTTTTATTCCTTGTTGTATTAACCACTTACGAACAGCTGTTGCTCTATCTCTAGATAAAATTTCATTATAAACTACACCACCATTTAAATCAGTATAACCAACAAGTTTAAAAACTGTTGTGCTCATACTTTTAAGATATGTAAGCATATTGTTTAATTCTCTTTCATTATGCTTAATATATCCTTGCGACCCTTTCAAGGGATCACGTGAATCATAACTAAATAGGATTGGATATACTTTAGGCCCTGCTTTTTTAGTAAGTGCTGGTCCTTTACCTACACGTTGTAAAGGAAAATCTCTAATCATTTGACCATCAGTATATAATTGTTCAGGATTAACATCAGTTTTAAACTCATGCGCAGTCCTAAAAACATTCATATACTTTTTTTCACGTGTATCTTTTTGTGAAACATTATATGGTATTTCGGGATTACCGTCTTGTGATTTAAATGTATTTGCGGGTGTGTAGTAAAAATGATAATTAACTATTTTCTCTACAACTTTAGTATCCCTACTAAAAAAAATAGTTTTCACTAATGTAGGAAAATCACCTCTAATTCCTTGATATACATAATGTTGAGCATTTGCAAAATTAGTTGCTCGTGATTCCATAGCTCGTGCCCTAATAATTGAGCCTCTTTCTGTAAATTTTCTTCTTTTAAATATTTGTATAGGATCTCCTGCTTGTAGTGTTATTGTTTGCTCTGACCCGTAAATTTTACCTTCATTAAATCCTATTACCACACCCGTAAAACCAAAATACCAATAAGAAGAAAATCTTCCTTTGTAAAATACAAATACAGGATCTCTAAAATCAAAAATAATTTCACCTATTTTTTTAGATAGCCCACTATGATGTTTAATATCATAAAGCATTTGTGTAACACCAAGTGTTTTATCTTGTTTTAAATTTTTAAAAGATTGGCTTATTGAATTAACTGTATTAATAACATCTTTACCAATAAAATCTTTACCAACTACTCCTAACAATCCTTGGCCAATATCAATAGTAGTTGCTCCTTTAATAGTTGCACTATCAGATGAAGTCATTTTCATAGAAGATGCAGGTTTTTGTAACCATTCATAATCATAAGTTTGTAATATACTTTTATCTTCTCTCCAAGAACCTTGATTTTTTGGTCCAACTAAATCTGTAGGATTTACAGTGTATTTACCGCGAGGATTAGCTAATGTTATATCGCACATTCCACCATTATCAAGCGAATACTGAGAACTAACTCGAATAACATCTTTAGTGACTTCAGCACCACAAATAAATACTCTACATTCAGGACTTAAATTAATGAGTGTAGTACCGTCTGTTTTCTCTCTTTCAATATTTTCTACTGGATAACTAAGATCAAATGTACCAAAAACAGTACCTTCACTAGACTTTTCTTTTGTAGAAGAAGCTTGGGTGGGTTTTTCTTCTGCGGATAAATTTTTTATAAACTTTTCTCTGGGTCCTACATTTCCACCTGTATTTAAAAGAGGAGTAATATTACTTCCTTGATCCTCATAAGGAGTAGTAACATTACTTCTTTGATTTTCATAAGGAGTAACATTACTTTCAGGTTTTGCTATTTCATAAGGAATAGAATATAATCCTGTTTCATAACCAGGCTGTGGTATAGGAGGTTTAAAAGCCATTAAAATGCTCCTAAAATACCATTAACTATATTAGCTGTTCCAGTATACATTCCTGCTACTCTTTGTACAATAGTAACAGGTTTCATATTTTCTATAATATATGTAAAAGAATATTGTACTGTTTGTGCGTCTTCAGCAGATTCAGGAACACTAAAATCCGTAAAATATCCCTCACAAATTACACCTGTGGGAAATTGCTTAGTGTACATTTTAATATATTTAACATTATAGTGTTCAAGACCTTGATCATCAGTATAATATGGAGGTTGATCAGCGAGATCTTTTAATCTTTGTAAGAACTTTCTAGGCGAGTTATTTAATTTATTTCCATGACTACCTGCAGCTAATTTTTGTGCAAAAGGTTGAGAGGGATTCCACTTATTAATTTGAAGTTGTACACGTCTTTGATTAACTTCATTATTAACACCTGTCTTAAAAGATCCATAGGTTTGGTCAAGACTTTGTTTAAATCCTCTTGTATCCCCACGAAGTAAATTAAATGTATTTGATTGAACGCTATCACTATCTGATTGGATTTGCACCCAACCAACACTTCCATCACAAGTAAGCGTTTTAACATCTTGTCTATAATGGAAAGTTACAATAGATCCAGCAGTGTGTGTTCTATTTTGTATATACCTATCTTCTATTTGAATTCGTGTAGGATTAATCCACATTTCATACCAAGAGGCAGCAGTTTGATATGTATCACCTGCAATTCCACCACTAACAATATTACCAAAAGGTTTAGCAAATTTTCCTATAGACCCTTGGTTTTGTAATAAATTCGATGAAAATTGAAAAGGAGTTAATTTTAATCCTGCCATACTCCTACCTTATCCTATACCATCTCTAGATTTAGCAATTGCATCTTCAATACCCCGTAACACACCGCTTTCTCCTATTACACCCCCATAAAAATTATTTACAACATGAATAGTATTAGGATTATCTATGCTTGTCTGCTCTTGTCCTCTACCTCTAGGTCCTCTTCCTTGCCCTCTGCTTGGCCGCATTCTTCCTCGAGGAGACCTGTCACTTTCTGCAGCAATTGGTTCATCAGCAGAAAATCCTAATTTTTCTTCAGCTAATCTTTGTGCATGTGAAGGGTCTAAAACACTAAATGCTCCTCCTACTGTGCTTGCTGCTGCTTTTATATAACCTCTTGTTCTTGCTTGCCCTTGTCTATCCATTTCTTCTGCTATTTTCCAACCTTTCCTACCACCTGTTATATAAAGACCTATTTGTCTTGGTATCATAAATAAATTTTGTATAATGGATAGTAACAATCCTGTTACTGCAAACATTAATTTTTGTTTTACTCCCTCAAAGTCTGCTAATTTTCCTAATAAATTTCTATTACTTAAATTTGCTTGAATAAGTTTTTTAGCATTCTCATTTTCTGCATTTTTCAACTGATCTATAGGTGTCGAAAAAAGAAGCTTCATTCCTGCTTCATCTAGATTAATAATACCTGATTTTCTAAGCAGTTCAGCATACATTCCACGGTTTTCAGGAGCTACTTTTTCAAGAAGTTCTTTAGCTACACGCAGAGTTGAAAGTGTTGCTTCATCACCTGATAAGTTTTGTCCTGATTCAAGTGTTCCAGCAGAAGTTTTACTCCATTTTAGTGGTCCACCATAAGTCATCATATCAAATTGTTCACCTGGTGTTCCTTTCATTCCTGCCATTTGTGCATAAAATAATTTCATAGCTGGATCCATTCTGCTTCTCATACTAAGCATATTTTCTGTAGCTGCACCTAATTGTGAGCGAGTAACACCTAATTGTTGTAAAACCCCTCTTTCTTTATATAATTTAACTGCTGTTGTTAATGTACTAACAACAATTTTTTCATCAACATTAATAAAACGTAATTTTTCAGAAATAGCAGACGATTGATCTAGCAAATAGTCTAATGGAATACCAGCATCTTTTGCTTGATTTTTAAATATTGCAGATAACCTATTAATATGCTCCCAACTTTTTTCAATCGTACCAGAAGAATTGATCATTCTATCTGTTACATTTTTTGCTAGTTCATCGCCATATAACTTACTGTTAGCTGCAAACTCTTGTATTTCTTTCAACAGCCCAGCAGAAGAGGTACTTGTTATACCTAAACCGACAGTACTTTGTGAATATTTTTCTGCTTCCTCAAAAGTTAAATTGGGCTGATTAATACTGATTTTGTCATTTCTTCCTGTTCTTGCGCTTAATCTTGTATTCATAACACTTTGTCGCATACCAATTTGTGTTTGAAACAATATAGCATCAACAACAGCTTCTATTATACTTCCTCCCAACATGGAACCTACTTTTGCAGCACGTGCCATTTTAGGATGAGATTTTTGAAATTTTTCAGATTGTGCTAAAACTCCTAGTGCTTGTGTAGGCATAGTTCCTATGCCCTTCATTACACCGGCTAAGGATCCCCCTGCCATTTTATTGAATGCAGAAATAGCTGTTTGTAGTTTAAGCTCTTGCATTTTAAGTTTTTGTTGTTTTTCTAATTGTTTAGTTTGATCTTGTTTTTGTTTAGATTGTTTTTCTTCTTCTTTACTAATAGCAGCAATAGCTGATTGAAAGGCTTTAATATTTTTTTGTCTTTTTTCTTCCGCTTTAGATAATTTTGTAGCTGAATCAACTTGTTTTTCAGTTAATTTTAATGCTTGCTGTATAAATTTTATAGATTCTTTTAATGACATATTAGTTTTCTGTTGTATAGATTGAATCGTTATACTAGCAGCAGGTAATTGATCTAATGTAGTACTTAAATCTTTATAGATTGTTTTTTGTTGTTCCAATGCAGTTGCAATATTTTCATTAGCTTCTAAAAATTTTTTAGACTCTTCATTAGTTAATTTATACAATTGAAGAATAGCATCTAGTGAGGCTTGTTCAGACTGCATTGTGTCGCCAGTAGATTTAGTCAGTTTATTGACATCCATCATTATATCATCTAATTTAGGATCAGGCATAATAACTCCTATATACTAATAGCTATTCCATCTTCAATATTTATTCTATTTTTAAATTCATCTTTTGGTATAAGAATCTCACCTGTGTCTTCTTTTACTAAACCTTTTCTTGGATCATAATAAGCATTAGATTTTGCTATTGTAGTATCACCTACTTTAACTTGATCAGCTAAACCTTCCTTTTTATTATGTTCTTTTTGTTCTATAAATTCTCTGTACTCTTCAAAATTTTCAGGTGCAATAATACTAGCTATTAATTCAGCTTGCGGCTCTAAATTTTCCTTCCAATCTCTATATTCTTTATATCTATGCGCTCTAATCGCAACCAACCAGTAGAAATAAGGAAGTTTTTGTATTTCTTCAGCATAGGGATTCCAACCGTTTAACGCGCAGATGAATAATTTCATGAAGTTGAAGTCGCCCATAAGCTCATCTGCATCTTTCCACTCTTCAAACGGACGACTTAGGAGTTTTTTAATTTTGTAACCGCTTGGTCTCTTTCTCTTTCAACTTCATCATATTTTATATAGAGTGTGTCTATAACGACTGGAGGCATCCCCACAAGATATGACCTTAAAAATCGCTTGACTGCAATGATATAGTCAATCTTCGAAGGATAGTTTGTAGGTTGTATTTCAGGAAAGAAATCGTAAATAGGAATATCATCAATGGCCTCAATAGAATATACTACTTTTGAAAAGACAACCGCTACTAATCGTCCAGCTTCGGTTTCTATACTATCCTTTAGATCATCCATTGCTAAGAGCAAATCACCTTGGTCAAGCGCTCTTAGTGTCCATCTGTGTCCGAAGACCTCAAATGTTTTTCTTAATTCTCCTTTTACAAGTAATTCTTTAAGAATATCTCTTGGATGTGATGGAGAACCTTCATGTTTCTTTTTTATTAACTCAGCTTCAGTTTGTAATCTTTCCTCAGCTAAGTTCTCTTTACTAATTGCTTTAGCGACCTCAGCATCTATTTCAGCTTTACGGTCTCTTGTAATAAATTGAGATTCTTTGTGTAGTTCAAGTTCCTCAGCTTCCATTTGAATAGGTTGGACTTGTTGAGGAACTTGACCATCAAAACCTTGCTTAGTTAAAAAGTCAGTAGGAAAGACACTTGTGTTTTCCTGTTTCATTTAATTTCTCCTTCATTTTTTAATGTTAGTCTGCAAATGGAGTACCATGTAAATCTGTATAATACTCTATTGCGCCTTCAACCGCATTTATTATTCTAGGATCAGTAACTTCTGCTCCTAATTCATCAGTGATAGTATGCTCAGGAAATTTTGCAGTATAAATATTATTTTCAACATTTATTTTCCAAACTTCTGTAACTGCTACGCTAATGACATTTTTATCATTGACATGAATATAATCTTCACCAGCTAATTTTTTGTAAAATTGATCTAAAACTTGTGATTTCATTATTAAGCTCCTGCTATTATCGGTCTTAGGCGAGTAGCCATAAGTACGCCATTCTCAAGAATAGGACCATTAGTTTCTGCTGTTGGTATTTCTTCACCAACATCAGTAAACCAGCATTCTTCAAATACACGACCAAATACAACATTTCCTGTTGTAGGTGCAAGAAATTGTTGATAAATATAAACTGGTCTAACTTGTTGAATTAAAGATACATAAGGATTCTGGAAAGGACCAGAATAATGTACTTGATTATTATTTTGTATTGGAGCAGGATTATTTGTACCCGCACCATCTATAGATAATAATGATTGAAGTAAATTAGAACTGTATAAAGCATAGCGACTAAGAGTAATTTCAACTCCACCAACTTTACCAGGAATAACTTCAATAGGTTCACCTGGCCAATAAAATGTTTGACCGAATTTTGCTGTAGCTAAGTTAGTAGCAGATTCAAATGTACCATTAGGATAAGGTTCAATTTGATGTAAAACTTGAGCTTCTCGTTTCATAGACCATTTAAATTGTTGAACATATCCAATAGCAAATTGTTTACCATCACCAAAACGAACAGCCATAGTAATTGATTGTATTGCTGCTTTTGGGATATTATCTGTATCAAGAACTCTTCCGCCAGCTCCTGTAGCCCAGTTTAATGGGAAGATCCTAGAAGTTGCCATAAATTCCTCCTACGTAATACACAATAACAAAAATACTAGATAATTTCATATTTTATATTCTATCATAGGTTACTTGTTCTACTTTAGAAAATATAAAATAAAATACCATATTTTTAGGTTGTAGCTAAGAATAAAATTAAAATATAAATAGACCTTTATGAATACAATCATAAAGGTCTATAGTTTTAATCTTTACTAAATCATTTAACTATACAGAAATACTATATTCACCTTCAGAATATTTATGAGTGTAAATACTGTAATAACTGTATCTAAAGTTAACAGTATCTCTTCTATCTGTTGGAAGTTCAACACTAATTTGATCAATCTCTTCAATAATCTTTTGATTGAGATAATTCTTGAATAAATCATTTAAGAATTTCTCAACTGTAGATTTATAAATTGGTCTATTCGTGATAAGTCTTCCAGTAAATGTTCTATCAATCTGAATGGCGACGTCTCTAGCAATATAATGTTTGGCACAGATAATGTTAATATTATTCTTTTCAACACTTGTATTATCTGTAGTTAAATCATCTATAACAACTAGAGCGTCATCTGTACCTAAACCAATTAGGAATGCACTAGCAGCTCCACCAAGTTTAAGCATCTCATCAGTATAATAATCTTCATAATCCTCATTAAACAATTCGAGACCCGGAATCGTATTTCTCATAATTGTTTGTGCTGGATATGAGAATGAATCATGATAAGCTGCTACTGCTGCTCCAATGAAAGAACCATCAACTGTAGTAGCTGTATCTAACTTAGTTGTAGGATCTTTATAGTAGTAAATTGCTCTTGTAGCATTTACAAAGACAACTGCTTCATTCCTTAAACTATATGCAATTCCTAATACTGAATTAGCATCAGACGAATCACCAAGAGAAGTAAGTGCAGGAGCTCCTGTAAAGTACATTCTATATCTTCCATTAGAAGGAAGATTTCTTTCGTTTACATGAAGTATTACTGCATTTCTTACTGTCGTAGTACTATTTAAGACTCCTAATGTTTGAATATTCCTATGTTTACATTTTTGTAATGCAGCAACATAGTCACTATTCTGATTAGAAGGAGGAACTTGAACAGTAGCTATTTTAGGTACACCATACCATTGTAATGCTAAATTAGCTATCATTACAAGAGGATTATCTGGAACATCATCTCCTAAATCATCTAATACACTTTGGTAATCATTAAATTCTTTATACTTATAGTCATCAGTTGGTCTATTATAAGTATATGTTACAAAGTAATTTCCATTAAAGCCAATCTTTGGAATAGTTGTAATAGTAAGAACTGTTCCAACCGTAAGCGCATCGAGTTCGCTCTCAACACCAGTTAGTGTAATCGAAGTATCCGCTGCTACTAAATCATCTCCTACACCAAATGTATATGTGTTCATTCCAACAGTAGCTGATACTTGAACAAATCCAGGTGTACGAGCGAAGATAACCCCACTCGCTAATGTAAATATCATTTGTCCATTAGCTGCTACGCGTTCAGTTCCGGCTGCTAATGTAACTGTAGATGATGTCCCTGTAGTTGTGTTAGTAATTCTAATATCGCTACCAGATACAGCACAAGTAAATCCAGCAGTTGTAATCTGTGCATGAATTAATGCTGCAACAGCAGTATATGTTAATGTACTGGCTGTTAAAATAGAATACTCGGTTCCATTAAGTCGGAAATAGTATCTTGTAGTCGCAGCTAAACCAGAAGCATCTCCTCCTGAAATAGTCATACCAAATTCTTGATAGCCTGATGTAGCATCAGCTCCAGCAACAGCTGTATCAAATGCTGTCCATCCTGTAAGTGATGCAAATAAGTCTGTTCCAGATGTTCCAGCTGCAAGAGTAACATCATTTCCTGCACCAGCTGTAGTATTTGTAAATCTAATGTCATTAGTTACAAATGTTGCTCTTGCAGGAGCGCCACCATTAATAAGTGCAACATTAATTGCATTTACTACATCTGCATAACTTGTAAGAGCAGCACCTGTACTTGTTGTACTAAATGCATATTCAGTGCCGTTTACTTTGAAGTAATAAGTGTCTCCACTTAATCCAGCATTAACAGTACTAACAACATCTAAACCTGCTTCTTGATAACCAGGAGTAGCAGCAACGCCGCTTACTGCTGTATCTAATGCACTAAATCCAGTCATAGACTCAAATAGGTCATAACCTTTAGTACCAGAAGCAATAGTTTTTGTTTCAGTATTGATAACCCAAGTTACTTCTCCGGTAGCTGTATTTACAGTAAAATCTACATTTTCCTGTAAATCATTAAGTCCAATTTGTGATCCCGCAGATTCAATTTCATATATACCAGTAGTATAATATGTTAACTGATCTACATATCCAGATGAAGTTCTAGTAACCTGCTCGTTCTTAACTCTTTTATAAGGACTAGCGGCGCCTATAAAACAAGGCACTCGTTGTGAACTAGTTGGATTAGGAGTTGCGGTTTGATTTATCTCGGTGATTGTCACACCAGGTAGTGAATATGCCATAACAGTCTCCTTCTAGGTCTTGATTAGATAAAATATAGAAAAACTTCCTCAAACTTAAGGAAATGAAATAGGTGTACCTGAAGAAGTTTCTTCTTCCTCTTCTTCATATAACCACCATCTAAAGTCTGTTCCTAAATATCCGGAACTTGTATAATATCCTGTGCTTGTAATCATTCCTGTACTACTATATACATAGATAGGTACAAGTATATCCTCATATCCTGAAGAAGTATCAAAACCTTGAGCTTCATGAATAAACTCTTGAAAGTTATCACCAACATCAGGAAAGATATATTCTACATAAGAATCAAAAGAAACAGAACATACATAAATTAAACTTGTTTGACTTTTATCTGCAATTTCTGTTTCGCCTGTAATTGTAATTTTAGATTGACATGGAACAATATTAAAATAAGAAAAATCATCTCCTTTATACATATATTCCCATCTATAATAGTGAGAAAAACACATACTTACTAATTCAGCTAACTGCATGCGTAATTCGGGAGAATTAGCTACTATCATTAACTGTATAGGAACATCATACATATTTGCATACATATTTCTTCCCGATACAGCACCTGTACTAGAAATATAATAATCCTGATATAAAAAATCATCCGCGCCTAAGAAAGGCTTTTTTTCTTTTTTAGTTTTTGATGTAATTACAATAACAGGTAATTTTCTTTCGTAAAAAGGAAATTCCCTTTCTATATTTATTCTAGTTCCAGAAGCAGAATTTTGTGTAGTTACAATTTCAGGTAATGTTTGTTTATATAAATTAGATCTAGATGAAAAGAATTTAACTAATATATTTTTTAATACAGCTTTAGTTTGTCTTTCAACTTTTTGAAAGCCAAAGTCAGTTATTGAACCAGAGTAAACCTCTGGGTGTTGAAAACTATCTAAACTCATTCTGCACTACACATAAGGGTTTTATCATGAGAATCAATATCGTAATGAACTTGTTCTAAATATTCACAAGTAGTTGTACCTAAAACACAACAAGACTCACCGTTACTATTATGCGGTACTTCATTACTACCATCTTTTGGACAATACGTAGGTACTACTTCAAACAGTTTGTCCTCAACTACAATCCTACCTATTAAAATTTCCTGCATCTTATTATCCGTTTAATTCTGCTTTCGCTTGATTAAGATACATTACTGCTCTTTTAGCATCCTCTAATGTTAAAAAACTAATTGCTTTTTCTATATTTTTATTTACATTAGAAAATGGTAATAAATCTTCTACCAGATTTATCAATGGACTAGCTCTATCAGGATTTCTATTATTACTTCTTATTATATATAATACAATATCAATACTTGAAAGCGCGCTATTAATTATATTTTGAGGATTATCTTGATCAGTATAATCCTCAGGTCCATCTTGCATTGCATAAAGCTCACCTTGAAAAAATCCAATAGTAAATAGAAATTTTTTAGCTAATTCAGGTTCATACCAACTAACATCTTGTGATTCTTGAAATGTAAGCTCTGGAGTTGAATATATTTTGACTGCATCTTCAAATGGTTCAAGAGGACTAAATTCAATAACAAAAAGAACAGAAACAAGATCTGCAACAAATTTTTGAAGTAATGGACTAGTTTGAAAAGCATCTTGGTCAGTAAAGAAAGCATGGAGTAAAGAAATTAAATAATTATTTGCTTCTTCTATAAAAGACTTACGACTACCTGTATTTACAAATAAAGATTCATAAGTTTCAGGTTTTGTCATACGACCAATCTTACCTTGCACTATTTCAGTAAGAAGAGTATTAGTATCAACTTTTAGTGATTCGGGTGGGTCGTTTGTGGAAGATAAAGATATAACTTCCCCAGATAGTCTTGTATAAAAGATGTCAAATTTATCCATTACTCTTTTTCCCCTACTTTTTCCTCTCTTGCTTCATCAGCTATTTCTCTTCTAGCTAAGTGGGGTTGCCCTTCAAATTCAACAATAGACCATTCAATGCTACCATATCTTGAACGGAATCTATTATTTCCAATCTTTTCTACTGCTCTTCTTACTTCAGGTGTAAGTTTTATCATCTTTACAGTAGCCATTCTTTTATGAACTTCTTTTTGTCTTTCAACTGCTTCAACAGTACTTCTCATGAAAGAAGAATATATTTTATTATCTTCAAATAGCTCTTTACCAGATCTTTGTAAGAATTTTGCTTGTGCGTAACTAATTTCTTTTCCTACATCTTCTTTAACAATATTTTTTATATCGTTAGCAGATAATCTAGATTCTTTCCATGTATCAAGAGCTGTTTTAAAATTATATCCTGATGCTTTATATTCTTCTTCTAAATCAAGTAAAAAAGTATCCATAGTATTTCTCCTGTAAGGAAGTTAAAAAAATAATAGAAAAGTACTTCAGTTATTAAGAAAGAAGATCAAGAACTTTTATAATATCGTCTTTATCTCTTAAATATGATGTTTTAAACTCATTATGTAGTACTCTTAAATCAGGACCGTGGACATAAGGAGTTAAACTTTGAATTTCAAAGTATCTATTTGCAAATGCTCCTTGTAAAAACATGATAATATCACTGTCTTTAATACCCGCTTCAGGTAATGTCCACCACCATAATGGCCAATCTGTAGTCCAACCTATATCTCTATCCTGTTTAATTTCTACAGTTTGTTGTTCTCTAGCAGCAAGAAATGCTGGTATATCAATTGGGAATCTGGGATCAATCTCAATTAGTTTTCTTTGTTTTCTATATCTAAATTTAATACTATTAAACTCTGGTGAAAGTGAATTAGCTGCTTTCTTTTGTAATACAATTCTAAATCTAATGTATTCCGTACCTTGTGGTAAAGAAAAGGAACCTTGTTTGTTTCCTAATCTATTAGTTGTATAAGCAGTCATTGTTATTTGAGTCCAGGTAGTGTCATCAGTAGAATAATAGTATCTTATTCTATTTTGATCTGCTTGTGTAGACTCAGTTGCTAAAAATCTATCAACTTCTCTAAATCTTTCTAATGAAAATCTTTCTGTAGTGATTGTTCCTTGTGTTTGTGTTGGCGAAGAAATGATAAATTTAGAATTTCTCTCGCCGCTTATTACAACGAAAGCATCTTTAGTTACAGTTGAAGTTGTAGTTACTGTATGTTCGTGATACCCATACTTTTGATAACCACTTAAATATCCTGTACCCATACAAACAAAATGATTTCTATCAGGTTGATTTTTATCACCTGTTGTCCAACAGTAGCATTTAGTTTCATTAGTGGGTGCAGTACCATAGAAAGTAATAGAGGTATTTCTAAAATAAGTACATGGGCTACCAGCACCACGCATTTTAGTACGAGATTGAGCTAAAATATGATCATAGATTTGAAATCTATCAATAACTCCACGAATTTCTGTTCTAGGTCTCTGAGGCCAACGCAATTTATGCCTCCTCACTCATAGTTCTAAATTTCTTTTCACAAGTATTTGCAATCTTATGTGCAGTTTCATAATCAAGATTAAATTTTTCCATTATACTTCTTTCAATAAATTCATGAAGAATAATGTATTTAAATGTATCACTATCTAAATTTGAATCAATCCAAATTTCTTTTTCTGGTATCCAATCGTACACTAAATCGTGTCCACCCTCAACGTAATCCATATCTACTTTCTTTTCTACAACATCTCCGTCTACTAAGAAAATAGATATCCCTTCTATCTCACCAATCTTTTGTTTAAGAAGCTCATTAAAATAATTCTTTTCTAGTGTATGAACAGATCTAATTGCATACTCTATATCATGATCGGTAACATATTTAGATATGTCACCTTCATAGGTATCATCAGATCCATAATATATTCTAATTAAATTATCCAATGATCTAACTTTAGAGATTTTCATTCAATCCCTCTAGTCCAATAAAGAATTTTGCACAAACTGATAGCAGGAGTGAATTCTTACTTGTTATAACAAGTGTTTTTAAATCATCTACTGAGATCCAAAAACTTAATGACATCTCTTCGTATGATGTACCATCTGTTGTAGGTGTTGTTTGTTTAGCCCCATCTGTAAAAACGAAAAACAAAGTATCTGGAATAGGATTATTTCTTCCATGATAAATTTCACCAAAATCTACATATCGTGATTCGTCTGATAAAATCAGACCTGCTTCTTCTTTTAATTCTCTAATAGCAGTTTGTATTGGACCTTCACCTTCGTCGCTTCTTCCTGAAAGTAAAGAAATATTTTCTTCAAAAAGTTCTGACGGTTCTCGTCTAAGAAGAACTTCTATGCTATTATTCACTTGTCTAATGGGTAATAGTACTACACCAGGTTTTGTTGTTACATAAACATAGTCACCAGGTGTTTTTCTTAATGTTATCCAAGGCGTGGAATATAAAACTTCATCTTTATTATATTCATAAGAAGCTTTTCTTTTTTCTGAAAAAACAGATTCAAGCTCTTTAATAGTCTTATCTATAGATGTATGATGTATTCCAATTCCACCTTTCTTTTTAAACTTATCTATATTTTCTTTTTTATCGTCTATTAATATACTATTGGGTGAAGCATATTGTTCTTTCTTATTTGAAAAAATAACATCTACATCACCAATATATTTTTTAGCCCATTTCTTTTTATCATCTCTGCATTCTTTAACGGAATCAGCAGGAGTAGTTAATAAAGATACTTCTTTATCTGATACAAATTCTAATAGTTTGTCATAACCTGGAAGGGGTTTTAAATTTAGCCAGAAATGAGGAATTTCATCAAGTTTTTTCCAAACTTTATAATCGCCCCATTTTTTAAATCCTTCTGCAGGAAGAACACCAAGGATGGCTTTGAATCCAAAATCAAAGTCAGCTAGTACTCCATCCATATCTAAAAATACTTTCCATTTCATTTTACCAGTTCTCATCTCCGGGTGTAGCTTCTCCTTGTGAGGGGCCACCAATTAAAGAAAACAGATTAACTGTTGTCGAATCAGGGATAGTAACTGTTTCTATGAGCGCTAATTCTTGTATTGTAACAACATAATTAACATTTCTTACAAGAGCTAAAGAAAATGTACCATCTGTTTCTGAGATAGTCCATCTGTGTAAACATACTAGTCCTTCTGTTCCAGTACTAGTAGTTATGTATGTAGGAGTAGTTGCAGGAGTAGCATAAATACGAGCACCTTCTGCAGGAGTACCATCTGGTCTTATAAGTGTACCTGTAAGAAGGCATGTAGCCATTATTAGTCCTCAGTTTCTTTAACTAAAATGTTTCCATCAACATAAGCTTTTATTAATCTGGCTACTCCTTCTTGTAAAGAGTACCCATCATCAATACATTTTTCTTTAAATTGTTGATGAAGTGTTTCTGGTATTCGATAAGTAAATCCGGTAATTTTACTTCCTGTCATTTCTAACCAGAGCTGTAATTTTTTTTCAGTTGCATCTTTTGGAGTATTAGTATCTGCTAAAAGTGAATTTACATCCTCAACGCGTTGTAATGTTGAAGAAACTAAATCTCTTACAACAGATACTTCAATACCCAAACATAAAAGAAGATCAAGAAGCTTTTCTTTTTCTTCTCTAGTCACTCTTTGTTCTCTTAGCAATGCTTAACAGACTTTTTCTGTGCATTTCATATTCAAGAACATTTACTAATGCTTCACCATTTGTTAAAGCTAACGAAAGCTCTTTACATTTATCTTCATCTTTAAAAGACCATTCTTTCGTTCTATAATTATAGTCATCAGCTAGCTGAACACCTTTACACTTTAAGAAGGAGGCCAGCGGCAAGTCAGTCGTTTTGAAAATATCTTGCATATAGATTCTTCCTTGATAATTAGATCATACCGCGCTGCTTGAGTGCACGCCACTTTGCATTGTCAGTAATTCCTACAGGCGAGGGTTCCATATTAAATGTTTCATAGAATTTTTGTTCATCTTCTTTTCTATGAATATTTTCACCTGTATTAGAAAAAGGGTTCTTCTTAAAGGAATAGTTAGGTTCTAGCTTTCTAAAAGAATAGGTATTAAGTTCTTCATAAATATTCTTTTGAAGAAGAGGTATAATTTTTCTTCCTCTAGTAACAAATGTAGGAACTTGTATTAACCCATTCAATATAGGCATTTCAACCCTAAAATCAAATCTGTAATCATTGTTTGGTATCATCATATTAATTGAAACAATACCATTTTCAATAGTCCCATCTTCAAATGTGCTTGTAATTTGAGTTGCGATTAAGTTATAATCAGGAACTATATTTAGCATAGGAACAATTATTTTATCTAACACATTAGTAGCAATAGGATATAATTGTTCTTTATATGCACCTTCAGTATCGAAACTTCCTCTTTCAGGAATTTTCTTTTCTTTAAGTTCATTAAGTTCTTTTTGCAAAGAAGAAATCTGTCTAGCAAATTCTTCTTTCATTTCTTCTTTAATTTGTATAATTCTTTCTTCGCGTTCAAGATCTTGAACCGAATCTTTTAATCCCTGTACTTCTCTTCCTAAATCACTGACTTCAATAGCACGGGACACTTCTTCTTTAAGAATATCCAAAGTTTGTTGATCTACTCCTTTATTAGGAGACACAGCTGGTAGAGGTTTTGTAGAATCTATAGGAGCAGTTGCACTACCAGGAGTAGGAGGAGTAACAGGACTGCCAGCAGGAGAAGTAGGTCCTCCTGCTGGTTGATCCTTCTTTGCTTTCCCAATTGGAGGAATCTCAACAGCTTTTTTCTTAACAAGAGAAGCATTATTTATTTCAGGATATACTACATCCATAAAGTCTATCATCTCCTCTTTTCTATTTTTTGATTCCTCAGTCATGATTATGCTTGTCCAGCGCGTTTAGATGTAATAGTAACTTCATCAGCTGTTGTAGAGGTTGTGTAATCATAGAAAATCACATCACCCTCAGCTAAAGTAGTAAAGTCACCTTTGATCAATCTAATTCTATCTGATCCAAATAATGAAGCATAACTTCTTTGGTAGCTAACAGTAACAGCCTGACCAGCAGTAGGTGCAGATGCTAAACTTACTTCAACAGTACCAGTAACTTTATTTAAAATATTAATTAGACCAGCACTATCAGAATCACTTCCAAATAAAGCTGAGCATTCAGTATATTTATATGGTGAGTAAGATCCAGCACTTGTATAGAAATAGCCATCACCTAAAAGTGTTCCCATTCCTGTACTTGTAACGATCTTTAACCCAGTAGATGTTTCTAAAGAATAATCATAAATAGTTTTGCTTGTACCAGCAACTTTAAATGTTAATGATCCTTCTTCAACGATAGGTTGTAATGTTCCAGAAAATGTTTTTTCTGTATTATCTCCAGTACCTATTCCAGAATTCGTTAATGCAAGATCTTCTAGTAGTTTATATTCTTCAACAAGTGCTATTTCTTTTGTTTCTGATATAAACTTTATTGTACCCTTATATTCAGCCATAATTAATCTCCTTCACGGATAAGATGAGTTCTCATAAAATATTAAATAATCACAAAATATTTTAAGTGTATATTCATATGTATTTGTCTACTAATTTATTCAGTCTCTCGTCTAGTTCATAGAGTTTAACCTTATAGTCGATTGAGATTTGACGAGCTGTTTGATATATCTCAGTAAACATCTCTTTAAGTTTTGGCAGAGCTTCCTGATGTTTTTTATACAACTCTTCTCGTGTAAGATCTGCCTCATAAAAATATAAATCATTTAATAGTTCGCAACCTTCAGAAACAAAGAATTGAAATTTATCTTGTATAAATACAGAAAATGCTGCTTCAGTCATTTCATCAAAATGATTTTCTCTAAAAGAATGTCTAAATTTACTTAGCATTTCAGTTTGAACTTCTTTTAAAACTAATCTATAAGAAGCAAAACTAATACTACCAACTACTTTAACAATACCGTGTTCTTCGAGTGCTCTAATATAGATAGTTTGTAACATACCTCTAATTTGATCGCTTTTTTGTTCTGCATAATTCATCTGATCTCTTATTTGAGATACATGTTCAAGCATATATTTTTCATATTGTATTTTAGTAGACTCATTTAATAATACAACAACATCTGCTTTATGCGGACATGTTGCATGAGGTGACGATGGTTGTGCTTCAGTACTACCACCAATAACTAAATGGTTTTTTCCTAATCCGAATTTTAATCCCTTTTGTATAACAAAAACTGAAATTCTCAGTACATTAACTACAGAGTAAAGAACTCCTGCTATAGCAACAACAGAAAACACAATTTGAAACCACAAGGGTAGTGCACTCAACCACTCAAACATTCTATTATCCTCACTTTAACGATAGAGTGAAGAAAATAAGAATGATATATTTATTGTGTTTTCATTTTCTTGAAAATTAGTTACTTTTACTGTAACAGGATTTAGAGCATCTGTTCCTGGAAATTCTTTATGAAACACTTCAGAAAATACATCATATAAGTAGTCGAGTAAAAATTTACCATGTTCACTTTGTTTAAAAAAGTTTAATATGTTTCCATATTTTAACATAAGTAAATCCCAATCTGACTTACTTCTTTCTATGGAGCCGTCCATCTCAACAGATGCATCTAATACACTATCATCAACTTCTGAATCCACTTCTGGTCCATTACTGAAATTAATTTGTTCAATAAATAATTGTTCAATTGTATCCATTTCATCAGAATCTAATTCAATATTCTCTGCTGCATATATTTTAAGTAGCTCATCAACTGTTTTTATATTTTTTAATTCCATACTCATACCACCAAAAATAAAAATCCTACCATAGCACCAATAGCACAAAGAACTAAAATAAAAATGATATCATTTTTTGAAAACATCACTGAAGTTCCTCTGGTTTAGGAGGCATAGTCATGTATAACATCCTTGGACTTAATATCATCTCTATTTTTGTTTTTAGTAGATTCCAATTCATATAATCATCTTGTTGTAATATTTCTTCTAAATCAGAATATTCAGGATCATCTATTTGAACTTGTTCTATTGAAATAAGAAATTCTTGTGATTGTTGCACATAAAGTTCGGAAAAAATGATTATTCCAACACTTTTTCCTGTTTGCATATCAATAATTTGTCTGTTAAACAACTCTTCTTCATTAGCAAGTTTAACAAACTCTTCAAGATTCTTTGCTTCCTTATACATATTACTGACCAAAAGATAGATTATTCTCAATAAGAAGATGTGTTGTTGCAAGAGCGAAATTGTCTATAATTCTTTCTTCTTCTTCCTCATCTAAATCAATAGACATATTTAATTTAATTATATGAAAGATTTCATGAAACAGTGTATGCCAAACATCAGCAGGTTGTGAGTCTTTGTTACAGTAAATTCTTATTTTAGAAGAAACAAAATCTGCTTGACCAAACAAAATATCTTGATGATTTTTATCTACTTTGGATAAATCGTCAAAATACTCTACATCATAAATTTTAGAAAACAAACGTATTTTAGACGGAAGTTCATTTCTTTTTGTTACTTGTGTTTTTTTCACTTTGTTACATCCTTAGTTAATTTCAGTGAACAAAGACCTATCTACACCTATTGTAGACCTATTAACTAAGAAAATAATAAAAATGTAGAAATAATTTTAAGTGAAAGAAGATTAAGCTAATAAAACAAATTCAACAGTAGAAGATTCAATAAAATAGACAGATAAGTGCGTAATTGTATCTGCTATATACATGGAATCTGTAGATTTTAATGTTTTTGCACCGATAGCAGAAGAGCTCATAGTTATTCCTGGTCGTAAAGAAAAACGAATTGCTCCTGTTCCTACATTATCAATTAGTATATGTGAATAAGATTGATCTAATGTTATGTCAAAATATGTTATAGTGCTGTCAGCAAAATTTAAAGATATGGTTTCACCAGCAGTACCTGTAATAACATACAAAACAGTATTTGCTAAGGGTTCTGAAAAAGCAGGAGGTGTTCTAGGCATAATATCCTACTATAACGGAACATTTGTTCTGATGTTAAACCCTAACATAGATGTTAATGGCATAATTCCGCTATGTTGGATCATATTTAATGCAGTTCCGAAGATACCTGTTGCTTCATATGGAAGAGAACCAACACCAATACCAGCATGATTCGCAAAGTCCCATTTTACTAGTTCTTTTTCTTTTTGATAGCTAACAAGCAATCTATCCATCCAAGAAGCAACGTAATTAACTTTGTCATATGTAATCTGTAAGCCAGAATCACTTGTAGTAAAGTTAAGATCAACTTCAAGTATTCCCCAAGCAACTAATGCTCTTATCATAGCTCCCTGAACAAGAAGATCAGTAATACGATAAGGAATACCCACCGCGCTTTCTTTTAGATAAGGATTATTTATCTTATCAACATCTGATGATGTAAAATTCCAATAAAATTGTGTAGAAGGAGGATGAATATTAATCTCAATTAACGCACCCTCTATAAAACGCATAACTTCGCTAATCGAAAACTTTTTAGGATAACCTCCAGCCATAGAAACAACGCCACCATCACCGATTCCATCTATATCTTCAATAACAGTTCCTGGATTAGGTAATCTCTTTCTAACTAAGTCTATTCTATCTAATACATGTTTTAAAATTTGATATTCTGCTGATGAAACAACATAAAATAATTGCTTATCTAAAATAGAATAATCAGTTATGGATGGAGTATATTTAGGATAGAGTTCTGCATTTGATATTACAAAACCTACTCCATCCATACCTGTTGAAGTATACGTGGTTGCTCTCCACGCATAGTAGTCCTGCAGGGTTGTATAGCCTGTTGATGTATCGTAAACAACATACGTCATTACATCTTCAGCAAGAATTTCTTCTGTATAAAATGTAACTGTTGTAGTATCTTGGTAAGGTATATCAACAAGTCTTAACATATTTACCTACAGTAAATCTTTTTTCTTCTCATGCACGAACATTCTAATATCTTTATCTTGGACTGCACCGAGAATGTAATCTAATTCATCAACATCTAATCTTTCTGTATTGACCCATTGAATAAATTCAACAGGTGAAATTCCAAGATGGGGTTTATCTGAATAGCTAAGTCTTAATTTTTCTAGTTTAGCTTCTATAACAGGTCTAACTGGTTTTTGTGTTTTACCTTCACCAGTAGCTGCTTTCAATTCTGACATTACTTTAAACTGCTCTATTTTATCTTTGTTTCTTGCTTCTCTTTCTATTTCTTCTGCATATTCTTCGGGAGTAAGACGTTTTAAAAGTTTTTCTTGTCCGTAACCAGATAATGCAACACGAATGTCTCTAGACTTTTTAATTGTTTCTAAATCAGCAAGTTTCATTAAATCAATCACAGAGCCACGTGAAATTTTGTCCATGTCAATAACATCAGAAATAACAACATGCCCATTACTAATATTTTTAACATAGAATGTTTCATCACCATATTCATCTAAATATGAACGAGCTTGTTCAGGTTTGTTACTTCTAGAAATAGTATCATAGATACCTAATTTAGATTCAGCAGCAGCAATTCTATCTTTAAGGCTTCCTTGTTTATTACTAATTAGTTGCTCTTGCGGTGCCATTTGTGGATAGCTAGTTTCAAGAGTTTCTGTGTGATTAATATCACTTGAATCTGTAATTTTCATTTCTTGTGCTCTTTTAGTAGCTTTAATGATAAGTTGTTCTTTTTGTCGAAGAAGCTCTTGTTGCTCTGCTTCTTTTTGCATTTGAAACTTCCTCATTAAAGAGTCAGGATCTGTGGGAGTAACAACAGTTCTATCAAACTGTGGGTTCTTTAATTGTTCATCAATGTCCGGAATAAAGTCTTCTTTCATTTCATTTCTCCTATGTAGGATGTAATTTAATCTACTGTAAAAAATAGAATTTCATGGTTAAGGTTTAAGGAAATAAAAAAATTGCGGTACATTTGCATGTACCGCAATCGAGAAAAGTATATATTGCTTCAACCTAGCTTTATGCCATCCAAGAAGGCACAGTAGCGCTAGATTTGATAGCACATGCAATTGCTCTTGGGTTAAGAACAACCTGGCTGATTTGCTCAAGGAATAGCCATCCGTATGAAGGATAACCAAACACGAACTGGTCAGCAGGGAAGACGCTCAGCTCAACACGAACTGGCATAGCACCAAGATAACGTCCTTCAGTTACTGCAAAGATCATACCAGCAGGAACAGAAACGTTTTCAAGGCCTTGTTCGTCAACACCAGCAGTTACATATACATTAACGCCCCAGATCGAACCAAAGACACCTGTTAAGAGAAGATCTCTTGAAGTGATAGGATCGAAATCGATAGCGTTAACATTTTTCTTCAGGTCGCCAAGTTCTTGACGATTCATGAGGAATTTGTCAACTTGCAGACGATGTCTTTCAACTTCATACTGTAAAGTTTCAAGAACTGATTTCGACACTGTAGAAGTAACATTAATAATGTCATTCTCAAGTGCAGCAGCGCCATAAAGCGACTTCAGTCCCTGACGGTCTTCTGTCAGCATGATTTGGAAGGTCGTCTTGTCGTGTGTACGCTCAACAACGTCAAACTGTCTTTGAGCAATCTCGCTAACAGTAATTTTTGGTTGAGCAGTAACAAGAAACTCAGGAGGGAACACTCTGTTACCACGAACTTGGCTACCAATCGTTTGTCCGTCTTCGTTTGTCACGAGGGCAGTAACGTTGATATCTTTTTCGTAGCTATTAACTTGTCCCTGAGCTAAGTTGTGCGTACGGAATACCTGGCGGATGAAACCTTCATAGTCCAGACGGTCCAGGACAAGGGGAATCATCTCAGAACCGAAACGAAGTCTCTCCTCAGGAGAACCTGAAAGAGCGGCTTGTACGATTTGCTGTTTTTCTTCTTCAGTATAGTATGGTTTGTTATGAGCCACACGATACTTTTCTCTCATAGCAGCAAAATGCTGGAGTTGCGTAATAGCATCAGCTTTGCTGCTAGCATTAAGTTCACCACTAGCATTAAACAGTCTGGAACCGCTTCTTTGTGCACGACCATTCGTGTCAATTCCACCGTAAGCTTTGGGGTCAAGAAGATTCTCGTCATAAATACGAGAAGCAACTTTAGTAGCTTTTTCGCTGGCTGTTTTCTGCATTACTTCTTTCTTATTCATACCATCAGACCACATATTGCCCTACCTCCTTACACCAGATTCAATTTCACATGAAGCTCTGGGTCATCAGCAGTAGGAGCTTTTGTGATAAAACCGATTGCAGAACCAGCGCTAGTAGCTGTTAAGTAACCGGTAGCGTTTTTGTAAATATTTGCACCAAGTGTATAAGCTGTAGCAGATGTGGTGTCATAAGTAGTAGTAGCTACTTCACCAATTTCTTCTAACAGAGCTGCTTTTCCTGAACCAACAACTTGATTGATACCAGAAAGATCAACATCTTTATACTGATAGGTAACATAAACTGTATCAGTAGCACCAATAGCTACGCGAGTGATAGCACCTGAGGTAACATCAATCGTATAGTCTGTTGTTTCTGTTTTAGGTGTAGTTTGATCGTCAGCATATACAACATAAGAAGCTGCTTTTACATATGGTTTAACATAAACGATATTAGGAGCCGATACGTTTTCACCAAATGTATGCTCTTCTAAAACAACCGTGCGATAGAAGTAAGTAGTATTGTTCGTAAAGAACATACCAACAACTTTATCACTTGTAGCAGAAACAGTCTGGACCATTACTTTTCCATTAACTGTAGCGAGTTTAGCCATCTGGCCAGCAACGAAAGTAGCTGCAGGATCAACTTCTCTCCAACCTGTAACAGGCATGTTGGAAAGTCTACGAACTGCATTCACGATACCATTGCGTCCCAGAGGAGGAAGAATACCATTAGACATAAAATGTCCTCCTTAAAATTACTTACCGCTTCTCATTTCGGCGTACGTTTGACGCCAGAAACGGGCATACTTATCATCGTCTTTACTGACTTGAGATCCACGAAGAGCAACCGATGCTTTATCGCTTGCTGTTTTAACTTTGGGTTCAATTTCTTCAGCTACTTTTACAGAAGCGTCAAATTCACCCGAATATTTTTTCGTAAAAGATGCTACTTTTAAAAACTCAGGCATATCTTGTTTAGCTAATGTATCAAAAGCTTCTTTAACAACTTCCATCTGGCTTTGTTCGAAACTATCGATATAAGCATTATGCACTAAAGCTTCAGCAGCTTCTTTTTCGATTCCAAACTCAACTATGTTTTTAACCATAGCTTCTTTCAAAGGATTAGAAATAAGTCCTTTGAGTTGCTGAACAGAAGCAATTTCCATTGCAAGTCTCATCTTAGCAACTGTTTCTTCAATTTCAGTTTTTCTAAGTTCAGCAGCTTGCTTCAGAGTAATTGTTTTTTCTCCAGCAGCTTTGTTAAAAGGTTTAGAAATGTCCATTCCAGGATCTTTGGGTTTTCCACCACCAGACTCACGTCCTTGACCAAGGAACTTTTCTTTCTTATCTTTTGTCATCTCTCCAGATTTCATATCTGAATTGATTTCACTTGCTTGCTCGCCTGCATTAGTAGCATTAATATCATTAAATTGATATTCTTTAGGCTGCTTAAAAGGATACAGATTTGCTTGTTTACGAGCCTCAGCTAACTTAGCCATACGTTGCTTGATTTTATCAAGAACTTGTGCTTTAGCTTCCATAGTAGCACTCATAGGATCACCACCTTCTCCACCGCTCATTGGAGCATTTTTAGGTTCTTTAGATGCAGGATCACCTGCAACTGGAAGAGTAACTTTATCTCCGCCTTCAGCAGCATCCATAGCAGTTTTTGTTCCCTGTGTAGATGAAGCAGCTTTAGGAGCTTCAGGTTTTTCTTCTTTCTCAGGTTTTTCTTCTTTCTCTTCACCTTTTTCTTCTAAGCCTTTAGGAGCTTCAGGTTTTCCTTCTTCTCCTTCAGGTTTCCCCATAGAAGGTTTAGGAGCAGGTTTAGGAGCAGGTTTAGGTCCACCGCCACCGCCAATGCCAGAAAGCATGTCAAGGCCTTTGCCTTTTTCTTTCTTAGCTTTGTCGATCATCATATCGCTTTTGATAGCTGAGTCAGCGTCAAGTTTAGCACCGCCTCTTTCTCCAACAAAGGATTTGAGGTTTTCAGAAAGCTTATCAAGAGCATCTTTTAATTTTGAAACTAAAGAAGGAATATCATCGACACCCATGTCCATGTCCATTCCCATTCCCATATCTTCTTTAGCTTCGCCTAATCCAAGGCCTTCTCCAAGAGCGTCAAATCCAGCTTTCTTTACATAAGCATTAGCTAATGCTGTTCTTGCTTGTGCTACGCTATCTACAGCGTATGATAACTGGTTGAGAGAGTCAGTGATATTAATACCTGGCTCAATCGCACCGTTATTCACGAGTATTTCTTTTGACATACTAGTTCTCCTACTTGAATCGTTTCCAGATTCTTGTGATAATGGTTCTAAGTTCTTGTCTTCTTGCTCCTCTTGTGTTGGAGATTTTGTAAGAAGATCATTAAAAAAATTCATTATCTCTTTTTCTTCTCTAGAAGGTAAAAGTTCTTTAAGGCGATCAACACGCCATCCTTTTTCGTCAACCAGTCTATTGACTAAAGTTTCAAGATCTATGTCTTTTAACGAGACATTTGCTTTCCTTATATCTTGACTTGATTGACTTTCTTTGTTAGTAATGAGTATATCTTCTATATCTTTTTTCAACCTTTCGGTTGATCTCTCATTCAATATTTCTTCTGGTGTTTTTTGTGGGCCCATTGGGACTGGTGGTTTTTTACCACCACCAGGAGCAGGCGGTGCTGCACCACCTCCGCCACCCCCTCCACCTAAATCAGGCATTGGTGCTTTTGGTGGCTGTCCTGGTTGCCCAGGTGTTTTACCCATATTGTTAACACCAGTAGCATCCTTTCCTTCTCCTACTGGAGTATGAAGGTTGGGTACTTGTGTAGGTGTCTGACTTCCTGGCCCTTCGGTCGGCGGAGTAATAATATCTTCGGGCATGCTCTCCCCATCTTATTATATGCTAGCAAACAGAATTATAGTATTTTCTACTATAAATTTAAGGATAAAATTATTCTTCTTTTAACACATCAAACAATGTAGGACTATTTCCCGATGTGCTACCTGCAGGTTTTACAGGCTTACTCATTTCTGGCTTACCCATTTCAGGTTTAGCTTCTTCTGGTTTTTTAGGTTTTGTCTTTTTAAGATCTGGAACTTTTATATTCTCTTTAGCAATTTCTTCAGAACCATCTTCTTTTTCGTTTATAATAATTGTAGTAGCTAATTTTTTAAGAGCAAATATAGCATTATCAAGTGCTTGTTTTCTTAATTGATTATCAATATTATGCCCAACAAATTTACCAGTTTTAATTATTCTTTCTGCATCACTGTGAATAGCTTGTTTTAATAAATCCTTATATTCATTATTAATAGCTAAAGATTTTTCCCATTTATCATATACACTTGATAATTTGTTTATACCACTATAATTAGCAACATATTTCCAAAAACTATTAGCGTACTCGGAAAACTTTTCTTTATTTGTATCAATATCATGTAAAATAGATGCATATTGAGAAATAATTGCTTCTGCTTCGTTCTTAACATCAGTTTCACTAACTTCTTTTGCTATTTCTTCTAATTCTGGAGTTTTGCTTAAGATTTGACTAACATCATATGGAGTGCCTTGCATTCCAACTTGATGAACAAGCTTATCCGCTTCAAACGAAGCTGCTTTTAAAATAACATCTTCTCCAGGTAATCCTGATCCAATATAAACTTGTTTTAACTTTTCTACTACTTGATTTATTTGTTCTTGAGTAGCTCCTTCTGTTAGAGCTATTGGGCGAACTACATCCATAAGCCATTCTTTAGTTTCATTATATTCATTATGTCCCTGTTCTTCTGGTGTACTATAGTCAGTTTCTGGATTAGAAGAAAAATATTCAACTAATCTGTCCTTTATTTGATTAACAAACTCATCTATATTAAAAGGTTCACCCGAAGGGGCAGACGTTTGTACAGCAGGAACAGTTGCTTGACCAGGAATACCTGGAGTAATTTCTGCAGCACGAAACTTTCTATCGGTAGCGGGTTCTTTTAGATATGTAACCAAGTTACTAATCTTAGCTGCTTTTTCAAGAAGTATTTGATCAATATCCATTGTATCTGCCCCTAATTTAGTTACTAATTCTTCAAATGCTTTAGTATACCCTTGCTCATTTGGAGTTTTCCAGGTAATGTGTAATCTTATTTCATTCTCAAATGCTTTATCAGTATGATATCTTTCTTTATGACTTTTTATTAAATCATGAACTTCTTTTTTAGTTCTTACAAATACCTCATCGGTTTTTTGACCAAAATCAAAAACTTCAACAGAATAACCTTGACCAAACTGAGAGCCTGGGGCTAACTTTTTTATTATAAGTTCTGTCCCCTGACCAGCAGTGTTAGGATCTCTACCAGCAAGTTTAATCATACTAATGCTTCTAATCTCGATATAACTTTATCTAATTGTCCAGCAAGTCTACGTTTTTCTTGTGTTGTATTTGCTTTAGATATCATTCTATAAACAGTATCTATAATTTCTGTTTCATACATTCCATTCTCTTCAGCTACTTTTAGTAATCTACCGGGAATGATTTCAGAAACAGCATCAATTACATAAGCTTTAGGGGCAGCAGGAGAAGATACAACTGATAGTTCAAAGAAATCTACACCACGAAGAAGTTCAGCAACTTTTTTACCTTCTTTTCTTCTGCCACGTGAAAACTTTAAACATTCACAAATATCAGCTTCTCTTAATAACTCTCTTCCACAACAAGTACAAACAGAATGTGTAATTGAACATCCCATAGAAACAGGAACACGTGTAGGATATTTTACTAAATCTCTTGAAATGTGAGGCGCTTTTATTTTATCAATACCAAATAATGTAGTAACATGCATATCTTCATATGGATTTTTAATAAAAACAGAATCAAATACAAGCCCAATAGAATTTTCTATTCTATCGGATTCATGATTTTTATACATTCCTGCTTTTCTAAAAGTTAAATATCTTGCGATTCCTTTGTCTTGATGAATTTCATCAAGTTCTGTTAAATCAAAATAATCAGAATTTTTATTTACTGCATGTTCCCATAAGCTGGATTTATTCATTTTACCATAATAGTCACCAGCATCTAACGCGCGAGTTGTAGCATAGACATAATCTTCTACAGCTTTAGATATAATCATTTCATCTCTTTTATCATCAATGAGAGAAGCGATTTTTTCCTTATCCTTAGAGCTAAATTCTTTAAACTCTCTAGGTTTAAGCTGCTTCAAATACATATTATCTCTTTCCACAACTTTCTCCTCAAGTAAAACAACTTTAAAATAAAAATAAGATTACTATTCTAATTTTAAGTAAGTTTCGTGATTTCTGCTAGTAATGATTCTACATCACTTAGTAAAGTAGCGGGGTCATCGCAAGTAACAACAGCAGTTTCAAAGCACTCATCAAGTAGCTCATTCGCATCAGTAAATTCTAATGATGTTTCTAACAACAAATTATTGATAGAATCTACTTTACTAAATTCTTCAGGTTGTAAACCTTCAGGAAATGCTTTATAATATAAAGTTTCTGCATGCTCTTGATCTAAATCAAATTTCTTAGAAATGAAGTCAAGTATTTCATACTTGTCATTTCCTTCTTGTAATCTTATCCAAACAATAATTTCTTTCTCTTTATGTGTTGGAATATAAGAAAATTTATTCAACATCTTTATTTTTGCTTTTCCACTCAATAATTATTTTTGTACCATTATCAAGCACAACTTCTTTCTTATGTTGATATTCACCACAACTACAACTTTTCATAAATAAAGCAGTACCAATAATAGCAACAACAATAAGAACGATAACTTTAGTTCTGTCAGAATAAAAAATACTCATCGCCTATAACTCCTGTTATTCATTATTTTTTAAATCATCTTTAGGTTCTTCTATTGGTTTATAAAGTTCTATTTGAAATCTCTTTATAATTTCTTTTTTCTTATTGTACCACATAATTACATATGTATTCTTTAAAATAGGATGCGGTGTAAAAATGATACGATTACTTTTTTCTGCATCATATATTTCACTTAATCTATAAGCATTATCAGCTAATTCATAGTATTCTGCAGCTGGTAGTGTATCTGCTAATTCAGTACCGTAATAAATACTCACCATCTGCGGTTTAAATTGATTATCTTTTACTTGAATAACCCCGCATGATAAAAACAATAAACTCAAAATAATTATGCAAGGTTTCATACAATCACCTTAATCCTTTTGTTCCTCTTGAGGAAGATCTTTCTCTTCAGAAGCAATTTTTTTATTTACTTCAATTTTAGCTAAATGAAGTTTTCTTTTAATCAATTCTTTATACATTTACACTATCTCTTCATCTTTAACAGCACTAGTTAGTTCATTATGATATATTTCTGCAAAAGCAATCATAGCTTCTTGTGTTTGTTGATAAAGCTTAGGTATTAAATCTAATGCAGCATAACAAGATTTTTTAGAGAAATCAATTAAATCATTTTCAAAACCTGAAACAGCATTTTGTATCAAAGAACCCAGTTCAACTTGAGTATCTTTTAATGCAAGTAAAGGATCATATTTCTCATCTGCTTTTTTCTTGGTTCCCATACTTTCTTCTCCAAGACTATAATCTCTTTTATCTTCAGTTTTAATATATTCTGAAGTTCCTTGCATAGATTTCATGCCAGAATCACTATTAGTCATCTGTATAGGTGATTGATTAGAAGACTTTGGTCCGTTATCAGGTTCTTCTGTTTGACTTATTTCTGCTTTTTTAAACATAATTCAAACAATAAATGTTTAGACCTGAGGAAGCAGTCCCACCCAATCCTTTAACAACTAAAAATGATGGAGGTGGATCTATTTTATCAACACCTAGAATATCTCTATGATTAAATGTATCTCCGCTACCAATAGCGATACCTCTAAAATTTGTATCGCTAGCAAGATATTCTTTTAATTCTTGTCTTGTGATAAAGTTAACTTCAATAGTTACACCACTATTGTTTTTAAAATAAAAACCTTGTGGTCTTGCTCCGATATCAGTTGCTCCTGTAGATGACTCTACAATTTCACAGTTATACAATGTAGCTGTACCTGCTGTAAGTCCTGTTGAAGATATTGTTATAAGTTTATTTTTCATTCTTAATCTCCCTATACTAAATTCTCGTATGCTTTAAGTAAATCTTCATTAAGTGTTTGTGGATAGTCAATCCACTTTCTAAATCCTTCTTTAAATCTTTGTAATTCATCTTGGAAATCTTTATTTAAGCAATGTCCTGAAGGATCCCAAACTCTACCATGAATCAATTTAGAGTCTACTTGTCCTCTTTTTATTGTATCTTCTGCTAAAGTAAATCCTTCTACTTGATTGTTATTTCCGTAAACAATATCTAGCATACCAAGAAGTCGATATGTTTCTAACTCTTCTCTATTAAGATCATAACTTGGTTGTCTAAATGCTTTTCTAATTTGTTTTTCAGCATCATCAGTTAAGAAATCACAATGTCTAATAAATAGTGAAGCCAATGATTCGTTTTCTTGTGCAACCCATCTTGATACATATAATGATGAACCTATAATAGAGAAAGGAATGTATCCTCTATGCTTCATCTTTTCTTGTTGCAATCTAGAACTAATCATTAGATTACGAAGATTCTGTCCATTCTCATCATTAGGAATGTTTGTTAATTCTTCTGCTATTTTAGCTTTTTGTGATTCTTCCCATTCTTTCATATCAATAATGTCTTTTACAAAGACAATTTGATTGAATTTATTCTTTCTTGGCATCGAACATATTTTAGAAAATAGTCTTTTTGTTGCTTCTATTAAATCAATTGGACAATCAATTACTTTAATATCCTCTACATAAAAGTCTCGATATCTTTGAACTTGACTATCTAATTGATTACCAAAATCTTCATCAGCCCCTTCAGTAGCAGGTGAAGCAAGACAAATTTCTAATCCTGGTGATAATAGGAAGCTAACATTTCTACCTTTATTTAGTAATTCTTCAGTAGGAAATACTTCGCCATCTTTACCATATACGTTTTCTATCTTTACATTATAGATGCCTTGTTCATTATATCCTTTGAATTGACCGAAGCAGAAAGCACTTATACCTATTCCTTTTATGTGAGATGCAAATTTTTCTGATCCTGTGCTAATAGCTTGATGTATCCAGTTTTCAATATCATTACAAACAACTAAGTCACTATATCCTTTAAAATCTTTTTGCTGAGAGTATGGAATAAATCCTGTTCTACCGTATGCATACAATTTACCTTGCATGTATAATTTAACAAGAACTTCTTGTAAATTATCAAAACTAGCTTCTTTAGTAGATAAACTAGCTAGTTTATGTAATAGCATTGTTACTGGTCCTGGAATTTGTTCTGATTTTAAATTCCTACTCCATACTTCATTATCAATATTATCAACAAAACTAGATGTAGCTAATTCACTTTCCGCTTCTCGTTTAAATACTTCATCAACATGTAAATAAGTAGCTTTTGAATTATCTCTAGGAAGAATGGTTTTGCGCTCTTCTACCAACTCATTATCAACTAATTGTGTTTGTTGATCTTTTCCTTTCTTAGTTTTCCAGAAGGGCAGTTTAGATAATGCTTGAGCCATTCCAGGCATACCAACAGAAGGTGCTGGTGGCTGTATATATACACCAATCCTTTCTTCAAGCTGTTGTTGATGTTTCTTTCTAACTAATTCATCCTCAAGATCAAGACCCATTGATTGCATTAGTGTTAATGCTGATAAAGGACCTTTACCCTGAGCATATACGTTATTCATAAAAGTTAAGAATGCTTGATCATCTCGCATCATTAACTTCTTATGCCAAACTAATTTAGGAAGGATAAGTCTTTCTTGGAGTTCTTTTCCTTCTCTTTTTACTCTAAATTGTCCTGTAATCTCTCTTTTATCTCTACGATACCATTCGTTTCTTTCAGCCATTACTTTAAAGAATTTATTTTGAATCCATCTTACTTCAAATAAATCCCTTTTAGCACGATAACGAGCAAGTTGTGTTTGTAATCCTACGTTAGCAGAAGCATATGTAGTCTCACCTGTCATAAATTGCTGGCTAACACCAAGAGCAATCATTTTTTTACGATTGATCTCATCCCATTCACGGTCAAGTTTCATTACTTTATCAGCAACAGTGACATAATCTACATTAAGAGCATAATGGTAAATTAAAGCAAAGTTAGGATCAAATGTTGCTTGCTGTAGCATTTGAGCTAAAGCAGTTTGGTGAGATTCATTAGGAATCCAACCTTTCTGGGGATCACCAAGTTTAAATATCTTTAATGGATAAATAAAGTTATCAGCGATAGTTATTTGAGATTCACGTAACTTGTCTTCATACATAAGTAATCTAAACAAACGATCTATGATAGATGTGCCACGAAGATCGTAAGGATTACTTCTACGTGCAATATGTGTAACTTCTTCAGAATCAAGAATAATATTCTTTCCAGAAAGAACACGACGAATAATTTCTTGAGGTAACCTTCTTTTTAATTCTTGATCTTGAGGTTTAGTAGAATTTACTAAGTGTTTAAGTTCATCATCAGGAAGTAATTCAATAGAATATTCTTGATCAGCAAAAGGACTAGCAGATAATTCTACGAAATCAGGATTATGAATAATAATGTGTTTCCACATTCCTTTTTCATTATCCCAAGGTGTATTAATAAATACTTCACCAATTTTAAGATATTCTAAGTCAATAAGAGGAAGCATAGAAAAGAACTGTGTTGCATCAATACAATCTTCTAAAGCTTGTTTAATCATGTTATCATCACACATAATCTCAGCTTTAGAATAAGGAAGCTCAGCATGTAAATCTAAAACAGCTCCTACAACTTCATCATGATCATAGAACCATCTACGCCATCTATTCTTTTGTTTAATACTTCTAGGAAGATAAATAGCGGTTGTAGTAACTTCTGGATCGTAAAAACGTCTAGAAGAGTTTCTAAGGATGTTAAGTCCACCGCTAGCCATACTGCTTGATAATCCAAGAGCAGCTAAACTAGAAAGACTAGAGCTTGTTGAAGCGCCAGTTTTATCTTCCCTTTCTGCATATACACTGGACCTACCAGTTATAGATCCAGGTAAAAGGTTTTGGAAATTATCGTAGTTAGATTGTCGTTTCTTTGACATAAAGCTCCATTAAGGCTTCATATATTAGTCGTATTGAGTCCTTGAACCGGTTGCACTGTCTGTTGAAATTCATCTGCTGGTACATACGCTGAACCTGAAGGACTAGCAGTACTATCAATTTGTACAATGCTTTGTCCTTCTGGTGTTTGTATTACATCTTCCACTTTATAAGGTGTTTTAGTCGCAGGATCAATGTATGTTTGACCTACTGTAGGGCCACCACCAACAGGCATCTGTGGACTAGCAATAGCTTGCTTAATAGGTTTAGCAAGTTTAAGTATAAGTATATCATCTACTACTTGATATCCTAACACATTTCCATACTGACCTGATTGTTTTATCAGGTCAGATATGGAAGCATCTTTAGTAAGAGGAATACTTATGAGTTTAGAATTTATAATCATTTTTATTTATTGTATTGAACGAATTTAGCAATTCCTGAATGAGCTAAAGCATACAAGTCCTCTAAAGACATATTATTACTCATATTATCAAAAAAGTCTGATAAGCCTTCGGTAATTTTTTCATCTATTGTTTGGTAAGCTTCATGTGGATCTACTCCCTCTTGTTCTGCCATCATAATTTCATGTGCTAAATCTTCAAAATCATACCCAATAGTTCTCTTAAGTTCTTGTTCCATTTGAAGAAGAATATTTTCAGTATCTGCTGCTTTCTTAAATTCAATGATTCCCTTTTCTTTACTAAGAGATATAGAAGCGATTTTAACATTGTCAATTTTATTTGCTTCTGCAATTTTACTTACTACATCTTCTAATTGCTTATATGCATTAGTTTCCGCTGTAACAACAAGTGTTTTTGAATTAAGTTTCATACTGGCTCCTTTAAAACTATATTGATCATCCATAGCAGATTGACCACCTTGGAGATTGCCTAATTGCTGAGTAATAATATCTAACTGTTCTTTAATATTATATTCACTAGGTGTATCCATTTTTACTGTTTGTAGATCTTCTTCTAATTGTTCTTTAAGATTCATTAGTTCTTGATATGATGCTGTTCCATTATAAAGTTTTTCTTCAAGATAGGGATCGCTTGCTGATTTTGTTCTCATGAATGCTTTCATACGTCCATAATTAAATTTATCCCTTTCTTTTCTGGCGTCCTCATCTTCCTCTTCCATAGCTAACTTAGTATCCATTATATCGCCTTCTTGATTTCGTACTGTTTCTTCAAATTCCTTTTGATCTAATCCATATACTGTAGCATCAAAAGACTGGATATCAGCTAGTTGTCCGTCGGGACCTAATATTTGGTAATCAACATTCCAAGCAGGTTCACCTGTTTCATGAGGTTCATTAGGCCAATGGCTAACTTTAATATCTACAATATCAAAAACAATTTCTCCATCTGGATTATTAGGATCATTAAAATAAATATGGTAATCATTCATACTTGCCTCTTTATGCGCATGCATTTGTTGTAAATGTTTTTTAGCTGCTTCTTCAGTACTATGAGAGGATAAAACTTTACCTGTCTCATGATCTTTAATAACCCACTCTGCTTTATTACCTTCGGAATCTTTATGTCCTTTTAAATGAGCTACAAAACCAAATCTTTTTTCTTTTTCATTATTAGCTCTAAAAGTTTTTCTTCCTTCTGGTATGTTAATAACTTTTCCTTTTTCAGATTCAGGTATAGAAGAAGGTTTAGGATCAGGTAACCTTTTATAATCATCAACAGGATCAGCAGCACCACCTCCGCCACCACCCATATAAGATCCAGACCAAATTGGCTTAGCTTCTTCTTGTAATCTTTCTTTCACAGCAGAAGCATCAGTAAGTTGTCTTCTTTGACTATCTAGTTCCTTCATTCTTTGTTCAAGTTTACTTCTAGTTTCAGCATCTGCCCAATACATATCTTTTGTAATTTGATTCATTTCTTCAATAATAGAAGTTAGGTTTTGTACGTTTTCAGGATTAACTTCTTTCATAAACTCATCAAACGTACTAAATTTGCTCCAAAACTTAGTCATGCTGCTCTCCTTATCCCACCCACCTTTGGGTGAAGCTCCCCAACCCCAACCTGTATAGTCTGTATATGAGCCAGACCAAATTGGTTTTGCATCTTCTTTTAATTTAGATGAAACTGCTGATGTGTCAAGCAATTCTTTTCTTCTTTGATCTAAAGCGTTAAGTTCTTTTTGTAATTCTTCTCTTTTGTCAGGTTCAAGAACTAACATATGATTGCTAATCTGTTTCATTCTTTTAAGAATTTTTTCTAATTCTTGTTTATTTTCAGGTGTACTTTGTTGTAAAAAATCTTCGTATGAACTATATCTGGACCAAATATTTCTTTTATTAGCAGCTTTAATAGTTTCAATAACAGGTTCAATTTTTGAAAAATCAAAATTCGGATAAGAATTTTGAAGTTCATTTGATGCTTGATCAATTGCAAGATCAATAATGTCATCAGCATCTTCCCAGCTAACACCTTCTGTAACAAAAAAATCTTTTGCTTTTGCAATTGATTTTGATAAATCAGGTAAATAACTTTCTAAATCTTCTTTGCTTGATAACCCATAGTTAACAATTAACATTGTTAACTCATTTAAATATTTTACTACTTCTGGCTTATAATTTAAGATTTGTTCAATAGAGGCTTTCTTCATCTCTTTTTCCATGGGAATTAAATAATCCTTATAATAATTAGCTTCACCAGTAGCATCTATTGTTTCTTTTTCATGGTCAAGAGCAATGTCTTTATAAACTTCTTCTAGCTCATGAGGAGTAGGTGCTTGTTCACCTAAATTTTCATACATCTCTTGAACAGTATCTTTATGCTCAGATTCTATTTTCATTCCTTCATGCAATTCTTCTTTATTAGTTAATTCCTCTACTTCAGATTCAGTAAGCATTCTAGCTACTTTAACAGCAGAGGAATCATTAGATTCAACTAAAAAATCAAATAACGTTCTTTGTTCTTCTTCTGTAGCTAATTCTGGCTCATGTCCAATAAGATCAAGTATACGAGCAACAGTATTAAACATTCTTGTCATTTGTTTACTAATACCATGAGACTTTGTATATTCAATCATATTAAGATAGAGTTTATAAAAAGATTCACATTCACTTTTGAAGTCTTCAAAAGAAATGTTACCATTAAGTTCAACTGCTTTATAAATTTCCTCAGCTTGTCTAGGATATTCTAGTGTTTGAATAATTTCAAGCCAAGGTTGGAGTTGCGCGTATTTATTCATTCTAATCACCGTTTCAACTAATTGTTGAATAAGGAATTTTATCTTTATGGAGTTCTTGATATCTTCCTAATCCAGGTGTGCCTAATTCTTCTTCATTTATACTATCGTTAGTTTCAGTGTCTATAGTACTTAAACTATTTTTACAACTCATGTCACCGTATTCAGTAGCATATTTAGAAAAGTCTTCATAACACTTAAAAAATCTAAAAGAAGAAGTTCTTTGTCCTGTTGGTTCAGAAACTAATTCAACTTCTTCTCCTCTATTTCCAGTAACAGGTTTTATATCTTCAGAAGAAGATTGAGGAGTCATAAAAGGATGAGATGTATTATCATCTGCCTTTTTAACTAACTCCTCAAAGCTTCTTATAGTAGAAAATAATATCATTATTGTTTAACGTTATTAATCATTTCTTGTAACATAGAAGAAAGTCCTTCTTCCCCTACACCAGGAGGTGTTTTAAAAGCTGTACCTGAGTACATGGTATGATCAAAAATAACTGAACCATCATCTAATATATAAATAAATAATCCATCGCTTCCTCCTGGAACAGGGAACTCAATTGAGTAGTCATATTCACCTGATTTTTTACCTGAGTTATTTAAAGCGAGTAAAAATCCTTTTTCATCAACTTGTTTTGTACCTTGAGGAAAATAATTAACATTAAATACTCGAGTTTCCTGTTCTTCAGAAAATTCCATATCTTCTATTTGTGTTATTAAACTTGATATATTTTGATTAGCTACTATTTTAAGTAACTGATCCAATTTTTTAATTTTAGCAAGTCTAATTTCTTGATTTTCAGAGGCTACTCTTTCACCATGAAGGCCAAGAACATCTTTAGCTGTTTCAAAAACTTCACGAACAAGAGCTAATTCTTCATCTTCTGAATAGTCCATAGTTTCATGCATTTCCACAAGCTGTTTAGCTGTGTTGTAGATTTCATCAAGTTTAGAGATTTCTTCATCTTCACTATAGCCTTCATCGTCAAAGAAATCCATTAACATATCATCGAGGGCTTTCTTCAACTCAAATGCTTTTTTAGTGTCCATTTTATTTTCCTTCTCAACTTTTTTATTGTACTTACCAGCTAAATCTTCTTCATTATATGTCTTTTTAAAAAGTTCATTTTTCTTTTTATCCTTTTCTAAAGATTTAGCAACTCTGTTATAATGATTTAAATTGCTTGCTTCAATTCTATTAAATAGAATTTGTATGTGAGAAGCAATTCTATGCAATCTCTGTTCTTTTGTTTCTTCTGAGCTAGATTTTGATAAATTATAATGTACAACAGTTTTAAATTTACCAGTAGGGTTACCATCTGAATCTAACAACTCAACAATAGCCCAAGGTACATCTAAATCCCATTCACTTTTAGCTATTTCTTCGGCTTGTTGTGGTTTGTATCCTTCATTTTTTAACTCTTCTATTGCATCAGGTAACAATGACCATTTAACTTCAGGATCTTCTTTGAGTACTAATTTTTTTACAACACCATATTCAACTGGATCTTTTTTTGTATCTTCTGGATCTTCTAAATGGGAAGATCCTGTAAAATCACCTATTAAATCTACATAGTCACCAGGTCGTATTTGATTTCCTGCTACATCTTCTGCTTCATCAACCTCTTCACCTTCAATAGGTTTCCATTTTTCTGGTTGTTTACCTTGCCCATAAGGAACTTCTTTGAATGGTTCAAACATGTCATGAGAAATATCAAATTCTTTTTTTATCTGTTCTTTAGCTTCTTCAGGTGAATATCCTTCATTTATTAAATCTTTATATACATCACGTATAATATTATTTCTTCTTTCTTCCATTTCTGGTATAACTTCAGCTTTACCTGGTACTGCAAAAAATTGATGGTCTTCATTATATGCAGCAGCATATTTATTTGTAATACTATTCATAAGAGCAGTTTGATCAATTTCTGATAATCCTAAATTTCCTAATTCTTCTTGAACAGCAGCGATGGCTTCTTCTTTTGTTCCACCATTTTGAGTAACATTAGAATAAACATCCTCTAGATATCTTTCTTCAAGTCTAGTGCCTAGATTTTCTTTTTTATACCCAAGACCTTGAACAAAATCTTGTACTTCTTTAATATATGCAGGAAGGTCATACATATCTACAAAATCTAAAAGAAATTCTTGTACATCTTCTAAACTAAATTTTTGGAAAGCGGGATTAGATAAATCCTCTTCTTTACCATAACCAAAAGAATTAAGAAAATCGTTTGCTAATTCTTCACTATTATATTTAAGTCCTAATGAAAGAGCAAAATCTTGTAAAAATTCTTTTATATCAGCTAAATCAAATGTATTCATACTTATCCTCTCGATTTTTCTTGCTTTCTTAGAACAAGTGAATTTGAATTTTGGTTATACATTTCACTAGAAACTTCTTTAGCAACACGAAGGATAACATCTACTGAATTATCATGATTTAATAAGCACTTTTCAGCTATGAAAATTTCTGCTTGAGGATATTTCTCTTTGTAATAATGAGCTGCTGCAGTTTCAAATGGTCCGTCTGTAATAAGACCCTTCTTACCAATACCTTTAAAAGATGTTCTGACATATCTAAGAAGGTTGAGATCAGCTAAGTCTTCCATGCTAAATCTAACTAAACCTTTCTTTGAATTTATTTGGCTAACTTCTGGCATAATAATCACACTCCACTTGTGTGGGAATTAAATGAGTTCTAGTAAAAATTAGAATAACTAGGGAAAGATTTAGGCGAAAAAACACACACACTTAATATTATTTTAATAAATTGTTTCTGAGTGCGAAGCACTCTTTTATTCTAGGAGAAGTGAGAATTCCTCTTTAGTGAGCGAAGCTCATACATTAGGTTATATATGGTTATATATTGTTATAATAAGTTATATATAATTGATACCATGTCAAGTGGGTCACATGAAGAGTTCAAGTGGGTCACATGGGGGTACTCAAGTGGGTCACATAGGACTTTCAAGTGGGTCACATAGCACTTTCTAAACGGGGATGAGCGTCAGACCCTATCAAGTGGGTCACATGTAAATTAAAGTAATTTTGCTAGATTTCTCTCAGAATTACATATAATATTGTAATGAGTTAAAAATAAAACTATGAAAGTACTACAACCACAGTTTAAACAGTTTTGTATTGACAAAGTAGGACAAGAGTGTGCAGAAAAGATTTATTCTTTCTACAAATCTCTTAGTACTAAGCAGCAAGGAAAGACAGATAAATTTCTTAATCTCTCAGAAAGACGAGAAAGAAGTTTAACCTTTCTTTTAGAAAATTATGGAATAGACAATATTCTAGAAACGATTGACATCTTTAATAAGAAAGCGGAATCTGGTGAGCTTACAGTTAATACTATTCCTTATTTTAATAAGATGGTTGAAAATCACTCAATACAAAAGAATAAAAAACCTGTTCCAAGAACGAATCCTATATTCTTTAAAACTATTACAACTACAATTATTCCAGTTAGAAAAAGAAGTTCAGAGATTAATACCTATGAGATTGATTTATTTAATTGGGTATATGAATGTTCTCAGTGTAAAGCAGAATTTACAGGTTGGGATGAACATTGTCCAAAATGCAATTTAACTATAGATTGGGATCACTACAATGATAAAAATTCTGAAAAGTAAAGAGTATAAGTTGTATAAAGAGCTTCAAGATAAAGTAAACTCTCTTCTTAACTGTTCCACTTTATCTACTTCACTAGATTTAACTATACTGAAATTAGATGCTTACATGCAAAAAGAAAAACGTGAAAAAGTCTTCAGTTTACGTAAATCAGACATTAGGATTGATTAATGATTTTATTTTTCAGTGATTTACACATGGGGATTCGCTCCTACAGTCAGCAGTTAAGTAATGGATTATTTACTGCAGAAGAGGAAGCTAGAATTGCTTTAGAATATATTTGTAAACGAGCATATAGTTCTGATATAGACGCAGTTATTTTTGGAGGAGATTGGTTTCATACAAATCAACCTACTGCAGAGAATATTAAAGACAGTATTTATTGGATAAAGAAATTTGATTCAATAGGAAAACCTTTCTTTCTCATTCCTGGAAATCACGATAGTTCAATGTACTCTAACGGTATGTCCTGGATTAATTCACTTGCGCTTGCTAATACACATCTTATTACCTACTCTCCTTTTTCTTATAGATGGAAAGATTGGGATGTAAAGTTTGTTCCTTATAGTTACAGTAAGACAATGAGAGATAAAGAAGAAGATGTTTATTCAGCGATTGAAAATACTATTTCAACATCTTCAGATAAAACGATTATTGTAGGACATATTCAAGAAGTTACAGCTAAAATTGGTTCTGAATCAATAATGATTTCTAAAGGTGTTGATATTATTGATATGGATACAATTCATATTAAAAATGATATTGTGTTACTTCTTGGTCATATTCATAAACATCAAGTATATAAGAAAGGAAAAGCTACTGTTTGTTATCCTGGTAATTGTTTTTATCATGATCTGTCTGATGCTAATCAACAAAAAGGTTTTATTTTATTTGATGAAAATAAGGAAATTACCTTTGAAGCAATTCCTACTATTAGAAAATTTATAACTATTCATATATCTAAGGATATGGATCTTGATACTTTAATTTCTAAAAGGAGATTAGTATCAGGAACTGTTGTATTTATTTCAACAGATTTTGAACGCAATGTAGCACTTGAAGATACTTTTAAAACCAAACTGACTGAAAAAGGATGTATTTTAGGTGGAGTTAGATGGAAGATAACTGAAGAGGATATGGACCAATCCTTAACTCCTATTACTTCTTCTGATCCATATAAAATATTAGAAGAAAAAATACATGCAAAAGAAGAGTGGGACAATTTATTTAAGAAAGATGTTTTAGAGAAAGGTTTTACTTATTTAGATAAAGTTAAAGGTGCAGCTAGTTGATTCTTAATGAAATAGAACTTAAAGGATTTGGATCATATAGAGATCAGAATATTATATCTATACCTGTAGGACTTACAGGTATTGTTGGTGTTTATGAAGAGAATTCTCTTAAATCAATAGGTTCTGGTAAGTCTACTTTAGTTACTGCTCTTAATTATATTCTTTTTGGTAAAGGTGAATTTGATAAGATCGAGGAGCTTCTAAATGATCAATTAGGTGAAAAAGATGAATTTTTTGCTGGATGTAAATTCCAACAAGGTGATTCATCTTTTTATGTTAAACGTGGAAGAAATGGAAGCTCTTATCTTGAGCTTACAGAAAATGGTTCTCCAAGAGGCGAGCCTAAAATAGATGTAAGGACAGAGGAAATTAAAAAAATAGTAGGCATGGACTATGATATGTTCACTGCCTCGGTGTTTTTTGAGCAAGACAGATTAAGTAAATTAATAGACACAGATCCATCTGTTAGACGTAATTATGTTGAAAAAGTTCTTGGTACATCTTTATGGACAGCTGGAAGCAAGTTAATTACTAAAGATAAAAATACTGCGAAAAAAGATGCAGATTTTATAGAAAGCGAAATTATTAAAATTGACTTAGCTATTTCAGAGCATTTAAAAACGATAGAAGTAGAAGAGACAATCAAAGCTCAATTAGCTATACTAACTAAAGATAAAAAAGATATTGACGGACAACTTGCTTCTCTTGATTTTATTAAGTCGAAAAAAGATAAACTTTGTGATTTAGAAAATCAGCAAAATAAGTTGTTTATAAAACTTACTGATTATTCAAATAAACTTGAAGCTCATCAACAGAAGTCAAAAAGCATTTTAGAATCAGTAGATGCAGAAAAGAAATCTTTAGCTGAAATTAAATGTGAGCTTTCTTTACTGTACAAACAAAGAGAAGAAAAAGAAAACGAACTAGAAGCAGCTAAAAATGAAGAATCTTTTGTTCAAGAAATGTTAAATAGTATATTTCAAAAACTAACAAAAGATGACGCACAAAAAATTTCACTTTTATCGTCTAAGTTAGATGATGCTTCTGGTATTTGTCCAACATGTAATCAACCTATAACGATTGATTGTATAAAAAATAAAAACAAAGAAATTGATAAAGCAATTAAAGACTTACAAAAGTTAATTGACATTTCTTTACATGCACAAAAGGAAACTGAAAATAAAAAACAGGAAATAGTAGATAAGATAGAACTTATTGAAACTGCATTAAAACAACTCTCTAAAAGAGAAACCGGACTAGTTGATAGAATTAGTACGATAGAAGCTAACTTAGCTGGGTCTACAGCTTTTTTAGAATCTGCAGTAGTTATTGAAGAAGAATATAAATCTACAACTAGTAGTACACAAGAGCAATATAACAATATAGAAAAAGATATTGAAGAGATTACGAAGGAGATTGCTTCTCAAGAAGATAAATTAACTAAATATGAAGAATTAAAAAAGCAACAACTTACTTTATCTTCTTCAATTACTGATTTAACTTTAGAACTAGGAAAAATTGTACATATTAAAGAAGATATTAAAAGATTAGAAGAAGAAAAGAAAGAAAAAGAAGCTGTACTCTCTATTACACAATATTCAGTAAATATACTGAAAGCTTTAGAAGAAGAATTTGATACAATTCCTTCAGAGATTTTAACATCCTCTGTATATCAAATTGAAAAAGAAGCATCAGATATTATACATAACTTTATGCCTGAAATGAATGTGTTTGTTAGGGAGGATACAAGTAAAGTAAACAAACCTCTTCAGATCTTTTTTGAAGTAGAAGGAAAAAGAAGAAATTACAAACGCCTTTCCGGTGGACAGAAAACAATTGCTAATTTAGCATTGCGATTAGGATTTTCAAAAGTTATTTCTTCTAGAGTAGGAGCACATATTAATTTCTTGATTTTAGATGAACCTTTTGGTTATTTAGATTCATATACACGAGATCTTATTAAAAAAGTCTTGACAGAAATCAATAAATGGTTTAAACAAATTATTGTTATTTCCCATGTTGACAATATTCAAGATTTTCCTAATATCATTAAAATAGTTATGAGTCAAGACGGTATAAGTAGAATACAAACTTAGGAGCAGCTCAATGGATGTTATGAATTTATATGAACAGTTTTTAGTACATACAAAATTAAGTGACGCAACATATAAAAGTGTTTTTATGCGAGTACAAGACATTATACAATCACTTAATCAGATTGAATTTGAGAAATTTAAATATGGTGTAAGAACAGAATCATTTTCAATAGACTTTAACAACCTACATGAAGATGTAGCACCATCATATGTTGTTGAAACTATTAAAAACTTATTTGATAAGTTTTTTACTTTTCCTAAAGATGGTGAAATTGAACTTGATATTAAGTATGGAACTTCTGATTTTCAAGCAACACACAGTAATGGTATCATTACTATTCCACAGCAAATTTCCTTTTTTGAAAAATTAAAAGTATTTCCATTCTTTACAGTTATGGATTCTCCTGTAGATTATTATGATGAGTTTGATTATCTATTCAAGTTTCTGAATTTAAAAGACCCAGCAAGGACAATTTTTGGACCATTAAAAGAAGTATTTGATCAACAAACCGCAACAGAAGATGTTGATTCTGGTGAAATTTCACCTAGAACAGCAGCTAGTTATAGCATTATGATTGAAGATTTACAAGATAAAAAAGAAAAGATTTTAAAGGAACTTGAGGATATTAAAGCCTCTAAGGATTCTTTATTAGCATTAAAAAATGATTTAGTCCAATTTGCACAATTTAAAGATAAGTATAATACAGAGTATTCAACACTTGTAGATGAGTTTAATTATCTTAAAGAACAGAAAGCTGGATATCTACAAAAGTATAGTGAGACATTATCTCTTATTGATGAAATTAATGTTACTCTTGCAGCAATGAAAGATGCAGAAACCAAAGATGAAGCAGAACTCAAGTATCTTGCAGAACGTAAAGTTTATTTTGAAAGCAGAGGAACTATGCTTACTAACTCTATTAAAGAGCTTAGTGGATTACAAGATACTACAAAGCGCAGAATTGAAGAACTTCAAAATATCTTTAAAAAGACAGATAAAATGTCTTTAGAAGATTTAGAGGATATGTCAAAACAAATTGATGTTCTAGATAAGAAACAAGAAAGACTTTTTGCTAATGTAGGATCTATAGATAATACAATTCAACAAACAAAAGAAGCTCAGGCTAATGCAAATATTACAATTGAAAGGGCTTCTTATTCAGATCATGTAATACAGAATGCTGGTAATCAAACAATTCCAGATCATTTAGCTAAACCTGAGATTCCAACTTCTGTTCTAGTTGTAAAAAATTATCTTAGATACTATTTTGTTTATCAATGCGAGAAAAAAGAAAAGTTCTTATTGACTCAAAAAAGATTTTTCTCTAAACCTCAAGTTAGTAGGTTAGTACTCAAAGAATACTTTGGATTTGAACCTAAAATCATTTTTAGTAAGCATCCAATTGAAGGATTCAATAATGTTATTTTGGTAGAAGGATAAGCAATGTTTTTTGAGTGGAGAAACTTATTTTCAAAACCTAAAAAATTTAGTTCGTTAAAAGAAGAATCAGACTTTGTTATTCAGAAGACTGAAATGATAAAAAAAGAACAAGAACAATTAGATTCATTTGAATTTGATAAATTTAAAGAAAAAGGAAATGAATTTTTTATTTCCTTTTCTGATTTTTTGTTTTTTCTAGAACAAGAAGATTATGATTTAAATGATATCTTAGCTAGATTTAAACACATAGGTGAATTAAATAAAGAAAAGTTTTCTTTTGTAGAAGCGTATGCAACTACTACAAAAGATGGTATTCACTTATCGATGAATCCTTCTGATAAGAAAAGTACTAAAGTTAAAATTGTTTCTTTACGGACCTCAAGAAAATGATAGAATGGTCTCTTGTTATAGCTGGTATAGTTGGAGCTATTCTCAATATTTTAAAGAATAAATGGTGTTTTGTTATTTGGGGTATTTGCAATATAGGATGGGTTATATTCTACATAAATTTGAAAGCTTACCCTCAAGTAATACTATTTGGATTCTATTTTTTAACTACATTGTGGGGACTTTATCAATGGTACACAGATGATAAAAGAAACCCACAATAGTTTTATGTGAATGGTAATTGCTATGAATGAAATAGTTATTCATCCTGATAATACACAAGTAGAAGTAGTTTCAGAAACACCCGCTTCTGTTAGAGAAAGATACGGTTTTTATGTTTCAAAACCTCCTCTATGTCCTATTTGTAATAAAAGAAACCACATGGAGATAAATCTTCTAAGAGCACGTGATCATTTATCACTAGATCAAATTGTTCAAACAGTTCAGAATCCCGGTGTTACAAGAGGAGCTCTTGTAAAGCATTTTGATAATCATTTTATTCTTCTTCCTGCTCAAAAGAAAATATTAGATTTAAAAGAAGACTGTGCTCCTGAATCTTTAGAAATCGTAAGTAAAGTATTTGATGGTGAAGTAGATATTTTTTCTGCTTCACAAAGTATATTAAAATCTCAAGCAACAAGATTGCACGTAGTAGTTAAGAGACTTGAATTTTTAAATCATCACCTAGAAAATGATTCAGCAGATGATATTGATAAACAAGAGTTTATTCAATTGCATAAAGTTGCTTCTGACATTGAAAACTCAATGCAGAAAACATATAGCATTATGGATAAGAAACTCTTTCCTACAAGTAAAGAAGAATTATCAAGTGCTATTTTACAGTATAAACTTACTGTGCTATCAAAATTAATTGATAGTATTCAATTAGTGTTGCTTGAACTTGAAAGGAATCCAAAATATACTTCTGCTATTTCTGCTGTACGAGAAGAATTAGCTAAAAGAATTGGTAATATTGAGGATGAGGTTCTTAAATCTGGTGGAATAATACATAACTGAAGATAGGAGAAAATTAAATGAAAAAAATTTCTGTTCCTGTAGTTAATAAGTCTAAAAATACTCTTCCTTCTTATGAGTCAGAAGGAGCTTCCGGTATTGACCTTAAAGCTAGCTTGGAACGACCTGTGGAAATTCTGCCTTTTCAAACAGTTATTATACCTACTGATTGCTACATGCAAATACCTAAAGGTTATGAAATGCAAGTAAGGCCTAGAAGTGGTTTAGCAGTAAAGTATGGTATCAGTGTAATGAATGCACCCGGAACTATTGATGCTGATTTTCGTGGAAATATTTCTATAATTTTAGTTAATTTTGGTAAGAATACTTTTATTGTAAATAATGGTGATAGGATTGCTCAAGGAGTATTTTGTCCTATTGTTAAAGTTAAATTTAAAGCTGTTAGTGACCTTGAAACTACTAATAGAGGTTCAAACGGCTTTGGTTCTACAGGTATTTAATCATGGCAACTAATTCAGTAGATGCTGTTTTAATTAATGCAACTAATATAGAAGTGTATGCTAATTTATTATCTTTGCATTTAGATAAAAAAGATGATATAGGTCAACTTCAAATACAAAGCATTATTCAATTAGCGCAAGATATTGCAACACACACAGAAATAATGAGGCAGCATCTTATTGATAGAGAGAATACAATTGAATCCTTAAAATCTACTTTCACTAATTTTAATGATGAATTGGATTATGATGAGTATGAATCAACTACTAATACAGCTTCTTCTACTAAATCAAGTAGAGGAGCTAAAACAGGTAAAGTAAATAGTCATACAAACTATCCACCTCCTGCACCTGAAGTAGAAAAAGAAGAAGTTAAACCTCCAATAAACCCCTTTTTAGATCAGACTAATACTTAATTTTATATCCCCTTTCTCTATTTTTTACAAAAAGTAGAAAGGGGATTTCTTTGAATATTCTTAATCTAACAGATAGTGGTTTTACAAGAGTATTTGTTGTTGGTAGTCTTAATGGAGATTACTTTAAACTTATTGATTTGCTTTATGAGCAACAATTTACATATAGCGATGGTTTAGTACTTTGTGGTAATTTTGTAAATCAGGAATCTGATAATTTATTTGATATTTTTCATTTTTTAAAGAATAATAAGAATTGTTTTTCCGTTTTAGGAAAAAATGAAGTTGATTTTGTAGAAGCTTATAAAGAAGATAAACTACCTGAATTTTTACAAACACTAGTAGACACAGCGATTATTGAATACTTAGAAACACTACCTTTAGCAATACAATTTGATAACTTTTTAGTTGTTAACGCAGGTATAGAACCTTCCAAAGAACTCCCAGATCAAGACGATAAAGTGTTTTATTCAATTCCTTTATATGATAGGGAATCTAGGTATTATCAGTTTGAAAATCCAGAAAGTAAGTCCTGGTTTGATTTTACATTTGATCCATTAAAAATCTGCTTTACAAATAATTCTATTGAAGAAACAACAGTTGAAGCAGGATATAACTTAAAATCTTCCACATCAAATTTAGTTTGTCTAATTATAACGCCACAAAACGAAGTTCCTGTTATCATATCTGTAGAAGATAATATTTTAAAGAACAATTATGAGGTTAGACCGTGAGATCAAGATTCGATGCTGACAGATTTGTAGAAAGATTAGCAGCTTCACAAGAAGTTATGTCTTTTGAAGTAGTAGAAGATTTATATGATTTTTCAGGAAATAATGCACAATTTCTTATACAGTTAGGTGTTGTAGGCCAGTATGAAGTAAATCAGTTTTTATTTAAGAAAAAAGGACAAAGATTTGTTCGTATTGGTGAAAATACGTATGAAGCAGGTTCCCTTGTTTCGGGGTCAGGAGAATCAGCAGTTTGGAATATTACTTCAGATGAAATAGAAGATTTAGTATATAGAAATTTAGTTAAAATAGTAGGGTAGTTAATATGAGAAGTCAGGTTCTTGAACATTTTTATAGACGATTATCTGGCGAAGATTATGCAGCACCAGGATCTTCAATGTATCTTTCAGTAGAAGAAATTGCTAAAATATTATTTGGTGGAATGCCTGGAATTATACAAGAATTTATAACATATCAAATTCTGGAGCATTTTAAAGATACAAGTTTTACTGATGACGACGATATGTATTATAATATAGAAGATAAAGCGCTACTTGCATTTTTAGACTTACTTAAACAAGACGGAGAATTTTTTAAAGTAAGTAATAATTTAGAGGAATCTTTAAAGTTTGTTCGTGATCCCGATGAATATATGCAATCTTTGTTAGATGATGGCATATCAGAGGATTATATTGATACTATGTATCATGTTGTTGGGATAGGACCTTCTTTTGAGAATCTTCCTCCGATTATTAATTACGTTAATGTTCCTGTAGTTACAGGATCGACAGCTGGTACTCATAGAGAAGCAACAGTACCTGCGCTAGTAACAGTCGATGGTGATTTACTTGTAACAAGCTCATCGTTGGAAATTTAATATTTAATAGAAATTTAGTTAAAATAACAGGATAGTTATCATGAGAAGACAAACCATAGAAGATTTTTATAGAAGGTTAGCAGGCGATCCTATAGATAAAACTAAAAATAATCCAATCAGACCTGTTGCTGGAGATTTTGATAAATTTGAATTAAACACCTCTAATTATATGGATCTTTTACAGCCTGTTATTGATGATTATAAAGAGAAGGATTCAAGAAAGTATGAGGATATGGAAGAGCAACTTAAATCTGTTACAGATATAAATGGGACTCCTATTGATCAATTGCACCCTTATGATCTTAACAGTTCTTCTTTTTCACAAGAAGCATTTTTATTGTTTAATTCTATATTTAATATTTCTGCATTTGACTCTGATCTTTCATTAGAAGAAAACCTTGAGGCTCTTAAGTTTGATGAAATGGAGGATGTACCTGATAAACATTACCATGACGGGTATAGAGAAGAACACAAAAATTATAATCATATAATAGAATTTACTCAGATGGATGCAGATACTTGGGTGGAATTAAGTGTTTATCAAGATAAAAACACTGGTGAGATATTTTATTATGAAGAAGGAGATTTAAGAAGAGCAGACCCTCCTATGACATTAGATAAACTTATTTCTTTATTAAATGACATGGCTAGTCTATCTCCTCCAGATAAACAACTTGATCCAGATGCTCCATCTGCTGCTTCTGAGGTTCAGAGATGGATGAGTAATATGAATTTTACTGCTGAATTAAATTAATTTTTATTGAAAGAATAATGGGATACATTTAGTTATGTTACATTTTAAAAATTTTGCTCAAGGTGTTCTTGATGATTCAGATGATGCTAGAATTTGGGATTATCTTGATGAACTGCTTCCTATTGTACTTTTAGAAGGAGAAGTAATGGATGAAAGTCCTGAACAGCCTTCAGAACCCATAGAATTACCTTATACTAATTTAAGACCATTAGAATTAAAAAAAGGAGCTAAAGTTATAGCTGATATAGAAACAGAATATCCTAATGAATATGATTATATTATTGTATATAATGATTTTATTTATGTTACAGGTATTGTAACAGGAATGACTAATATTGGGCCTATATCAGAATTAGATTCTGTTCTTAGTTTATTTGAAAAATATGCAGGTACTTTTTCTCTTATGGAAACAGATTTTGAAGATGAAGAAATAGATGAGAGTAAAAAAATCTATCATTCTATTGAAAATAGAAGAAACAAACAGTTACAGGAATTTTATAAGAAATTAGCTTCTGTTCCAACATATAATCTTACTTGTGTAATACATGGTGGAATACTTCCTGATGGTACTCAAATTTTTACAAATGAAGAAGTAAATGAATTATGGAATCAGTTAAAACTTTTACTTCCTATAGAAGACACAGATTTAACTTTAGACGCATTAGAAGAAAAAGGTAAAATTATTGCAGAAGTATCTACATCATACAGACATGCAAAAGGTGCTGCAGGTGAAGATTATATTATACTATTTGGTGATTATGTAATTTTTACTGATTATGATTCTGGTGTTTTTCAATTAGGACCAAGAGAGAATGCAGAAGCAGTATTAGACTTATTGAAAAAATATTCATGTGATTAATATTATAGGAGAATAAAAATGGCTATTGAAAAAGAATATTATGTTCCTCTGTATAGACTTGCGGTATCAAAGATACCTGAAGACTATAGATTGCAGCAAATCAGCGAGTGGCTTGCTAAAAATGCTCTTAAAGTTTCTAACCAAGCAGTTAGAGAAAGCTTTAAACGTGCAGGAAGAAAAGATCTTGTTGATGTATTTTTACAACAAGAAGATATTAGTGTTAATGATGTTGTTAAATCAAGATCAACTGGAAGATTTGGTACTGTTGTTAAAGAGCATTGGGATGGCGAAACTGTTACAGTTAAATGGGATTCAGGTGGACAACAGCCTCTTTCTAAAGGATCTCTTTTTAAGATACATGAAAAGAAAGAAGAGAGACTTGATAAGAATGATGTAGTTTTAGCAAAGTCAGACACAGAAGCATATGAAGAAATGACTGATAAGAAGAAGCAGTTTATTGAAATGAAAGATAACATGGCAAAGGAAAAAAAGAATAAATCTGCTTCTGAAGTAGAATACGAAACTTGGGTAAAATCTAAATTGTACAATGAAAGCAAGTAATAGAGAAAGATGTCTTGAATCTCTTTATGAGTTAATTAAGAAGATAGATGCTGAGAGATCTGAAAATGATCTCTTAGACACATCTTCGGATTATTATCAAGATTTTAATTCTAAAGATAGAATTAGAGCTTTATTAGTAAAGCTTCATTCTTATTTTAATGGCGAATTAATGTTGTCACAAAGAGATATAGATGAAACTTGGAATGAGGTTAGAACTTACTTATATAATTCAGGTTCTAATTTGCCTATAATTTATAATGTTATTTTAGCATGTAGTTTAGACGCATAATTTACTAGGATATTGTTATGAACTATTTTGATTTTTACCTGCGTTTATCCGCTGTAACTATTTCAAAGTTGCATGAGAAATATCAAGATCAAATACCTTTAGAAGATTTAGAAGGTATTATAAGATCAGACCCTACTTATCCAGGTGGAGATCAAGTAGGATCATATGGTCCTTGGTTAGTAAAACAATATCTACAAGGATCTTTTGATTTATCTATGTCAAATGAAATGATAACATTACTAAATGAATTTACACGCTATAAACCTAATTTAGAAAAGAAAGATATATATACGTATCAATCTGTTGATGAACTACATCAAGCAGTAGCACCTTTTATTTACTATCAACCTAACGAAGAAGAAACTTCAGCAGAACCAAGCATACTTTATGATGATGGTATTTGGGTTGCAGTTAAACCAAATACATTTGAAGAAGAATGTTTTTATGGGCAAAAAACTACATGGTGTACTAAAAGTAACTCTTCCATGTTTCAAAAGTATCAAGGAAATCTTTTTATTATAATAAATAGAAAAGAAAATAAAAAGTTTCAATTTGATCTTAAAGATTATCAATTTAAAAATGAAAAAAATCAAGAGGATCTTGAAGGATTTTTAAATTTAAATCCACCACAAGAACTCCTTACTTCATTAGGAATACAAGATATTCTTACTCCTCCTGCTACAGCACCTGAACTTAGCCAAGTACAAGTAGCTGTACAAGAAAGAATTTCTAAATTTCTTTCTTTAAATCAAGATAATGAAAAAATGCTTGCAGAAGCATTATCTGTTGTAAATATTCCATTTGATAAAGCTGATTCACTAGAAACATATAACGCAATATCAAATACAAAAGCAGTTCGTATGCACTATCTACAAAAAATGATACAAAATACTCCTTCTCCTACAATTGATATAATAGAATCCCTAGCGCAGGATCCTAAGTATGTTCTTCTTGATAATGCACTTAATTATTTATATTATAGAAATTCTGCTATTACTACGTATCAAAATATAGCTAATCCTTCAACTGGCTCATTTAGAGATAAAGCACTTAGACTAAATAAAGATCCATTTGATGAAGCAGATAAACGTCATATTCATACTGTAGATATAGAAAATAATACAATAAGCAAAGATAGACGTGTAAGCGATCTTGTTAAAGAAATTACAATAGATTCACCTAAATGGAAAGAATTTGGAAAAGATGGTGAATTATTTACAAGTAACATTCCTAGACGATTAGTTAAAGAGATAAGAGCATTTGAGGAAGATGAATATAGTGAACACAACAAATATATGGAAGCTGTATTTGACATAGGAGAGACTTTTTTTGAATACGTTGCGGAAGCAGGTGTTGCTTGGATACAAGGTAATTCTATATCTCCACAACAAATGCAAGACGCAAAAATAGTATATTATTTTCTTGATAGTGTCCGTGCTACTGATCCTACGTTTGAAGGATTTTTCATGGATAGTTTTTATGATATTTGGCCAGGTATTCTTAGTGAAATGGGAACTGAAGATTTAGCTGAACTTGGAGTTAATTCAGATCCTATGGTATATTTTGATATGGGAAGTGACATTCTATTTGAAACAGAAATGGGACATTCTTTCTTAAGATTTGTATTTGGAATAATTGAATAATAAGGAGTAGTTATGAGAAATTTACATTTACAACAATTTTATAAAAAAATAGGTATTGACGAACAATCAGCAATTATGCCTTATGATGATTCTAATGAAGTAGAAAAGCAAAAACAATTTGCTGAAAATGTAGTAACATTATTCGATAGTTTTTTAAATTCTGAACAATTTAATGTTATTAAAGCAACTAAATCTCCAATGGAGATATTCGATACAGCAGCAATAATGACTCATGCTGCTATTCATGAAAAATTAGAACAGCAGGGTAAAATTGATAAACATCCTGCTCTTCTTACAATATCAGAATATGCAGAGTATTTTGATAATTTAAGAAATGAAGATCCCGAACGTTTTGATATTGAATTTAAAGAATTTCAAGATAATCCACCTCAAGATTATATTGAAGCTAATGAAATTTTAGTAGCAGAACAACTTGGATTAATGTTTATGGGTGACGAACCCTCTAGAGAAAGAAAAATGTTTAATATGATTCAAGATATTCTTGTACAGAATAGACTACCAGCTATTCAATTAGAATTCAAAGATAATGCAAGGATACCATATAAGAGACCAAGACCAGGAATGGGAATGCCAGGAATAGGCGGACCTGGAATGCCTCAAGGATTACCTGGTGGAAGACCCGGACTACCTGGACCAAGAGGAAGAGGATAACATTTAGGGTTATTGTTGTGAAAGAAAATTATTTTTCATTTTATGAACGTATAGCTGCTATAACTGTTTCTAAATTACATGAAATGTATGATGAACAGTTAGGTGAACAAGTAGTTAATGATATTATCTCCTCTGATCCAACATATATTGGAGGAGATAGTATAGGTTCATATACCCCATGGATCTTTAAACAAATTACAAATAGAATTATTGATCTGGATCAATTAGTAGTTGTTACACAAGCACTTGATCTATTTAATAGGTATAAACCTAATTTAGAAGTCAGAGATATTTATCAGTATCAGTCATTAGATGAATTATTAGGTGTGTTAGATTCTTATTTACCAAAACAAGTTCCAATGGAAAAGGGATCTGAAGAAATATTATATGACAATGGAACTTGGCTTTTAGTAAGTCCTTTTACATTTGAATCAGAATGTAACTGGGGATCAGGTACGAAATGGTGTACTACAGACCAACATGGAAAAGAGAGTGGAAGACGAACTTTTGAAAGCATAATGCAAAAATCTTTATTATATATTATCATAAATCAACAAACTGGTGAAAAATATCAATTTGATAATCATACCGGTCAGTTTATGAATTCTTTAGATAGAGAAAGCTATGAACAATTTATAAATAGTGATCCTCCAAAAGAATTAATTTCTTTTATTGAAAAAAATACTCCGAATGTAATACAAAAGTTTATAGAAAATCGAGAAAAAGAAGCAGAGTTTCAAAGAAATTTATCTAATTTTTTCCCTATAAAAGAACAATTAATTAATCATATTCAAGAAACAGTTGGAACACTTGATACAAGAGTGTTACTTAAGACTATTGTTTCTAAATTTATAGAAATAGTAGGTAAACCTATACTTGATTATGAACAAATTCGTGAAATTATAAGAAGCAATGTTGAGTTATATGATCTTTCCAAGTCATACGAACTTATTTCTATAATTAATGATGATAAAGAACTATTGACTGCTACTAGTCCTGAAGAAATAGATCTTAATTTTTATGTTCAAGGAAGAATAGATTATTTTATACGTAGACTAACTGATGATGAATTTAACTTTTATGATATTACAAATAAAATTGTGAATCTTGCAAAAAATGAAGCAAGAAAAGAAGTAAGAAAAAAAGTAAAGAATCCTCGTCAAGCAGCTGTTACTTCATTAAGACAAATTATAGAAAATTATCCTTCTAATAGTTTTACAGCACATGATATCATGGGTGTAATTTTACAGGATGATGAATTAAAAGAAATATTTACTACAGCGTATCAGCATGCAGATCCTGAAGTTATAAAGACGCAATGGAGTCTTTATCATTTTAATGATTTTTTAGAAAAGCTTATAAATCAAACATTATATAAAGAAGGACTTGTAACTAGAAAAACAAACCGTAACCCTACTCCTGGTGAAAATTGGTATACTAATGCAGAGGAATTAGGTTATGGTCCTAATGTGGGACATAGTAGTGTGGTTACTTATACAAAAGTTCCACAAGAGCAAAGACAAAGTAGTTATGTAGGTCTCTATAATAATAGAAACTGGTGGATGTAAGAATGATAAAACTATCATCTATACTTGATTATCAACAACAAGAACTTTGTCCAGAGATATGGAATGGCTTTGTATTAAAACCTGAAATAAAAGAATTCTTATGGTTTTTATTAAAGAGTTTTTATGATAGTCAAGATCTTAAAGGATATGATGAATGGATTGCCGAGGGAATTATTGCTTCTTCTCTTGCAACTTATTTTTATAATGAAAATACTGATTTTGATATCAAAGTATTTATAGATTTAGATGTTCTTATTGAATATAATCCGCATCTAACAAAATTTACTGACGATCAGATTCTTGAAATAATGAAAAAGGAAGGTAGAAAATCATACTATCTTACTCAAGTTATTCCTGGAACTAATCATCAAGTAGATTTTTACTTTTTACCCGCAAGTGATTTACAACATCTTAATATGTTGAAGTATGATTCTGTATATTTACTTTCAAAAGATGAATGGTTAAAAGAGCCACAAAAATTAGTTGAAGGATTATCTCCTGCTTATATTATGCAAGTAGCAAGAGAGAAAGCAGAACCCTATCTTAAAAAGATTTCTGAAGACATAGAACAAACTAAAGATGACTGTCTTGATTTCTTAGTGTTAAGAGATTTCTTGAAAGACTTAGATCCTCAAGACCTAAATAGTTTAAGAGAAGAATTTGAAAGACAATTAGATATAATCGAATATGATATTGACCAACTTGTAGAAGATAAGAATGAAATGAAGGAAATCAGAAAGAGAGAATATGATAGAAAATCTCTTAAAACTGAATTAGAAAAGTTAATGGGATCACTGAATTATAGTGATGGAAATCTTATTTTTAAACTTGTGCAGAGATATGGGTATCTTAAAATACTTGTTGAAATTAAAGAGCTATATGAAGACAAAAATATAGTTTCTAGTGACGTCGAAAATATACTTTCTCTTCTTACTGCAACAGCAGTAAACGAAGAAAACAGAAAGTATGCAGATGTAATTAGTGATATTATTAAAAAATATCAACAGTTTTTTACAGATGAACAAATGCAATATATACTTAATGTTGTTCCAAGATCTTTTATTCCCTGGGTATTTAGAGAATTGAAAAATTACATATTAGAATTAAGAACGGATGAAACAGATGATGAACCACCTCCTTTTAACAAAGAAACTGTTCAGTATGCTTTTCAAGATAGAAATCTATTAGCAGATATAGATAATTGGGTTAAATATTTAACATTTTTTGTTGATAATAAGCAAAAAATAAAAGAGAAGGGATTGGTTGTAAATATTAATGATTATACTCTTGATGATTTGAAATGGGTTGTGTATAATTTTGATCCTTCTATTAAGTATACTAGTTATGTTAATCAAGAAAAACTCAATAATAGCGATGCTGATATAGTATATGATGATCAATATTGGACTATATATGCAATGTATGATGAAGAAACTGCATGTATTTTAGGTGAAGGTACAGATTTATGTACAACAAGAGGAAAGTTTCATGATTATTATACACAAAACAATCCTATTTACATGTTATTAAATAAAACAGATAACCATAGATGGCAATTTGATAAAAAATCAATGATGTTTGTCACAGAAGATGACGAATCTGTAAACTTTAAAACTTTTTTTGATACATATAATGAACAAATATCAAATGAATTAACACAAAAATTATATGAACTGTCTGGTAAATCTATATTTATGTATGTGAATGATAAAAATAGTATAGAATATCAATTCGGTTTAGTTGGATTAGACTATAATAAATTTGTTGAGGTACAACAAACTCAGCCCAATCTTACTCCGGGAGAAGCTATTTATAAAATAGAAGACGCATACTATTCAAGTATAGAGTCTATATTAAATGTATATCATACTTATTTATCAGTTTTAGGAAAGGATTTAGCGGATTCTTATTTACTTGCTAAACTAGAGGATTGGCATCATCAAGGTATTCACGAGTTAAAATATCAATTACATTTAATTATTTCAGGGCAAAATAATGGATTAGAAGATATAGAATATTATCAAGAATTGCTTAATATATTACATGAGATTAGTTAAATATACACAATAATGGAAAAATATTCGTATAGTAAAATTTCCTTATATTCTCAATGTCCTTATAAATATAAGAAACTTTATATAGAAAAATTGCCAAGTAAAATTGCTTGGCAAACTTGTTTAGGTATATCAACTGCTGACATTTTAGAAAAGATGTATAAAGATGAGGAAATCCTATCTAATTATGCTTGTGGTCCAACACCTGAATTACTTATTTGCTTAATCGAACAGTATTGGATACCAAATCAGTATAAAAAACAATTTGCAGAATCAAACTTAGAAACACATAAGTTTCTTTGTTATCCAAGTAAACCAGCGGAATTACGTGAGAAAGAGAACCTTTTAAAATACCTTACTTTTTATTTTAAATATCGTAAACTTGAGAAAAAGTTTGGTGTTGAATTACCATTTGAAGTTCCTTTCGATGACTTTTTATTAACTGGTAGGATAGATTTACTGAATAAAGTAGGAAATCACTTAGATATTATAGATAATAAAGTAACAAGTAATTTTCTAAATGATACATTTGAAAGCATTCAATTAGGAATTTATTACTATGCAATTAAAAAACTATTCCCTAGATTCCAGATTGGGAAAGTAGGTTATTACTACATTAAGCAATCTAGAGAGGTTTTAATTAACAGTGATTTATTAAAAGTTGATATTATATATAGAAAGATAAGAGATTCCGTAGAAGGAATTAGAAATAAGAAATTTAATTGTTCTCCAAATCAATATTGTAATTTTTGTGAGTTTAAAAATGAATGTGGAGCGTAGAAAAACGAATATGGCTTTTAGTGATGATTTTAATGTGGTTATGAATTATTCTCAAAAAGAAGATAAGATATCCATTGAAAATGATAGACCTTTAACTAAAGGAGATATTGTACTCCTTCTTAGTAACTTACTTTCATTACTTGAAACAAATGAAAGAGAATTTGCTTCTAAGATTGCTTTGGAAGCAGTAAATGTTAAAAAATCTACAGGTACTCTAAATGGATAAAAAGAAACAAGCTGTTGACATTATTCCTAGTGTCAATAAAGAGATGTTTAAAGATCCTTTTAAAGAGGAACCAAAAGCAATTCCATCAGAAGAAACAACATATAAAGGATTAGAAGATTTAAGACCTGATGAAATTGAAAAATTACCTCCTCAAATCCAACCGTGGGTTGCACCTATTCCTGTTGACTACGATCCTAAAAATGATCATTCTTATAATACTTTCAAATATTTAGAATCTTTAGGATATAGAGATGCAGTTTGGACTCTAGCAGAAGCTCATAGTAAGCCTGATATTTGTGATGATTTACAAGGATTATCCTTTACAACTGACTGGTTACTTTTTACATCTCAGCATAATCCACCCTCTCCAATTTTTAGTAGATCACATCCTGATTGCAGATGTTTTGTAACATGTACTCCTCCTAGTAGTCCTGAAGAAATACCAGACTCTGCTCCTGGTCTTCCAATGCACGGAACTCCTGAAGAATTACTTGAATACAAGAAAAGAATATTTTCAAATTTTGTTACTATTAATGTAGATTCACAAACATTTCCTCCTGATACAACACATTATAGCGATATATTTAAAGTACAAAAAAGGTATGCTGAAGAAGAAGCAATAGAAGTAGAACCTGTAATTGTTAAAAACAAGCTTAGACTATTACTTCCTTTTGGTTTATACAGGCCTGTTATCGAACCATATCAAGGAGTAAAGGTAAAAAGAAAAGGTGATATTTGTACTGTTTATTTTTCTTCTTTTAATAGAGAAGTAGAAATACCAATGCAGTTTCTGGAAGTGTTAACACTACAACAAGCTTCTAATGCTTCACCAGAAGATGGAATGTTTGTTACATTAGCTAATGGTGCATTAGGTCAAATTAGTAGGGTTATGGGTGATACAACATATTGCTATAATTCTACTTCTAATCAAGTAGAAGAAGTAACTAACTTTACTATTCTTTCTTTATAAAAAAGACATTGTTTCAGGAGAGGAGAGCTGGTAATGCCAGGCTCCTCTTTCTTGTAGTACTTTTATCTTAGTTATATAGTCAATTTTTTCTTGAGTATTATTTGTACTTTTAAGTTTAGAAAGCAATTGACCAAGTTTCTTTCTTCTAATTAAACTACATATAGTTTGGACAAAAGTAGAATCAGGAAGAGGATCATGGATATAATATCTATTAACTTGGTAACTTCTTCTATCTTTGCTTACTAATCCATGTTGTTCAAGTTTAGCAATTCTTTGTGACTGACAATCTGTTGTAGTATTAAATACTGTAGCTAGATAATCTAATGATACTTCAATATAACCGGGCCCTTTCTTTTTAGAACTAGCTATATTTTGAAGTGTTTTTAAAGAGTAATATGTTTCTTTAGCTTCTGCAGACAATGTTTTATAACCGTACAGAAGAAAAACACTTTGATTATTCATGTCATACATTTGGAATTCGTCTAATATCTTTTGTAGACGTCTTAACGTTCCTTTTTTCTCTATTATAAAGAAAGGTGTAGATGGTTGTTTTTTTCTCATATTCGTATTGATATAAATAATTAGATTTTTTCTAGAAAGAAAATGCTACTTGATATTTTATTAAATATATCAAAAGATAGAGGTTATCTATGGGTAGAAGTAAAATTTCTGATGAGAGAAAAGCTAAAAATATAAGTATTTCACTATTCCCTAAATACCACAGAATTCTAGATGAGCTTGTAGCTGAATTTTCTTCGGATAAATCTAAAGTAATCCAGCATGCTCTTGAAGAACTTTATAAACAAAAAATTGGTGAAATAAAATAATGGCAAGAATACCTATTACTGAACAACCAGAACCTTTTACTTCTTTTAAAGAAGAATTTAAAGAACCCGAAGATGGAAGTTCTTATGAAGATCTTCAATCCTTTACAATTCAGTTTGATTCAAAGGATGTTAAATTAATTGATCCTCATAATCTTGAGCAACTGATAATTGAAATGAATTCAATTCCTTCTACTCTATTTAAGTATAGAATGATTATGGATACACAAGCAAAACTTGTTCAGCAATTAGAAGATGAATATACTAAATGGTATGCCCAGAAGTGGATGGAAGTGGATAGTCAAACAGAACCTAAGCTTGATAAAGCAGGAAATGTTATTGGACAAGTAAAAATAGTAAGAACAGAGGGAGCAAAAGAGAAGGTTATTATTACAACATTTACGGATGAATATGATGAATTTCAAAGAAAGATAAGAGAAGAAAAATATCGTTTATCTCTTATCAAGTCAACTGTTTCTTCAATAGATAGTTATTCTTATAAATTACATTCTATTCTCAATTACAAGCAAATGTTAGAGGCTAAGCATATTTCTTAGACTCTCTCATTATAAATTTTATGCTTACATCAGCCAGATTACATTAGGCAGAGACAAGCAAAGGAGTTACATTTATGGACAAGATGTCAAGTTACGCATCTCAAATTTCTGAACCAGGGCAATCTAACAACACTAGTAATTTTGCTCAACAAGTTTCTATTAAGAAGGATGTACCTAATCCTATCCGTCTCGTTGATACTCCTGATGGAGTAACTCGATACTATGAAGCTTGGATTCTTTGTGATGATGATAAGAAACGTCCTTTTATCCTTGAAAACGAAACTGAAGGTAAAAGTATGCTTCTTCAGATTCTTGGTGACCGCGAACATTTTTATCGCGGTGGTATTCTAGAATCCATTAAAGACCCTATTACAAATAGCAGTAAGTATTTGTGGGAAGAAAAAGATCCTGAACTTCTTCTTCGTATTGCATACAATAATGATGCATCAGGATCTGAAGGTTCTTGGAAACCGCGTGAAGGTTATGCAATGAATGCTATTCAGCGTAACCCTGACTCAGATAATACAGGCAATGTTTTCTTCTGGTGTAAAGAAAATAAACATACCAAATTGATGAAAATGGGTCCTACAGCATTTAAACGTCTCCAAGATGTTCGTTTGAATGATGGAGAGCTTTCTGAGTATGATATCAACTATCTTAAGAAAGGTGTTGGTATTAATACACAACATAACATTCTGAAAGCAGGACAGAACATTCCTAATGTAGTTATTGGACCTCTTACAGAAGAAGAACAAGCATATGAACGTTATGATCTTGCAAAAGAAACTAAACTTCTTACTCCTGCTAATACGCTAAGATATCTTAGAAATTCTATTGAGCGTATTGATGCAATTACAGGCAATAACTGGATTCAGAAACTTGAAGAAGCTTCTGGTGAAGCTGGTGAGCCTGCAACTCAAGCAGCACCTCAAGCAACATCTGCTCCTACTCGTGTTGCTACTAGAACTCCTGCTCCTTCTGGGTTAACTGAAGAGTGTGGACATTGCCATAAACAGATTCCTGTAGGATCTGAAGTATGTCCAGAATGTAAGAATACTCTTCTTGAAGCTTGTGTTGCACCTAATTGTGGATTCAAGTTTAGTGTTTTTGCCGATAAGTGTCCAAGTTGCGGAATGGAGTATAAGACTTCTTAAGTGAATTTCCTCGGTTTAGATTTAAGTTTAAATAGCTCAGGGGTCGTCGTTCTCGACGACTCCTGTGTTATTCTCTTCAAAGAAACAATGTGTCCTCCTAATGGTTGCAAGAATGTTGAAAGACTTTTCTTTCTTACTAATCTTTTTATAGAATTTCTATCAAAGTATGATATTACTTATTGTTGTATTGAGAGCCCAGCATATGGTAGTGAAGCAGGTCATTTATTTGAATTAGGAGAATGGGCTGGTATAGTTAAATTAGAGTTATTTAAAAAGGGAATACCCTTTATGTTAGTAGCCCCAAATCAGCTTAAGAAATACGTTTCAGGTTCAGGGCAAAGTAAAAAGCAAACTATTATTTTAGATGTATATAAGAATTTTGGAGAAGAAATAAGGCAAGATGATATTGCTGATGCTTATGTCTTAGCTAGAATTTCTAGAGATTATTTCGTCTCTTATGAAAAAGATGTAGTTATTCAATTTCAAGAATATCAAAAAGAAGTATTGAAAGCGCTAAGAAAAAAGTACGAAGAACAAACAGAGTTACTATAAGCCTATGGGAAGTTATCATAATTCAATTTGTCAAAAATGTGGTTTGTGGGATGGAGTTAAGTCCCCATGTATGGAAGGCAGAGGTAATCCCTCTGCTAAATTGCTTGTTTTGGGGGAGACTGTTGGTTTCTATGAAGATCAGCAGGGTGTTCCCTTTGTAGGTGAGATTGGACAAAAGTTACAGAATTATCTCAATAAGCTAAATGTACAACATTATATTAGTACTGCGATAAAATGTAGACCAACTAAAATTGTACAAAAGCCTAAAGGACCTGTAGCTGAAAATAGAACCCCAACTGGCAGAGAAATTCAATATTGTTCTGCTAAAACATTTGAATTGATTGATAGAATGAAACCTGAAGTAATTTTAGCTTTAGGTTCAACTCCTCTTAATCAATTACTTCAACTTGGTATTGGTATGGGTATTGCTAGAGGACGTATTTATTACCATCCTCAACTAGAATGTTATGTTGTACCAACATGGCATCCTTCCTATTTAGCTAAAACACAGGATCCAATTTATGAAAAGCAATTCTATGAAGATATCAGATTAGCAGCTAGTTTAGTAGCTGCTCCTAAAACTAGAAGAATTGCATCTCGTCCTATATCATTATCTTCATCTTTAGATATAGAGAAATATCTAGAGAAACTTAAAACAGTTGAAGAGTTAGCATTTGACTTAGAAACAACAGGATTGAATTGTAGGACAGATAGAATCACTGACATTTCTTTTTGTCATACACATGGTCAAGGTGTTCATATTAAATGGGAAAATATTCTTCCATATTACTCTACATTAAAAGCTATATTTGAACGACCTGATCTTAAATTAATTGCGCATAATGGTAGGTTTGACTGTAAGTTTCTTAGAGCTGTAGGAATTAATCCAGCTAATTTTTATTTCGATACTATGCTTGCTTATCATACGACTACAATGACGTTTGAGGGTGAAGGCAAGACATTATATAGCCTAGAAATTATGTCTTGGTTATTAACTAAAGAAGGAAACTATAAATCTATTTTAGAGGAATTTGGTGGCATTGCTGGTCATCAAGGAAAGAAAGCTGAAGATGCTAAACCTGAAACTCCTAAAGTATCTAAAAAGATTAAACCTGTAGTTAGAATACCATTAGTATCTCCAATTGATCCTTTATTTGATTTGCCTGAAGTAGAAGATGTAAATGTTGCTGAAACATTCTTTTCTCATATTGATTCAAGCAATACAGATACAGCCCTTTTGGATAGCTTTATTCCACAGAAAAGAAGAAGGGTTCCTGTTAATGCACTCACAGGAGAAGAATTTCATATTAATGAGGAAGAAGAGCAAACATTAAAAAAATATTCAACATTTGTTCAAGATAAATTAAAGAAAAGAATTACTGATTTAAATCTTGAACCTATTCAATACTATGCAGCTATGGATGCTGATGTAACATTTCAGATTTATAAGCAATTAGAGAATGAAATAAACAAGCAATATAAAGAAGTATTTCACAATCTTATAATGCCAGTTAATAAAACTCTTCTTAGACTTGAAGAAAATGGTATTTTGTTAGATGTTGAATATGTTGATAAGCTTATTGAAGAGAATACCAAGCAATCAGCTAAGATCCAGAAAAAAATGTTCGATAAGATAGGATTTGAATTTAACATAGGTTCTGGTAAAGACCTTCAGAAAGTAATTTATGAGCATTTGAAAATACCAGTAGATAAGAACTTTATGACTAAAGGTGGCAAGAGCGGTAATCAGCAACCTTCTACCGATAAGGAAGCTGTCGAACATTTTGCTAAAAAATATCCTATTCTAAATGGTATTGTAGAATATAGAAAAATAGAAAAAGAAACATCTACTTATCTTGAAGGATTTAAAAACTTTATTGATCCTGTTACAAAAAGGATTCATCCTTCGTATTTGCAGCATACTACTGCAACTGGACGGCTTAGTTCACTTCAACCGAACGCTCAGAATATTCCAAAAGATAATCGTATTAGAAATATGATTATTCCTAGACCAGGTTGGAAGTTTGTTACAGCAGACTTATCACAAGCAGAACTTCGTATTCTTGCAATGATGTCTGGTGATAAAAAAATGCAGGAAGCATTCATAGCAGGATACGACTTTCACACATATACTGCTTGTAACATTATGGGAATTCATGTAGAAGAGTATAGTAAAGAAGATAAAACTCATGTTAAAACCAGAGGATTAGCAAAGAATGTTAACTTTGGCGTTGTTTATCAGATAAGTGCTCAAGCTCTTTCAGCAGATTTAAATATCTCTTTACAAGAAGCACAAGCATTTATTGATAAGTTTTATAATACTTATCCAGATGTAAAAAGGTGGATTGATAGAACGAAAGCATTTGCAGCTAGGCATGGTTATGTTGAAACTCTTTATGGTAGACGTAGATATTTACCATTTGCAATGAGTATGAAAGAAGATATTCAAGCAAGAGCTTTACGACAAGCTGTTAATACTCCAATTCAAGGTACAGCTAGTGATTGTGCTGCATTAGGATTGGTTAGGGTTCAAAATTTTATTGACGAGAATAAGTTAAAGACACAACCTGTTATGATTATTCATGATGAGATTGTTCTTGAAACTCCCCCTGAAGAAGTAGATTTGATGTTAGAGAAGTTACCATACTTTATGACAGTAGGATTACCTAAAATAACAATCCCTCTTGTAGCAGATGCAGAAGTATTAGAAAGATGGAAAAAGTGAGGTTTTAATGAAAACGAAGTTAATTACAGAAAAGTTAAATACTTGCCTTTCATATATTGGAATGATTGTTAAAGGTGATGGACTAGTTCCTATTTATAATCAAATCCAATTAGATTTTAAAGATAATATTCTTGAAATTTCAGCATATGATAATAGTTATGGTGTTCAAGTTAAATATGGTAAATGTGAGCATCCTAACGGAAGGTACTTAATTGATGGACCTTCCTTTATTCACCTACTTAAGTTTAGTTCTTCTATTGAAATAGAAGTTGATTTTCAGGAAGGTCAGTTGGTTGTAAAAGAACAAGGTAATAAATATAACTTTATCTACTTTAAGAATGAGAGAGATGTTGACCTTAGTTATATTTTTACAACATATTCTGAATTACCTGAACCTATTGTACAAATAACGTCAAAAGAATTTTCTGAGGTTTATAAATTTCTTAGTCCTACTATTGGACAGGATGTTGCTAGACCTTTTCTTATGGGAATACAATATGATGGTAATTTTGTAGCTACTGATGGTAATAATTGTGGTGTTTATTCTTACAAACCATTACAAGAGAAAAAGATTTTTTTACCAAAAGGTGGACTAGATTTTCTTTGCTCATTTCCTAATGAAGAACCGTTTAGTATTTATGATGTTAATAATATGATTGTGATTGTTTGGAATAATGTAGAATTTGTTATTCCACAGATAAACGGTGCTTATCCAAATTATCATGTGTTGAGCGAAAGAACAAAGAGTTATCCTTTTACAGTTAAATTAAACAAAGCTGAATTTTATAGAAGCTGTCAAAAACTTGTTCCTTTTGCAGATAAACATATGCGTAAATTTTGTTCAGCAATATTTATGACGGATGGTTCCGTTCTTATTTCTGCTGCCTCTGAGGGTACTAAAGCAGGCCAGGAAAGTGTAAAACCCTTAGAAGCTACTGTACCAGATAAAGACCTTTTAATACATCCTAGTATTAAAAAGTTAGCTGAGTTAATTGCTGCACATTCTTGTGAGAATCTTACTATTAGATTTTCTAGTAATTCAGCAGCCCCACTTGTGCTAACTGATAATAATGTTGGTTTTCATTATATGAGCGTATTCAATCTAAGTCAGGAAGGCTAATATGAAAATTTCAAAGATATTTAAAACTGAGACAAGTCATATTGTAAGAGATGCTGTTTATGTTAGGTGTAGAGAAACGCCGCATGGTCATTCTTACAAATGGATTGTAACTGTTGAAGGGCCCGTTCAGTCAAATGGTATGGTAATTGATTTTAAAGAACTTAGTTTTGCAAAGGATTTTATTGATCTATTTGACCATTCAATAGTTTTTTGGTCTAAAGAAGATCCTATTATCCTTGAATTCTTTTTGAAGAATTTTAAAAGAGTTCTTGTAATGAATAAAAATACTACTGCAGAAAATATGGCAAAGTTAGTATTTAAGAGCCTATCTGATATTATAGAAGATAAGTTTCGACATGTAAAACTTGTTCAAGTTGATGTGTGGGAAACTGAAAATAGTTATGCTTCTGCTACATATTGCGATGAAGAAGATACATTTAGTTATATTCACAAAGACCAAAGTTAGGATAATATTATGACAGAAGCATTTATTTGTTGGGAAGACATTTCTACATATCTACTTAAATCTAAGTTTGATTGTTCTCCTGATGTAATAATTGGAGTACATCGAGGTGGGCTCCCTATAGGAGTAACGCTTAGTCATAGATTTGAAAAGCCTTTAGATTCTTTTCATGTATCGAGATATGACAGAAAATCAGAAATCGTTAGATGTCATTTAGATGCGAAATCTCATTATAACGAAGTTCTTTTAGTAGATGACATATCTGATAGTGGTGAGAGTTTAATTACTGCTATAAAATATCTACATGAAAATTATTCGATAGGTACAATTAAAACATTATGTTATTGTATTAAAAAAGATACAAAATTTATTCCAGATTTTTATAATGAGACATTTGAGAGTAATATTTGGATAGTATTTCCTTGGGAAAATTATCTTAAGATAGGTGATTCTAATGAGTGAATATAAATTAAAAATTACTGAAATTTTTACATCAATTCAAGGAGAAGGACCCCATATGGGTTATCCTTCCCACTTTATCCGCCTGTATGGCTGTTCTATGGGGTGTGCTTGGTGTGATACAAAGTATTCTTGGAAAGAGTACGAGGAAATGTCTTTGGAGGATCTAACTACCGTTTTAAAGCTATTAAAAGAATCTTACACTAATATTAATAATGTAGTAATAACAGGCGGAGAACCTTTAGAGCAGAATATCCAGTCATTAGTTGAACTTTGCCATTCTTTTGATTTAGATGTAGAAGTAGAAACAAATGGTGATCTTAGTAAATCTGCTACAGAAGAATTACCTGATGTAGATATATATATTGTATCACCTAAATTTTTAAGTGATAAACATATCGAAAAATATACTCAAGAAGTAGTAGATAAGTTTCTTGAAAAGTTTGTTTGGTTTAAATTTGTTTGTGCTTCTATAGATGATGTTAATTTTGTTTCTGACTTTTGTCAAAAAAGAGATATTCCAAAAGAAAGTGTCTGGATAATGCCAAAAGGAATAACTAATGAAGAAGTGACACAATCAAGTAAAGCAATTGTCAATTCTTGTTTAAGTTGTGGTTACAAACTTTCCGCTAGAATGCATATATCAATCTGGGATGGAAAGCGCGGAGTATAATTATATTAAAGGAGGCCCATACTATGGGAAGATCTGAAAATTGTGTAGTGCTACTATCTGGAGGATTAGATTCCACAGTAATGTTGTATTGGGTTAAAGAGAGATATGATAAAGTGTATCCTCTTTATGTTAATTATGGTTCAAGTCATAGGGAAAAAGAATATGCTGCTGCATTGAAAACATGCGAAGAATTTAATCTTACTCTTGAGACTGTAAAACTCGAAGGTAATATTCTCAGTGGTTCATCTCTTGTTGACAGTGCTGTTTCTACTCCTAGTGATTTGAAAGATACAATTAACACAGTTGTTCCATTTAGAAATATTATTATGCTTAGTCTTGCTGCTAGTTATGCTGACAAAGTAAATGCCGGTGTTATAGCTACTTCACCAACTAAAGAGGATTTTGAAGTTTTCCGTGATTGTAGAAGAATTTTCCACGATCAATTGGAAGTTGTGCTGAGAACAGCAGCAAAATTTGATCAACCTTATCAAATTCTTACTCCCTTTATTAATAACACAAAGGATGAAGTTATTGCTATTGGAGTTGGTTTAGATGTAGATTTTTCTAAGACTTGGACATGTTATTCACCAAAGAATGACAAACCTTGTGGTGTATGCCCTTCATGTCAAGTAAGAGAAAAAGGGTTTAAACTTGCTGGCATTCCAGATCCACTTATTACGGAGAAATAACATGCATATTCATTTTCATGACGAACAAGAAGAAATTAGATATAATGGGGACCAACTTAAAAGTTTGTTTCCTTATTCTATTTCAAAAGTAAAAGGTGATTGTCTTGTAGCCTTTTTTGGTCAAATGGATGTAAGAACAGATCATATGGTTGATATGGAAGATGTACTTCAATCTGACTATATTTGGTCTCCACTTGCATTTAATATGGTTGTAGAGATTTTCCATATTGGAATTGAGTCTGCAGTTCTTTATCAACGATCACTAATGCAAATAGCTACTGAAACGTTGAGAGACTTTTTGGTTTATCATAATATTGCTTCTGCTGATATTAAGCTAGAAGGCGATGACATTATGGTTAAATTTCTAGGACCTAAAGAAGATGATAAGTATGGAGTATGGAAAAAACTTTCTGTTTCAATTGCTACAGTAAGTCATATTTCAGGTCTTATCCATTCTGCTCTTAATGTTGATGTAGATGATAAAATTCCTGTTCCTGCAACTGGACTTCGTGATATTCTTATTGAAAGTAGTATAATTGTAGAATACTGCAAAGAAGTTTGCAACAGGTTTAAAGATTTTGTTCATTCAGTTAAATTGGCTTCAGTTAAAGTAAAAGGTGTTTAATATGGCAGAATTAAAAGATTTACTTGACGTTCCTGCATTCAATGATAAAATGGTTAAGGGAGCTTCTCTTTTGTTAGAAGGACTTATGGAAACCACTGGTTCTTCCATTGACATTACATCAGACGAAAATTTTAAAAAGACTCCTTATCGAATTGCAAAATCTTATCTTGAAATGTGTCAAGGTCTATCTCAGTTATCAGAAGTTAAAGATATACTAGCTACTAATTTTCCTAGTGATTATCATGGAATGATTGTTATTGATTCAATTGATGCATTTTCGATGTGCCCGCATCATTTTTTACCAGTACAATATAAGATAGATTTTGGATATATTCCTCATAATAAGATGTTGGGTCTTTCAAAGATACCTAGATTTATTAAGTTACTTTCAAAAAGACCTGCGTTGCAAGAGGATTTGACTAAAGAAATTATTACTTACTTTGTAGATTATGTGCAACCTGAAGGAGCAATAGTAACTCTTAGGGGTGTTCATAATTGTATGGTGTGTAGGGGAGTTGGAGCAGTTAACTCAGGTGCAATTACTAGTGAGATTTTCGGTAGTTTTGAGAAAATTGAAACTAGATCAGAATTTTTGCAGTTGATTCAGCATAAGAGATAATTGTGTTCAAGAAAAAATCTAAGCTTAAAAAATCCTGTGAGATTCCGGAGGGGGAATTACTGCCAATTTCCCCTCATAGAGTATTAGATATTTTTAAAGACCCAAAAATTGCAACAAGTTATGAAATTCAAGTATTATCTAAAACATATCTTGAATTGTTTTCAATGATTGTAGAAAGTATTGAAGAAGAAGTCATAGAAGCTGTAGGTTCTGGTGATATTCCTCTTCATTAAAGGAAGTATAATATGAAAATTCAATGTGATCCTATTCTTTATGGATTAGCAGTAAAGAAAATACGTAAAGCTAATCATAAATGTGAACTCACAGGAAAAGAGATTTCTTTAGAAACTTGTTATGTTAATAGTAAATATGATTCAGCTGAAATTCTTGATTACATTAAACAGGATATGGAAGCCTTTTATTGGATTTTTGATAGAATGTGGGAGGATTGGCTAGGTGTTTTTTCATTAGATACAGCACATTTATTTAAATCACATCCTCTAGATGATTATGCAAAAAAAATTATTGATAAAGTACTTGTTAATATGAAAACTCCTTTAGGAGCAAGAACAGAGTACATTAATCAATACGATCCTACATTACTTTTACCTGTTTTAAGAGAACCTACTCGTGAATCTATCGGGTATGAATTAGATCATATTCCTTTTAGAGGAATTGATGTGTGGAATGGTTATGAATTATCCTATTTAGACAAAACTGGAAAACCTGAGACTAAAATGATCAGGTTAGCTTATGATTCTGACAGTGATTCTATCATTGAATCTAAATCTTTAAAACTATATTTTAATTCTTTTAATAATACTGTAGTGGAAGATCTCAATAGAGGATCAATTATAGATATTATAAAAGAAGATTTGACAAATACGATTAAATGCAACACAATTGCAGCAGAATTTGTTCAAAATAGTGTATTTGCTTCTGATTCTAAATATACTTGTATAGATGATCTTACATGTGACAGTTATGGATATGAGTATAATCCTGATATTTTATCATTAAAACCCACAGAAGATAGAAAACCGATTTATATTTATTCAAATATGCTAAAATCTAATTGTAGACACAGTGGTTTGCCAGATTGGGGTACTGCTTATATTTCTTATCTACCCACAACTGCTGTATTAGATAACAAATCACTATTACAGTATTTAATTTCATTTAGAAATCATAAAGAATTTCATGAAGAGTGCTGTGAACGCATCCTCCATGATTTAATGTTTAAATTATCTCCAGATTGGCTTCGTGTTGAACTTCGTTATACTCGTAGGGGAGGACTTGACATCAATCCGATCCGTGTATATGATAGAGTAAATACTTATTCTTATGATTTTTATTCAGAATATTCTTCTTATAAAAGAGAAATGAGACAATAAGTAGAAAATACAGTTGTCTTGATATTTTATAGTATAATTAATAGCCGTAGGAGTAAAACTTGAGACTTGTAGCAAGCGCATTTATTCGATACTACCACATTTGTAAGTATCTAGGTGTAAAAAATCTACTTGCTTCAAAACACTATCCTGAACAAGTACAAAAAGCTATTGACTATGCTATAGGAACAGATAATATAAACCCTCTTACTAAAGGAAAAGATCAAGGTGTTGAAGATACTACTTTAATTGTAGACTCTGGAGCATTTTCTGTTTGGAATGCTGGAGGTGAACTTCATCTTGATGATTATTTAGTATTTTTAAGAGATTTTGATAAAAAGCATCGTTCTAAGTTTAAAGAAGTATGGTATGTTAACTTAGACGTTATTCCTGGTAAGCAAGGTGAATCTCCAACACCTGATCAAATTGCAAAAGCATGCGAAGACGGTTATAAAAATTATGAAATAATGAGGAATGAATTTGACAATGTAATTCATGTTTATCACGAAGGTGATGATCCTGATTATCTTAGAAAAATGATTAATGAAGGAGCTAAATATATTGGTATATCTCCTTCTAATGATGTTATGACTGGACCAAGACAAGTATGGCTGGATCAAGCATTCCATAAATTAAAAGAACATCCTCATATTAGAACGCATGGTTTTGCTGTCACTTCATTTGAGCTAATGAAAACATTTGATTGGTTTAGTGTTGACTCAACAAGCTGGTTTATGATTGGAATGTACGGTAAATTATGTATTCCTCTTGATAGACAAGGTCATTTATTTTTAGGTGAAGGCGATCTCGTACATAAAAAAGAAGTTAGTATTTCTGAAAGAAAAAAGAAAAGCGCTGACGGATATCTTACTTTAAGAAATTCAACTAGACCAGGTGATAGAGCATTTATTACTGAAGTAGTAGATAAGTATATTGATCATCTTTGTAAAATACATCCTATTACACCTGAAAAATTATTTGATGAGAGAAATGAAGCACGCGTATTAGCTAATCTTGCAATGTTTTTACAATTTGAAAAACAAGGAAGAATAGCACCTAAACTTGAACCTTTATTTGACGATCTATAGGAGGGATATGGAAACGCTTGGGAAGCCTCAAATTGACCCAGAAGTCATTAAGAATCTGGTTTTTTATTTTATGTGGTCTATTCATTTGATTAGTAAAGGATGTCCAGAAAGTGTAGCAACTACTACTCTTAACAGTTATATTGATGATTTAAAAACACATGTTAGGGGTTTTACGCATCCAGAACATTTAGCAAATCATTTGCAAGAAGCATATTCTAGGATTCCATCTTCTTTCCTTGAAGCTCATGAAATACCTAGTCATTTAGGTGATGGAATTAGAACGATTGATGTTAATTATTCCTGGGTTAAAAAATTATAGGAGGCCTCATGGCTGAGAAAGAAAAAGTTAGTGAAAAGGAAGAGACAAAAAGAGCTCCAATAGATAAAGAACTTCCTGCTATTGTTAATGAGATTAATAAACAGTTTAAAACTACTAAGATTACCACTCTTAGTAAAGCTAAATCTTTTGCGGTTAAAAGATATTTTAGTGGATCATTTGGTATAGATTATCTTACTGGTGGCGGCTATGCCTATAAACGGATTCTTCTACTCTATGGCCATAAAAGTAGTGGAAAGAATAGCCAACTCTATCAGATGATGGCATATAATCAAAGATTGTGCCGTAACTGTCATGGCATTCTACCTGAATATTATGAAAGTGAATCACAAGATCGTTGGACACGAATTCTTTCACAATTTATTGGTGTTCATGAATGTGTTTGTAAGCAACCAGCAGCAAAAATCTTTTTGCTTTTAGATTATGAGAAATCTCTTGGTGTAGAAGACCCTAAACCAACTATTGTAAGGATGTTGACTGATAAAAAGACTAATGGTCCAGTAGATGAAAACATATATAATCATCAAATAGATATTTTAGCAGATTTGAAAAGTAAAGATAAATTAACAGACCCACAAAAAGAAATTCTAGAAAAAACAGAAGCTTGGTTGAGTGGTGTAAAAGTAGAAGAGCAAGAAATTGAAAAAATTCCTGAAACAGATTACATGACTGCTTGTGGAATTAATATTGACAAACTTTTAGTAGCAGAACCAAAGTATATGGATGAGGGTATCGAGATTGTCAAGACAATTATCAAATCTCGTGAAGTTGATGGAATTATTTGGGATTCCATACAAGCAGCTATTCCTAAATATGTTGAAGCAAGGGATGCTGACCAAGCAACCATGGGTGTTGAAGCTAAAATGACTGGCCTTCTTATGAGACAAGTTGTTTCTGCTTTTTCAGCAGATGATTTACTTGACCCAACAGAAGCCTATAAACCTACATTATTTATAACATCGCAAGTACGGAGTGATTTAGGAGTAATGTATGCTAAACCAGATTCATATAGTGGTGGAAATGCTTTAGCTCACCATATTTCGTTAGCACTTGAAGTGAAACGTGATCAATTCCTAGATCAGAATGGTAAAGAAGCACCTTGGGGAGCTATTTACCATGGACAACGTACTAGAATTCGTGTAGAGAAAAGTAAACTTGGTTCTCCGGGTGAAATGTTCACTTACGATTACTATTTTAGAGCTTGTCCTAATTTTGCTGTAGGAAGTATCGACCATGTTGGTGAAATTGTCAATCTTGGTCTTTTAATGGGCCTTGTAAAACAAAGAGGTGCTTGGTGCGATTGTGGAGGACAGAGTTTCAATGGTAGAAATGCACTCAGAGAAGCATTAGCAATGGACCCTGCTCTTACAATGCAACTTTATTCTGATATAGCGAAGAGAATATGACAAACTATAAAAAGATCTCTAAAAAAAGAGAGATCGAAATAGGCAAGCAGATAGGAGGAAGGCCGCACCCTGGTTCAGGGTGTTTTTGGCATAAAAAGGGTGATGCTAGTAATGAATACTTGTTAATTGAAGATAAATTTGTTATTTCAAATAAGTATTCCATACAGATGAGCATTATAAAAAAGTTAACTAAAGAAGCTAATCAGCAAGACAAACTTCCTATACTTAGATTTGGTTTTCATAAAGAAGGATCAAAAAAAGATTATGCTTGTGTAGAATCTTGCTACTGTAATGATATGATATCTTTTGCAGGACATGAAACCAATAAAAAAAGCTTAACACTTACTAATGAATATTTATATGAATGCTATACAACATGCGAAAATGAGATCATGTGTCTAACTGTTTCATTCTTAATAGAAGATAGAAAATTTTATGTTTTTGAATGGAATGAATTTTTAGATAATATTGACAAAATTTTACCTTGAGGATACTTCATGAAGTGCCCATATGATATTTGTAATGGTACTGGTTTTATTCCTGTTGTTTTGGATAATGGTGAAGAGGAAGTAAAACCATGTAAATGTAGACTTGAAAAATCAGGCAGAGACTCATTAAAGAAAAAAAGGATTGATAGTCATATACCAGTAAAATACTGGGACTATACACTAGAGAATTATAAAAAAATAAGTAATCTCTTACCTTTAGATATTCGTGAATTTAATAAAGATAAGATTGCAGTAATAGAACAATATATTACTGATCCACAACTATTTTTAGAAGGCTCTCAAGTGCTTTGGTTATGGGGCAAAGATGATAATTCTTGCCATACTACTTTAGCAATTATTCTAGCGGAAGAGTTGTTAAAGAAAGGTAAGAAAGTCCTATTTATTGAGTTTTATAAGCTTCTTGAGATGTTCACTAACTTTGATGAGAAGAATGTATTCTTTAAAGAATTAAAAGATCAACATGTTTATGTAATTGATGATGCTTTTGACACTACTAGATGTACTACTAGTGCTTATAAGCAAAATCAATTGTTTGGTTTTATTAATGATGTATTAAATGATAATAAGCATATTATTTGTACATCTAATTGTAAAGTAGGTGAAATAGATACCTCATTATTTGGACAGCTTAAAATTATATTAAGTAGGTCTGTTGAACAGTTAGAAATTAGAGGTACATTAACTAATATACTTAGACAGATTAAATAAGGTGATTTATGTCAAAGATCTGCTCATTTCGATGTTTAGATGTAGAATTTGATGTATTTGATACAGAAAGGGTACCTCTTACAAAAGGAGATTACCCTTATTTTATTACACCCTCTAGATTTGCTAAAATAGAGATGTGGCGTCATGAGAATGGATCTGTGCAAATAAACAGTAAAGAGCAGTTAGATTTTCTTATTGAAAATGATTATATTGGGACATATAAAAAATGACAGTACAAGAAAAAAAGTTAGTATTGGAAGATCTTCCTGTAGATATCGATAATGAAGCTTTGATATTAGCTAATGCAATCAAAGATGAAAAAAATCGAGAAATACTAGTAAATAGGGTAGATTTTAATGATTTTCGTATAAAAGAAAATCAAGGTATTGCATTTGCTATAAAACAAATACATGAAAAAAGATTGGAGATGAATCCAGATACTCTTGTACTTATGGTTAAATCATCTCCGGTTAGATACGGTATCGACTTTGAATACGTTCAAAAAATGGAAGAGTATGATGTTGTACCTGAAGCAAACCTAGAACAACATATACAAAAATTACAACTTGATAAACTTAAAAATGATTTAGCAAAAGAGTTTTATGAATCTATTTTTGCTTCTTGTCTTAAGCCAGAATCCTCTCTTGCTGAATTACATGAGAGATTAGAAAAAGTAAACAATGTTTTAAAGAAAGGTTACTCACATAGTCAGTTACAATTTAAAACAATGGAAACCGTTATAGCTGATTATGAAAGATATAGAAAAGAGAAACGAGCTTTTTATACTACAGGATTTAGACAACTAGATGAAAAATTAACTGAAGGTCTTAAACCTAAAGGAATTACTATTGTTGCTGGACTCCCAGGTTCTGGTAAGAGTTCGATGACACTTAGTATGATGAATAATCTTGCAAACCAAGGTATCTATACTGCTCAGTTTGCGCTTGAGATGGACAATAATGCTATTGCATCTAAATTAGCTGGTTATAGAACAGGTATTCCTGTTAAGAAAATTGTAAAATATTTTGATACACTGGAAGCTAAAGAAAAGGAATTGCTTGAATATGAATTGCAACGTCTGGCAAGCAATAAGTATATGTTATTTAATGATACGCCATCACAAACATTAGCTACCATTAGAGAGCAAATTAAAATTCTTCAGGATAGAATGAGACAAGAGTATTTTGTTATTGTTATTGATCTTTTTGGTAAAATTCGAGAGTTTCAAGAGAGTGAAAACTTTGCTCGAGATTATGAAAAGAAACTTAATGATGTGCAGATTATGGCAAAGGAGCTTTCTGTTAATATTGTTCCTGTTGCTCAGATACATCGAGAAGTAGTAGGTCGTAAGTTTAATAGACCTAAAATGAGTGACATTAAGAATGCTGGTGCATGGGAAGAAGTAGCTGACATTATTTTAGGTGTACATAGACCTTGGTATAATCCTGAAGTGGCTATGGCACATCAAATTGCAATGAACGAATATCAATATAATCATGGAGAGGAACCACAAGAGGAAGAGGATAATCCTCTTGAATCTGTTGCTGAGGTTCTTATTCTAAAACAGAGGATGGGTGAAGGTAATCAGATTATCAACTTTATGTTTGATAAACATACTACTAGATATATGCCTATTACACAAGAATATCAAGATGATATTAATATGCAGAAAGATGATTTTGATGAAGCAATGATGTAATATGAATAAACTTGATGTTGAAAGAATACTAAAAGATTTAAATATTCCATATACAATCACTGGAAAGAATGCACGGATTAAGTGTATTAATCCAAATCACAAAGATGATACTCCTTCTATGTATGTCAGCCTTGCTGAAGGAGAAGAAGGAGTTTTTCATTGCTTTAGTTGTCATTATAAAGGTAATCTTCTTTCCTTTGTAAAAGATCAATTACAATTATCTGATGAAAATGCTCAAAAATATGTAAGTGACCAAAAGAAAGGCGGTTCAACAGAGGAAGAAAGATTTGCTTTTATTAAGCAACAAATGGGTAGAAGAAAAAAAGCAGGGTCAGTATACCAAGAAGCTTCTTTTATTCCTAAAATTAAACCTATAATTGACAATTACTATTTAACTAAACGTGGCTTTACATCAGATGAAATATCTAAGTGGGGAATATGCACTGTAAACGAGCCAGGTAAACCATATCATGGTTGGATTTATATTCCTATTTACTTTCAAGGTATGTTGAGAACATGGTTTTTACGTAGTACTACTTCAAATAGAAAATTATATGGATATCATACTGAGATAGATGAACATGGTAGGAAAATTAATGTAGGTTATCCACGATCTGATATACTTTATGGATATGATGAATTACCTGAAGATTGTTCTGAAGTTTATTTATTCGAAGGAATATTTGATAAAATTTGGTTTGAGAGAACCAAGAAACATAGTCTTGCTTTATTAGGCAATAGAATATCTGAAGAGCAACAAAAATATTTAAAAAGGTTTAAATCTGTATTTTTAGCACTAGATAATGATGAAGCAAGTTTCTTTATTGTAAAAGATGCTCTTAATCTTGCACCTTATATAGAAAATTTATGTATTTGGACACCCCCTCCCGGTAAAAAAGACGCAAATGAGTGCACAGAATTGGAACTTATGTCTCAGTTCTTAAAAGAACAGAGATTACAAGATTTTATAGAATCAGAGAGGTATATAAAATGGTACTTGAAAACGTCAACTCGAGCAATATTGAAGCCATCGGGTATGAACCCACGGAGCAAAAGCTACTAGTTAAATTTCGTAGCGGATCTTCTTATATTTATAATGGTGTTCCATACGATGTATATAATGAATTTTTACGTTCATCATCTAAGGGGCAATTTTTTCATTCATCTATAAAAACAGGTGGTTACGCATATGAAAAAGTTGATATTGCAACAGTATAAAATATAAAATACAAAAAAATTTATACTTAAAAAAATTTTATTTGACGATTTTGGTGGTATTGATATTATATTATATACTAATAGTATCAACACATAGAATAAATGAAAATAACCATTAATTTAGATAAGTTAAACCCCTCTTTTAACCAATTAGTCTCACAAAAGTTAAAAGAAGCTGGATTACCTGGATGCTTTGGTTTAATGACTTTGCCTCTTATTCCCGAAACTGAAAAGTTTGAAGATTCTGACTTACTGATAACTACAAAAACAGTAGGTAGAGAACAAATTGCTACAACTGAGCTATCAAGTTTTATTGATGGTTCAGAAGCTTTACTAGAAGGTAAAGCTCTTTCTATTCCAGGATTTAAAAAGCTGATTTCCAGAAAAGAAGCAATAGTAACTTCTTATGTGGATCAAGCTATTCTTTGTAGTAAATGTAAATTTACAGAAGTTTGTAATATGCTAACTAAGAATACTTTAGAATCAGCAAAACTTCTTCAAATAGGAGAAAATTAAATGAATGACTTTTTTCATGTAGTGGGTCTTGGTCAATGTGGTATGCGTATTTCTTCTGAGTTTCAACGAGCTGGTTTTTATACAGCAGTAATGAACTCTGACGAAGTAGATGCTCGTGGTTATCAAATTGAAGAAGATAGGATTCTGGTTCTAAAGAAAACAGGTACAGGTAAATCTCTTAAAATTGGAAGACAAATTGTAGAAGAGAATAGAGGAAAGTTTGAGTCTTTCCTTAGACGTCATGCTAACAAAAAAGGTTTGACACTTTTCATTGCTGGTGGTGGTGGAGGAACAGGTGGTTCTTTTGTTGCACCTGCTGCCGGTTATTTGAAAGAACAAGGATACAAAGTTGGTGTTATTTATACCTTGCCACCAAAAATGCTCGGTATGGTTCCTGCAGAAAATGCTCTTCGTACTCTTAAAGAACTTACTAAAATTGAAATGGATTTGTTTATTTTGGTTGATAATGAAGTTCTACTTGAAGAAGTAGGCAAAGAAACAAGTTGGTGGGGAAAAATTAATCGACTCATCTTATCTACTTTCTATTCTTCCGTAGAAGTACTTAGATCTGATAAAACTGCTCAAACTGGTCTTGGTTCGATTGACCGTGGTGAGCTTATTCGTACTATTAGTTATGGTAAGGGTCTTACAGACATTCGTAGATGCTATTTGACCATGACAGACTGCGATCTTCCTGAACAAGATCTTAGTGAGCTTCTCTTTAAACCTCAACTGATAGAAGGATACGATTATAAAACTACTCTTTGTTATCTTGTTTCTATTGATGTTCCTCAAAATGGTAACTTTACTGCAGTGTCTAAAAAGATATTCGATGTTGTTAAACGAAAAGTAGGTAATGGTATTTCTATTTTGGGGATGTTCCAAGATCCTCTTCTGAAAGATTCTGTAAAGGTTACTGTTGTTAATTCGGGGCTAAGACTTCCTAAAGTTCTTCAGTCCAGAATTAAAAATCTTAAGAGAGATGAGCAAGCATTTCTTGATAAGCAAGGCAAATCAGATGTCACAACTCAAATTTTTTCTGATCTTGATTTGGGGGTTAGTGTCACTGACGATGATTTTAGTATGTAGTTAAAAGAGAGGTTCATACTCTATAGGCTATAATCTCCTTAAGATTATCAAACATAAAGAATGGGGGTTTTGGTAAATGAAGAAAGAGTCTCAGGTAGAAGGGCTTTATGAGCAGTATGTTTCTGAAACCTCAACTGTGAAGAAGGAGAGGGTCTTATCAAAAATTATGAAATGCTATGAGAATTGGGGTAAGAGCTTGGCATATAATTATGCACAAGCATTTCCTTCTCATGAGCAGGACGATTGGAATCTTTTAGTACAGATAGGGATCTGGGAAGGTGTAGAAAAAGCTACTAGTCCTGATAATGTACGGAAATCTATCTATTATAGAGTACGACATCAGATTTCTAAAGAGATTCAACTTATTACAGCTAGCAAACGTACTTATTTCCACGAAGTTCCTTATGATAATCTTAACTTTGGTGGAGAAGAGGAAAATTTTTGGGTATCTAAAATGGATATCCAAGCTGCTGTTGAGCTTTTGCCTGAAAAAACAAGGACAGTAGTTAAACTTTGGATGGATGGGCTACCTGTTCTATCCTGCGCATGGAATGAGGTTCCTGTTGAACCTTGTATTTGTAAAGAAGTAGGATTGAAGGATGCTGCAGTATACTTTAGGCTTCAAGAAGGCTTTGAACTTCTTAGAAGATCTTTAAAAGGATATGAGTCATACGTATATGAGTAAAGAGCAGTCTGGAAATTCTGTTTCAATCTATATTTCTGATTTAAAATCTTATTCTGAAGTTCAAGATGAGATTAAAGAAGAATGGTTTAAACAGTATGGACGAACTCTTAGTAAAAGTGAGATTGTTATGAAATCTTTGATTTATCTACGTGATGCTCTTAAAGGAAAATCTCCTTTTGAAGAAGAATCTAAGAGAACAATAACATCCACAAGACAAAGTTTTTGTAGATTACATAAATGATAATTCGTGATAAGATTTACATCCCTGTATCTAGATTAGGATCAAAAGTTAATGATCTAGCCAGGCTTTTTACTTATCAGAATCCAGAATACTTTCAAAAGTCAAGAATGGGCTTTAGTGTATCAAGATGCAGCCCATTCTTGACTCATTACGCCTTCACTACTATAAATAATGAAAAATTTATTGTTCTTCCTAGGGGAGCCATAAAAAAGGTTATGACTTTCCTAAATAAGAATGGTATTCCCCTACGATATCTTGATGAAAGAGTAACTCACCCTGAAATTGATGTTCAATTAAAAGACACTACATTAGAAAAACAACAACTTGATATTATTGATATTTTAGAGACAAATGAAGGTGGATTAATTGAGATGGCTCCAGGCGGTGGCAAAACAATTGCTGCTCTTGGGTTTATTGCAAAGTTGAAGCAACCTACACTTATATTAGTGCATGAACATAGACTTAGAACACAATGGGAAGGTGAAGTACAAAGAAGATTAGGTGGTACATTTACATTAGGTAGATATGATGGAGATAAAAAACAAGAAGGTGATATTGTAATAGGTATCATTAATACTGCCTATAATATGTATAAAGAAGACAGAGAATTCTTTTCTAAATTTGGTATTGTAATTATTGATGAAGTTCACCATCTTCCTGCTCATATGTTCACACTCGTAGTTAATAATATCCCTGCAAAATATCGTATTGGTTTAACTGGTACTGTTAAAAGAAAAGACGGTAAAGAAGTACTATTATTTGATATACTCGGTGAAATCCTTACATCCATTGACCCTGAACAATTACGTCATAGAATAACCAACTTTGAATTTGAAATGATAAGCACTGATGTAAATGGCCAAGTACCTACTAGACGTATGTGGGTAGATGGTATCATGACACATAAAATTGACTATGTTAAGTTATTAAGTTTTTTAGTAGGCAATAAAGAAAGGAATACACTTATACTAGAAAAAGTAGTTGAATCTTTAGAGTTAGGACACAAGCCTTTAATTCTGTCTGATAGGGTAGAGCATTGTAAATATTTGCATTCCTACTTGACAGATTTAGGATATAATACTATATTACTAATTGGAGCCACAAGAAAAAGCACAAATTGGGAGGACGTAAGGCAAGATGATAGTGTACAAGCTATCGTAGCACAGCGAAGTATCGCTGAAGAAGGCCTTGATTATCCTAGTTTATCTGCAATTCATTTAACCTGTCCGTCTACTAATCTACCAAAGATTAAACAAAGGATAGGAAGGATTCGCAGAGTATCTTCGGATAAGTTAACTCCTAAAGTATATGATTATGTAGATAATGCAATTTCAATGACAGACACAAAAGGAAATACTTTTTATCCATTAAAGAGAAGTTCAAAATCTCGTGAATCTTTTTACAGAAAACTCCAGCAGGAGTATTCACAAACAAAATAGCTTGACTAAAGCGTACTGAGGGATACCGGTTATGATAACATGTTCCCTATTAACAATAGTTTTTTTACATCGGAGATGTTTGAAAAGGGTGTAAGGTTAAGTAAAAGTTTTAACACTAGAACCCAAGATGAAACTTATGAATTATATGATCTAATTAAGGACGCAGTATTGTGTGCACAGAATCCACAAAATATGGATTCTGATAAAGCATTACAATTTGTTGTACAAGCATTTGATCCTTTAATTAGAAAAGTTGCAAGTAGGATTTATTTACATGTAAAGGATTTTGAGGAGTTTGAAGATACTCTTCAAGAAGCCTACGTGACCTTTATAAATCTTGTTTATGGTTATGATCCTAATATCGCTACCTTTCCTTATTATATTAGGAATATGCTACCACGACAAGTTAAAGCATGGAGTCAGAAAACCAGAAAACGTACATCTACTCCTGTGGATGTAGTTATTGTAGACAATGCTTTAGTTGACCCAGCATATGATAATAAAGACAGCGTCTATGAAAGATATAATAGTATGATTTTCCAAAAAGAATATGAAGACTTTATCCTTGAACGAGCAGAAAAGAAAGCTAAAAGTGATACTGTAAAAGAAGTATGCTATAATTATTTCTTAGGTGCAAAAAGTTGTAGTACAATAGCTATGGATCTTGGTATCAGCTATCACGCGGTTTATGAAGTTTTGCAAAGGGTGAAAAGAGAATTACAAGATTTTATGCAAGATAGTTGTTTTGCAGACCCAGAATTTTGGAAACACATTTAAATGATAATTTATAGAATTATAAATACTTTAAATAATAAATGTTACATAGGTAAAACTACTTATTCTTTATCTGTGCGAAAATCTAATCATATTTCTGATGCAAAAAAAGGAAGTAATCAATATATTCATAAAGCAATTAGAAAATATGGTGAAGAACATTTTACTTTTGAAGTATTAGATGATTCTTGTGAGACAGAAACTGAATTAAATGAACATGAAATGTTTTGGATTAAATTTTTGCATACAAAAGCACCTGATGGATATAATTTAACTGAGGGTGGCGAAGGTGCAAGAGGTTTAATTCATAGTGAAGAACGACGTCAACGAAATCGAGAAGTTAACTTAGGAAAAGTAATGCCAGAAGAGGTTAAAGAAAAAATTCGACAAGCAAATATTGGTAGAACTTTTTCTGAGGAATGGAGAAGTAAAATAAGCGAAGCAAACAGAAGAAGGGGTTGTCTTAGTCAAGAAACAAAAGATAAAATCTCAAAATCTAAAAAAGGTAAAAAACAATCTGAAGAAGAAAAACATATGAGATCAATTTCAAGAAAAACCTATTTAGCTTCACTTACGGAAGAAGAAAGAAAAAATTTAGGAAAATCCTTAAGGGGAAGACCCTCATGGAATAAAGGTCTTACTAAAGAAACTAGTGAGTCTGTAAAAAAGATTAGTGATAAAGCGAAAGTAAGACCTAGAAAGAAAAAGCAACAAATGTTGGTTATATCAAATGATCAAATCTCTTAACATAGCATTACCAGAAGAGTTACATTATAGAGTAAAGCAGAAATGTCAATTTTATGAATTGACTCTACAAGAGGTTGTAGCTGCTTTACTTGAAAAATTCGATGAAGGTGAGTTAGATTATATTTTTAAGATAACACCATAACTAAACGAATTACTAAATTTTTTTATTTTTTGGAGAGTAAGACCTAAACTGATCTTACTCTTTTTATTTTTATAAATAAATAGGAAGAAACAAACAATGACAGATTCTTTAAGTGATAGACTTAGGGATCATAATTATGTTCCCTCACAAATACCAACCTCCCTTACTAAATCCACTACTCAGAAAAAGATTTGTCCTGTTAGATTTACAGAAGATGTTATTGAATATTGCCAAGGTGAAGAATTTTTACAAGCAACTCTTCGTAAATTACAAAAAGACTTTTTACTTGATTTGTATGAGTTAGATGAAAAAGGATATCCAAAATATGATACAGGTGTTTTTATAGCAGGTATGCGCGGCGGTAAGTCTATGCTTGCTGCTATTATAGCATCTTTTCAATTACATAAACTCTTAGCAATGCAAGATCCTGCTGCTCAATTACATCAGTTTAAAGGACAGCGACTAACTCTTCAATTTATAGCTTCTTCTGAAGCGCAAGCACAAGAAACAGCTTATGCTTCTTTTGAAGCTATTATAAATAATGCGCCTTGGTGGGTGAAGTATATTGAATGGTTAAAAGAAAGAGAAGAAACAGAAGGCCTTGGTAAAGGATCTTTGTTTGAAATGCTTTCTAATAGAATAGAGTTCAAAGAAAAGAATATTGCTGCTTTATCTCTTCACTCTAACTCTGCTGCACTTGTAGGTAAAACATCAGCTTGTTGTATCTTTGATGAGTTATCTCGATTTGACGTAGCTGAGGGAGCTATACAGACAAAGACACAGAAACGATCTGCTCAAGCTGTTTATGATGGTGTTGCTAAAGCAGCTACATCGTTAATGCCTTTTTCAAAAGTAGTTACAATTACATCTCCTATGTACGAAGATGACTATGGTATGAGACTCCTTTATATGTCAGGTACATTTAGAGGGGGAAGTCAAAGCGGTATTATTCATACATTAAGAAAACAATATCCTATGAAGGTTGAAAGACAAGTAGGATATCATGCAACTACTTTTGAATTAAATCCAAAGGTAGATGAAAATGGTAATGATATTCCTGGTGGTTTTTCTGAAGAAGATGCATTTTTCAAAGGAAAGAAAATTGAGAGCCCTGAAGGTTTTAGACGAGATTATTTAGCTATACCGCCTTCTGCTGTTAGTCCATTCTTTGAATATCCAGAACGTATAGATGCTTGTATTGTTAAAAATAGAAGCATTGTAGATTTCCATGATAGAGAATTTGATGAGTCTGTTCAAACAGTTGACGGGGATACTATTGTTAGAAAATATATTGGGAAATCTATTATTGTTAATAAGCCTAATATGCTTATGGATTATTTTATTTCCTGCGACCAGGGTGAAAAGAAAGACGCGTTTGTTGTTGCTATGGGTCATGGAGATGAAGTATCCTATGATTCAGTTGATGGAGAAGGTAAACCAATTACATTTACAAGATACAAAGTTATTATAGACTTTATAGAAGGATGGATTCCTGATAAAGAAAAACGTATAACAGTATCTTTCCCAAATGTAGAAGATATTATTGTTAGACTAAGTGAAAACTTTAATATCAGAAAGGTAGTATTTGACCAGTGGAATAGCACAGAATCTTTACAAAGATTATTTAGTAAAGGTATTGTTGCTGAAAAAACAAAGCAACAAGAAAATCTTAAAAAGTATGAGATACTAAAAACACTAGTGTACAGTAATTTAATTGAATTACCCGAATCAGATATTTTAGTCAAAGAGTTAAGACAATTAAATCTTATCCGAGGTGTTAAAGTTGATCACCCCGGAGCAGGAAGTTCTGACCATTCTGATGCTATTGCACGTGTAGTTTGGGAGGTTTATACTAATGTAATTGAGAAAGCAATTCAAGGTGAAATACCTGGACCCCGTAGACATCAAATGCCTACCATTAGATCCGTTGCAAGCATGTATGAACACATGTCAGGACCAATGATATCGCCTATCTGCGACTTTGCTACCACATCTCCTGCAACTAAAAGCAGTATTTTTGGTAGAGGATTTATGGTTGAAGGTAATATCAAGCCTAACTTCCTTACTAAATGATACAAATGACATATTTTCTATTATAGGAGATGAGTATGTCCAAAAAAATGTTAAAAGACTTACAGGATGTAGCTGAAAAATTTAGAAAAGACTTCCCAGGAGCAACGGCTTATGTAACACAAGCATACTTTGAAAAGCATGGTAATACTCCACGTAATCAATTCCTAGCTGAATTTGGTTCTTTTTCAAATTTTAAAGAAGAGGCAATGAAAGATGCAGGTGTAGAAACAGAGGCATTTGCATATGAAAAAAAGATATTAGGATTGCAAGAAGAAATTAAACATTTAAAAAAAGAAAAAATAGAATATATGAAAAGATCCTCAGAGTATGAGGAATTAATTGATTTATATACTTCTAATCTATCAAATCAACACATGTTTCCAATTTCAGAAGCAAAAATTAAGATAGAATCACTAACAGATAAAAAAGCAATTCTTCATTTAAGTGATCTACATTTAGGAGAAGTAGTAAAATTAGAACATGTAAATGGGGTTAATGCTTTCAATAAAGATATAGCCATTCAACGTATGGATGCAATATTAAGAAAATTTGAAAATTATTGTACAAAGAGTAAAATTGATGAATGTTTTATTTTATTGAATGGGGACCTTGTTGATGGTGGTTTAAGATTAGAGAGTATGAGGAATAGCGATTTAAATGAGTTAGAGTCTATCTTTTTTCTTCATGACTATTTAATTCAAAGACTGTGCCAATTATCTAAATCTTTTAAAAAGATTAATGTTGTTGTAATTGTAGGGAATCATTCAAGGATACTCCCTGGAAAACCTTACTATAAAGAAAAAGTTGTTATGTCATATGAATACTTGTTAGGAAGAATGCTAAAATCTTATTTTGATCATAGAAAAGAATTAGAAACTAATAAAGTTATTGATATTATAGTTCCTGAATCTGCTTTTACAATTTTAAATGTAAATGGTAGTAAATTTTTGGTAACACATGGAGATATTTTAAGTGGTGGTGGAAGCGGAGGTTTTGCAGGTATTCCTTTTTATGCAATTGCAATGAGTTCTGCAAAACTTTATGGAATTTTACACCAAATTGGAGTTCAAGAAAACCTTCAGTTTGATAATCTTTTATTTGGACATTTGCACGTCCCTTGTAGAATACCACTTTTTAATGGTAATTTTGCATATGGAAATGGATGTATATGTGGAGCTAATGAATATAGTATTTTTAAAATGAAAAGTGTAGCAATAAAACAACAAACACTTGTTGTTGTGTTTGGAGATGGACAAGTATCTACAAGTGACATTTATTTTGATTAATTCCTATGAAAGAGTACTTTGGTTTAATCTATAAAGCTACTAATATACAAACAAAAAAGATGTATATTGGAAAAACTATAGATAGTTTTGAAAATAGGAAAACTACGAACTTTTTATGAAGTATGGCTTGAAAAGTATAGAAAAGAAGAAGCAGACATAAGATTTGAAAAATGGAAAAATAATATAAGAAATAGAAAGAATTCTTCTAATCAAATATAATTGAAGCTAATTTAACAACATCAATATCTTTTTCAAAGGAAAGTCCTCGCTCACGGATAACAAATTCCACAGCGAGGATTTTTCCTTTTTTATTTTTAGTATAATATGAATTATACCTGTCTCTTATTTCATATTGAAAATATGAGAGTAGATATTGTTCATTATCCGACAAAAGCATCTTTTTCTTCTAGATTTAAGAGTAATTGTTCTTCAATATGAATATCTTCTGTATTTTCACACTTGTTACAATGGTTTCTTCTTTTATCATCCAACCACATTGATCCACATTTGGGACATGAGCAAAAATACTGTGATTTCATAATTGTTACTCCTATTTTTAATTATAAAGATATCATTTTTCAGACTTTTTCTGTTCTAAAACAGCTTTAATAAATTCTTCTATTGTTTCCTCACTACTCCAGCAACAGTATTCATTTACACACCATTCTTCCCCATTTTTTATACTTTTTACTTTCTCTGCTCCACATTGCGGGCAATAATCTTGTATCTTTTCTCCTTGTAGTTTTACCATAAGAAATTCTTTGACAGGCATACCACTTAAAGAAAATGTCATAGCTAACTCCTTAGTGTCTAAGTAAATTGATAATATTGTTTGTTCTTCTTTCGATTCTTTCTTTTTCTTCATTCTGTAGATCCTCATATGAAGTTAAAGGTATATTTTCTAATTCATCTACATCTTCTTTACGAATAACTATAGCACCATTATTACCTTTTTGATATTTAGTAAGGAATGCTATGATCCATTCTTTATATTGTAGTTCTAATTGAATTTTAATTTCAGATTCTTTTTCTGATGTAAGAGAAACAATAGAGGCAGGAGGAAGTGAGGAAATTCCGACTAGCTCAATATATTGAGAGCTGTATTTATCTTTTTTGAGAGCGTTGTTCATTTCATCGTCTACGCATGATAAAAGTAAGAGAATAAGTAAGATAGATAATCTATACATGATTTCTACCTCCTATAAATAATTCCTCCTTTCATATTGATGTAATTACAAAATAAAAAAGCCCTAAGAAATCTTAGGGCTTTATCTTAATGTAATAAATGATCAGCGCAGTAACTAGCTGCAAATGCACCAGGTTTTATCTTGTAATCAAATCCCATAGCAGACACATATCCACTAGCAGCAGCTACATAAGAATGTGATTTGTATTTACTGTCTGGGTTAAAGTCTAAGTGAACTTCAAATTTTCTATTTCCAACATATGGATGTATCTCCATAGCACATTTAACAGCCATATCTACTTCTTTCATTAGTCTTTCTGAGATAGCCATGTATTTAGGATCTTTGCTTTTTTCAGCAAAAACCATACTACCTTTAGATGAAGCTATATGGATAACTACAACTAAAGCAAAGTGGGTGTGCCCATCGATAACTTGTGAATCTACACCTACATAAACAGAGCTTGATTCTGGGCTCTCCTCAATGTGTTTTTTAACCTCTTCATACACTAGCTTTCTCATAACAAATAACCTCTGGGAGAAGTACGAGAATCGAACTCGTATCTTTGGAACCACAATCCAAGGTAATAGCCGTTATACGAACTTCTCCATAAAAATAAATTTGAGATTGAGAGACTCGAACTCTCGGAAAAGGGTTATGAGCCCTAATCCCCACCTGGATCTCAACAGGATACTAGCTATCACTAGTAACCTTTTTTGTTCATCGACCGGAGAGAATATGATGTTTATGTCGGGGTGGTCGGGATCGAACCGACGACTTTCTGCTCCCAAAGCAGACACGCTACCGCTGCGCCACACCCCGTATTTTACTTTAAACAATTCTTGCAGGAGTAAGTACCCTTAGCAACCCATTTCAAGTCTTTAAAAAAGACATTAGCACCACATCTATAACAAATTCCTTTTCCTTCTTCAATTAAAACTCGTATTGAATCCCCTTGTTTCCAGAATTTACAATTTTGTATTGCTTCTTCAGTCATTGGGATCGGTTTTGCATAATTTTGTGGATGACCACAAACAAACATTGCATGAAACCAACAATTATTACAATTATCCACTAGCTTGCTCTTTTAACTCTATATTGAATAGCGTCAGAAATATCTCTTAGTTTAGCTGGTTTAGAAACCTTACAATCATCATACTCGCAATTGAAACAATCATCCTCACATACACCTAAATGTATTCTAATACAACTATTACACACAGTAAAACTATATTTATTCTCTTGTGTGATAGGAGTGTTACAATATTTACACACATTCCTTTTATTTTTAATTTTATGAATAGAATTATACTTCCTTTGATATTCTCTTTTTTGCTCAATATCCTTAAAGGGCATATTTTATATCCTTATTGATATTAAAATAAAATGAGCTCCCGAGAGGAATTGAACCCCCAACCTACTGATTACAAATCAGTTGCTCTACCGATTGAGCTACAGGAGCAAGTAAGTTATGTAGTTGGTTTAAGAGCCAACTTCATTTCTTTCATTTTCTTAGTCTTTTCTTTCCAGCTTAGTGATTTCCAAATCTTTTTAAAAATCCTGTAGTTAATATCTTGTGAGGAAGATATTTTCCTACTATACTTCTTAAGTACTTTAGCTGTTTTAGTATTCATTTCATCTCCTTTTTCTTAATGTCTTTATATAAATATCTTTTTTTCATTAAACTTTTTATAATTTTGTCTGTTTCTTCTATTGTTAAATTAGCTAGTTTAGCAATATTATCGATATAACAAGGTTCACTGTTTTTCCATTTATTTACAATGTTATAAACATCTTGTTCTATTTTAGAAGAGAACTTTTTATAGCTCACAGCATTCCTTTTATAAGATAGTATACAGGCGGCTTATATTTACAACCTTTGCTCTTACCTTCCGGAACGGTTACGCGGACGGCCTGTATACTAATTGGCGGAGGCCGGATTCGAACCGGCGTTACAAGTCTTTCGACGCCGAGGGTTATGAGCCCTCCGAGAAGCCAACTCCTCTACTCCGCTCTATATTATAAAATATACCAATTGGTTATATTTTTCTTCTAAAACTTTTTAATAATAGCAATAGTACTATCTGAAATCTCTTTCTTATCTAAATCAATTGAAAGATTAGCTTCAATTGAAATATCATTACTTATATTTACCAATCCATCTTTAGGCTGATTACTTTGCAGAGATGGATCCTTTCTTAGATTTTTACCGTTTACTGTTTTAAGCCACTCGAACATATACCTTACCTATGCAGGGGTGACACGAGTCGAACGTGCATTGCCGAAGCACGGTTTTGGAGACCGCTGGGTTAGCCATTACCCTACACCCCTAAATATTCTGAGCAAGTGATGGGACTCGAACCCACAATGCTTTCGCATCAGTTTGGAAGACTGACAGCTTACCTTTAGCTTACACTTGCTTATTGAATCATTCTTACTTGAGTATAGTCACTAAGTAAGAATCTTCTCTGCTTATTTACTTCTTGAATTGCCTCACAAATATTATCATACGATTCAGTTACTAACGTATTAAATTCTTCTTCATTAAATTCTACAATAGTGCGATCTCTTTCAAGACACTCGTATAAGTCTTCTACATTTTTATAAAATTTTCTATAAAGAAGAGTATATACTTTTTTTATATCCTTAACATAAAATCTAATAAATGAATCTTGTGTAATGAATCCAATATAAACAGAGTTATTATCTATTCTTTCCCAAGTACGAAATTTTGTTTGATCTGACCTAACACTAAGTTCTTCAATAAGATCATCTATATTAGCTTTTATATAGCCAGTACCATAATGAAAGTTATTTAAATCATATGTACTAGCAGTATCATTACCAATAATAGGATTGTAACCTTCAGGTGCATTTAACCAAATACCATCATGAAGAAATAAGTGAAATGAACGTAACATCCATTTGTATAATTCTTCTTTCATATAATTTCTCCTTTCTAATTTATACTTGTAATATATAAAGAAAAGAGAATAAAACTAACTAAAGCATTGCTCCAACTTGTGGACTTGTTGTTACTCCTTGTTGTAAGAACGTTGCTGATGCCTGTTGTACAGCTTGTAACCAAGCTTCTTTAGTAATTAATGAACGAAGTATAGGAACTATATTCACTAAATTTGGATCTTGACTTCCTTGATTATATATTTCAATTCCTATCCAATCCATTGCTGGAATCGAATCTGTTTGTGTTTTAGCTTCCTGAGGAACCATACCTTTTTGAGATATAAAATCGTCAATAGTTAATTTTGCTATATTAAGAAGCGTAGAATTAACTAATGTATTAAGATCTTGCTCAGGATTCTGTTGTATAGATGCAATTAACTTACTAATTTCACTATCAAGAATCTCTTGAGTTAAATCAGCATATTTAACTACTATATGAGCAAAAACAGTTTTATAAAATCTTTCAAGACAATCAGCTCTTCTTGTATCCATATATACTTCTCCTAGATAGATAATATATAAAGATAACATGAAGAGTGATTTTTTAAGTTTCACTGCTTCAAATAAATTAAGCAGCTACTACTACATCTTTCTCCATACGATTAACACCAATAACTTCAAACTTCTCATCTTCATTCCACTTAGCTTTAACAGCAGAAGCAGCAGCACCTACATCAGTAGCAACAGCTAGTTCACAGCGGTTGATAACTTTTCCTGTAGTGCGCGAGGTACGTTTAATGTCTACATGGTACAGGTTCATTATAAAGCTCCTTTCATTTAATTTATTTTGATACATTTAATATAAGAAACCTTTACTAATAAAGTAACTAGTATGTACCACGAGAGGGACTCGAACCCTCACCAATTAAGACTAGTTCCTAAGACTAGCGCGTCTACCAGTTCCGCCATCGTGGCATGTGCTCAAGGTCGGGATCGAACCGACTACACACGGATTTTCAGTCCGTTGCTCTACCTTCTGAGCTACCTGAGCTCATGTGGATCGTCCCTGACTCGAACAGGGGGCCTAATGATTATGAGTCATTTGCTCTAACCAACTGAGCTAACGATCCAAGAATTGGGACTTCTCCGACTTGAACGGAGGACCTATTGCCTATCAAGCAATTGCTCTAACCAAACTGAGCTAAAGTCCCTGTTTTGAAAGAAAAATAAACTAAAGGTGTGTTGCTACACCAAAGGAGACACATTGTTTATCCTAGCCAACACTTCCTGCGGGTCTCACAGGTCTTAGTTTTTACACTTGGTCAGTTTCGGAATGATCTCCACTCATTAAAGTATACAGTTTCCCAAGCTGCTGGCTACCTCTAAGCCCACTGCCTTTAGTTATTCTGTGGACCTGATCGGTTACGATCCGACTACCTCCTGCTTGCAGGGCAGGCGCTCTCCCAATTGAGCTACAGGCCCTAATTAGTTAATGTTTTAGCTTTTCACCTTCTTTAATCATTTCTTCTATAACATTGTCAATTAAAGTAAAAAGTTCGTCACTATTTCTATCTAGTAAAGCAGCTACACCACTAATTATTTTTATTTGAGTACTTATTTCTTCATCTTCGTCTTCACTTACAGGAAGATACATTGAAATTGTATTATCAGTACGAAGAACAAGTGCTGCATCACCATCTTTTAATGTAATTTTTGTTTTACCCATAAATGTCTTCCTTATGTTTGGTATTTGGATCGGGTGAGGGTCGAACTCACGACTCCTGCATTAAAAGTGCAGTGCTACTACCAACTGAGCTACCGATCCTTTCGTTTATTACTTTCCTTATCACTTTCCTTCATAAGGAAACCTCCTTTAAATTAAAATGTGTTCCTGAAGGGACTCGAACCCCTAACCTTCTGATCCGTAATCAGAAACTCTAAATCCAATTGAGCTACAGGAACTTAAAATGCGTCCCAGGAGAGGATCGAACTCCCGACAAACGGATTAGAAATCCGTTGCTCTTCCACCTGAGCTACTGGGACAAAAAGCGTGTTGATATACTCAACACTAAAACCAACGATTTCCATCCAAATCGCTTGCTCTGGAGGCAAGGATCGAACTTGCGACCAATCGGTTAACAGCCGATGGCTCTACCGCTGAGCTACTCCAGAATATATTAGATAAAAGGAGTTAAATGCAATAACCTTTTAATTTTCCATTTGATATTTTTTATTAAGTAAATACTATATCTTACTATTCTTTTAACAGTCCATTTGTTTTTTATTTCAATTTCATATTGACCATATTTAGTTTTAGATACTATTTGAAATGCATTGAAAAATTGATCGTTTGATCCCCATGGTACACCACAGTCATATTCTGTTCCATCTTTATATTCAATTGAAATACCTGTTATGTCTGAATGGTTAGTAACTCTTTTATATAAAGATACATATTCATCATTCCAATTTTTATATTGTAATGGTTTAAGGTCTTTAAATATGACATAAATCCACTCTGCACCATCACGTTCATCACCTTGTGTTACATTACAACACGAATAGTGTTTGTGAACTTTTCCAATATACCAATTTGAAATATGTTTAATATCTATTTTAGCAGTATCACAATTTTCAAAGATTAATACTACATTTTTCACTTCTTTAAACATGTTCTATTATATCCTTGTATGCGAGGCTGAAGGGACTCGAACCCTCGACCTTCTGCGTGACAGGCAGACGCTCTAACCAAACTGAGCTACAACCCCGTTTATTTAAGAATCAGCAATCTCACTAGTAAAATAACGATTTTGTGAAACTGTAAGTGCTGTACAAAGACTACATTGCCAACATTTATGTTCCACCATCCATTTAGCATACTCTTTTAATTCTACACCTTCAATTACTATCGAAACAAGAAGTTCTCCATTATCTTTTATTTCAATAGTAGGAAAATCTTCTTTCAAGTCAGCTAATACTTTAGCTTTAAGAGCAGTAGCACTATCCTTATCAGCACAAACTTTATCAAAAGCAAGAAGATCTTTCATACATTACTCCTTTAAAAATTGTGCCCAAGGCCGGAGTCGAACCGGCACGGAGAAATCTCCATGGGATTTTACTTACCACTATAGCTTTCGCTACCAGTATTGCGCGTCTATTAAACTTTTTACTACTTATTTATTTAATGTGGTTCGTAGCCCCCACTCTTAATAGAATACTGTTTGTAGTCTGGACTTTGTCTTCACCATATTAAAGTACCACGACTGCCATATCACTGACCTCTATGTAGGCCACAGTCCTTATGACTTTAATTTAGGTGGTGCCCGTCAAGTCTCTACACGTTCCAAGCAGGTGAGGTATCAGATTATTTCTAATCTTCTCATTCTCCTTTTGCTTTCCTTACTTGGTTTCGCTCGGCGTTGGGTCATATAGATTCTAATTAAGATCTCTCCATATAGGCCGTTCACCGAATTTGAGCACTTACTACTAAAAAGTTTCCTTTTTAGCGACCCTTTAATGAGTCCCAGGTGTCTACCAATTCCACCACTTGGGCAAAATAAAGTAAGGTCTAGCAAGTAGAAGTAGGGAGGTAACATTTCAAGCGTTAACCTACTCCTATCCGTACCTTACTTTATTAGAATTCAGAAATTAAATGCCCCCTTTAGCAAATTCAGAAATGATTGATGGTGCCGCTGAATCGAAGCCGCAAACATCAAGCATTCCAGGGTCTTTAGGATCTGCAATTGTAAATTGAGTTCCTACCATACCTACAACAGCTAATTTAGCATCTTTCACATGAGCGTTTCTATACTTTTTGAGTGCTTGGCTTGGTGCAATTCTTCCGGCCCAAGTCTCATTATCAGTATAGATTGTAAAAATATCAAAGTCTAATTTTTCTCTAAGAGCCCATTCCATCGGCAATGCACAATCTGTTCCTTCGAATGGAAGACCTGAAATTTTTCTAATAGTTTCATTCAATGACATTCTAGGAGTAATGTCAAGGTGCATGAATCTACTAGAGAATCCCATAATCTCATAGTTCTTTTCTGTACGAGCAGTTACCATTGCCATACAAGCAGATGCTTCACGGCAAGTAACAATACCATACGCTCCAGAAATATAAGCTCCTCCCATTGAACCAGATACGTCAAGTGCAAGTAAGAATCTTTTATCTGTTGGTTCAATATTCTTGAAACTAAGATAAAAAGCTTCTTCAAGTGCATCACGTACTTTACCAACAGGCTTCCAAGTAAGACTACCTTTGATTCCATGACCCATTGAATATGTTTTTAATGCAATGAGAATATTCAATGGATGCAGTCTACTTTTAGAAATATAATCCTGATTAGTTAATTTTCCAACCACACGTTCAATTTCATTAAACTTACCAGGACCAATTACTCCGATTGCAGTAAGTCTGTTAAGACTTCTCATTAATGCTGTAAGTGGAATATCATCAAGAGCTTCTGTCCAAATACTAACATTATTCTTCAGTTCAGTAGGCCAAGCATCTTGAGGAATTTTGTATTCCTTAATAAGCTTTTTAGCTTTTGCTACATCAGCTGTTTTAAGTTCATCGAAAGCATTAATAAGTTTCAATGCTTCTGATTTTTCTCCTTTAACAGCATACTTAAAAAGCTCATTATGAGCATCGGACACTGGTTTTACGTGTGCAGAACGAAGAACATCTCGATGTGTCCACTGATTTCCTGTTCCTTCAACAGTACGTCCTTGATATTTAACTAGTTGATATTCAAGTTTAGAAGGTTCCATTGCATACCAATTAGAAATAGCTTTACGTACTGACCTTCCCCAACTTCTCATTGTATCTACATAGTGAGTAAACATGAAAAGATGAGTACCTGTACGACAAATCTTAGGCATAGCCTTTGAGATTTCAGTTTTGAAAGAACTATCTTTACAATTAGTAATAAGAGCTGCTAAAAGGAAAATAGCTTGATCATTTTTAGCTGCTCTACCTGAATCAGAAATTTCTACAATAGTTTCAAGTACACGTTTAGGGTCTTCATCTATACAAGCTAAGCAATTTGAGATGTTTAGCTTAGTAAGATCATTTTGAGTGACATAGTATGTTCCGCCTTCAGACCCAAGCACAAGGAAGCGTTGGAGCATCTTCCACTTATCTAGTACGAATGTGTACCCACCTGCATTATTCTTTGCCATTTCCTTTTCACGACCAGGAATAGGCTGAGATTGAGGTGTTTGTTTAGAATCTTGAAAAGAACTGTAATTGACAGCCATTTTGCTGCCTCCTTCATATAAGATTAGGTCAAGTAGTTGGAATAGGGGAAACATTCTGAAGTTAACCTACCCCATCCGTACCTAAAACCTTTAGGAACAAGGCAGGATTTGAACCTGCGACCAGCCCATTATAAGTGGTAACCTTTTCTCTTCCGTACCTTTCAGTCAATAGTTTGAAAAAAGGGTTTTAGCTGCTCTACCGCTGAGCTACTTGTTCCTTGTCCTAAGGGGAGGACTTGAACCTCCGACCCGTAGTGTGACCTGTTAACCTTAACCTGCCGTACCTTTCGGTCAAATAATCGGAAAAGGTATTTTAACTACTGCTCTACCAACTGAGCTACCTTAGGATATAAATATAATTGGTCAAATGAGTTGCGATAGGATGCTAACACCATAAGTTAACCTATCACATCCGTACCAATTAATTCTGCGGGACTAGGACTCGAACCTAGACAACAGATTCCAAGGACCTGTGTCCTACCAATTAGACCATCCCGCAATAAGAAATACAATTATATCAGGTACTTTTTGACTTCTACTTATAATATAAGATAAGTAAAAGAAGAAAGTAACTAATGCGGGCAGAGTAGGATTTGAACCCACGGAACCTTTAGATCCTCTAGTTTTCAAGACTAGCGCCATAAACCAGACTCGGCCATCTGCCCGATGCGGAGAGGAAGAGATTTGAACTCTTATCGGCCTGCCGGCCTACGCAGGTTTAGCAAACCTGTCACTTACCAGTTAGTGTACCTCTCCTAATGCATCGGGGACGGGACTTGAACCCGCAAATACCAACGTGAAAGGCTGGTGACTTTACCAATTTGTCTACCCCGACATTGGACCGTCAAGGAATTGAACCTTGCTGAAAAACTATCCTGTAAAAATAGCGCCTACCCAGCCGGCCCACGGTCCATAAAGCCTACTCTTTGTTTATAGTGGCTGTTGGCAGCGTAATTCCACTACACGATTTAAAGCTAGTGCGTACTCATTTGGATGGGGAGGGATTCGAACCCCCAACGCTCAATCGAGTCCAGATTTACAGTCTGGTAGTGTCCACCAGTCTCACAAGCCCATCCATTTTCGTTAGGTTAATATATAAATTTTATATATTAACCTGTTTTCAAATATCGTAATATCAATATATAAACAAGTAAAGAAAAAACTAACTAGCAATAAAAAAGCATGAGATTTGTTTCTCATGCTTTTTCTTCCCATATACTTTGAATGAAGAAATCACATGAGATAGACTCCGCGTTCCTTGGCTTGATATAAAGAACTAGGATCTATTGCTACTGTGAGCGATAGTGAATTAAACATATGATTTCTGGTCCTTTGCGTCATGTTTATAACTTATATATCATATGGGATTTTGTCAAGACTTTTTTCTTTTAAATAAAGAAATATTAAAATTTTTTTTCATAATCCACAATATCTTCCATTGTTCCTAACACTTTGTTTATAACTGGATAAAATATAATATCATCAATTGTTTTAAGAAGGATGAGCAATTCACTTTTTTCATTGCATAGCTTTGTAAGTCCAGTTTCTGGACTGTGAGCTACGTACATTATTGGTTATCTTTTCCACAATCAATTTTTTCATTTGTAACCGGAACCATAATTGTGAATTGCTTTGTTCTGCCACACTGTACAAAAGGACCTTCTGTTCCTTTATGGACTGGACATTCCTTACAACTTCGTAAATCAATTTCCATTTTTACACCTTTATTTTAGTAATTCAATAAAATCATTTGAGTTAAAATATTTTTGTAGGGCTACTAATTCTTCCTTTAGAAAAATAAGAGAACACGTTGTATCTCCTGATACTGAGATAAGTGTTACTTGATATTTAAAATCAGGAAGTTTTTCAACCATTAATCTTTCTGTTTTAACTTCTTGTCTGTGTTCTAATAGTTTATCATATGTAGTTTTGGTTAATTGCATATAGAAAATAAAAAACAAACTAATTGCGAAAATAATGATAGAAGTAAGGTGAAATTCAAGTCTATTTCCACCTTTTTTTTGTTTTTTTACATAAATAATAGAAAGTACAATAATGCTTACAGTTACGGTACAATACAAAGAAATTAACAGCATGACAATCTCCTTAGCAAAAAGCGTAAATGAAGGATTTTACTGACGTATCTTTAGTCATAGCAGCATTAGAGAAAACAATAATGGGCTCCTTACGGTAGAAGCCCAAAGTAAAATCTGTTTTATGTGTGTAACCTAAATCTTCTAGCAAATATTTTAATGAATAAAGCTCTTTAGTAGTAGCTTTTAATTTCAGATATTTCATTTTTTATTTCTGACTTAATAAATTTTAAACATTCATGTCTACTATTATTATATTCTGGATGAATATAGTCAATTCCATAATGTAAATCTTTAATTATATATCTTACACAGTAATCTCTAAATGGACATCTTTTTTTCGTTAGTTCACCTGAACAAAGATGTGGGCTAGACATTAAGGTTTCCTTTTTATTCCATATTCACAAAGTACAACAACTAGAGCTAATACACCAAGTGATGACCATATACTAATAAATAAAATTTTATTAGGGAAGCTAAGATACTCTAAACTTCCCTTATACCAAAGTATAGCACCTGATACAGCACCGCAAATAAACCAAAGAGTCCATTCTACAATCATTTCTACTCTGTCTCCTGTATTGTTGCTTTTCCATTTTTAATTTCAATGGTTCTATATTTCTTTTTTACTACAGTGACACCTATGGGAATCTTATTTTCTTCTATAACTGATATTCTATCATTTACTTCTTGTAGCTTTGCTTTCCAAGGTGTTAATTGCATATCAATGTCTTTTTGATAATTTTGATTAACTACTGAAGCTCTCCAATCTGCATCTGTCCAATATACCATTCTAAAATAACCAACCATTAATGTAATTGCAATTAAAGGTAAAATTACTATAACTGTAATTAAAGCTACCTTTTTAAGGAAAAGTACATCAAGTGTTAATTTAACATTCTTTCTTTTTTTCTTTGCAATAGTTAATTTAGGTATAGTCCAATTAAGTCCTATCTCTTTTCTTTTAATATTAGGTTTTAATACTGGTATTCTAATATCTAGATCAATAGTATTAAAATAATCTTCAATTTGACCAGCAGTAGTATAATTATTTGATACAGGTATCTGTTTCTGTTTAGGTGCATTTTTTAAAATTTCTCTAGTCTTAGCTCTACCTAATCTTTGATATTTAGTATCATCAAATGCTTCTTTAATTCTAGTAAAGAAAGTCCTTTTTCTACCACTAGTTTTCCATGTAGTAGGTTTATCCATCTATTTTCCCTCGACTATACTTATCTTTAATACGAACGATATCATTTTCATCATTTTCACCAAAAGCTATGTCGAGAATTTTACCGTATGGTGCATCACCAATATATTTAACTCGATGTACAACAAATCTATGGAATCCAAAAATGTCTCCCTCTAACGCAATTTGTGAAATCATATTTTCACTGAGGAATTTTTCAAGCTCTTTAGTTCTAAAATCATCATCATCAGACATAGCAATTTCTTTAGGAATAGGTATTTTGCTGTATTCTACAACAAATGAGTTATCAAGAATTAAATACTCTTGATCCCGTCTAAAATGATATTGTAGTGAAAGACATTCACCTGGTTTAACATACAAAATCTTAGTCGTAGACTTTACATTATCAGCATACAATCCATAATACCCCCAAGGTCTTTTTACCTCAGATGTATTAAATGGTTCTATCATTTCATTTCTATTTAATTTCATTATTTTCTCCCATTTACAAGATTCCAGATATGTACTGCTTCTTCTTTTGATGCTTTGAAACCGCTGTGTGCTCCGCATGATTGACAGGATACTCCCCAACGTTTGCCTTCCCAAATATTCTCTATAACACTACAATCAGTAGAGTCACAAGAGTAACAGGGTTTTATTTCAGAGTCTGTTTCAATGTGTTTATCATCATAAGGAATAAAACAAGAAGTAGGTCCTTGAGGAGATTCATATACATGAATCCATCCTCCAATTGTTCTAATAAATAGTGAGAAGTATTCTCCATCTTTATTGAATTGAAGAAGTTCTCCAATTTCCATGTTAAGCATTGCTTTTGTTAATTCAGTCTGTTTCATTTAATTCCTCTTTAAGTGCATTTACTCTTTTATATTCTTGATCACCGAGACCCATAGACATATCTTTAATAGCTCTGATATATCCTTCACGGTAGCTTTCTATTTTAGACTTTTTACAAAAGTCTTTATGTTTATCAGAGAAACTAGTAAAGATAAGTATTATTACTATACAAATAAGTAATATAACAGAAAGAGGAGAAAGCCATTCAATTAATTTAACGGTTTTGTTTTCTAGCTTCATATAAATTAAAGTGGGGAGCCTTTTACTAAGAATTACCTATAGCCCAGATAGAGGTAAAAGGCTCCCCATAGATTTATCTATCCGATTAAGGATACTTATCTAGGGCTACATCAAATAAAAATAAGTTCTTTTATCATTTTTTTACTAGGAAAATTTTGAAAATATGAAATTTAATCAACTATTCTTGCCATCATTCCTGATTTAGCTCTAATAAGAAGTTGATCAAATTCATAAACTCCGTTTTCAGAAAAATGTACTCCATCAGCAGTCATATTAAATTTAGGGAACATTCCCAAGAAACCTGCAAATTTCTTTTGTAAAGGCAGAAATACAGCATTCATGTCTGATAATACCCATTGATATAGTGCTGCTTCAAATGCCATGGCATTTTTATTCACATAGATATCAACTGTAGGTGGAATACCATAAACAATAATTCTAACTTTTGGATTAGGTATCATAGCCCTAAGATCTTTTAGAACCTCAACTGATTTTTGAATAGTAATATCAATAGGTTGCATTGCAAGTAAGGGATTACCACCAAGGCAACCAATAATGATATTATTTACATAGATTTTATTTTCCATCATAAAAGGAATAATTTCTTTATACATATCCCTCATATGGTTTGCCCAAGAACCAGCAATATTAAAGTTTCTATCTTTCTTAACAGCTGTATAAGTGTCTTTCGTCCAACCATCCATCAAAGAATCTCCAAAGCTAACTGTATCTCTAGCAGCAGCTTTAGTTGCTAACAATTCTTTTTTGTATTGTGCAAGTCTTTCATCATGCAGAATATGTTTAATATTCCAAGCTGATGGATCTTTAGGAAAAGAATTAGGATCCATAGAATTCAAAACAACAAAAGTTTTCTTTGTTTGATCTTCATACTTTTTCTGTGACAGTGACGTTTTAATTGCTGCCCATAATTTTGATAACATATTACTCTCCTAATTTTTTGGTGTAAAAACTTGTTCAAAGGAATATTTAATATAATATTCAATTCTTGTGTGATTACATTTAGGGCAATTTGCTGTTGGTTTTTCTACTTGAAACATTTTCTTGCATTTTAGACAAATACAAGAAACTGTTTCAGATTGATTAGTACCAGCATACTTAAAAACTCGATCTTCAATAGTTATATCTTTAGGATTATCGTCCGGAAGATGTTTGGCCTTTAACTTTTGGAGCAGTTGTTTTAGCATTTGCTTCACCTTCATTTTGTTTAATTTGACTAAAATCTACATATCTAACAATAAAATCTCTATCATTGATTTTTGCAAAAGAAAAATCAGAAATATTCATTCCTTTTATAAACTCATCCATTTCTTTAATAGAGTTAAACTGTTTCTTTTTTATTTCGTACGTACCAAATTGTCCTATCTGTTGTCCAAGTAAATTTAAAACGAAACTTCCAGAAGTAGAATAACTACTTGAAGAAGACATAGATGTAGTTACATTTGTTATTTTAATTCCACCACTAATTAAAAGATAAACATTACCGCCAATAGAGAGAATAAGAAAAATAAGAACTATTTTATCCTTTATCCAGTCAATCATTCTTTACCTCCTTATGTACATAAATAGTTTGATTTAATTTAATTCCAAAATGATTTGCTTGTTCGTGCGTCATTAGTAAAATATCAATTTTTTTACCTTTAATCAAATATCCAACATCTACACAAAGATATTTTACTCCATCATATTCAATAATAGAGTCTAAAGGAATAATAGTAGGATCAACAGCACAAATATTAAATCCTTTAGTTATGTAATATTCCATTGAGGGCCCTTTTGCTGTTAAACCAGCCCATTGTTCATTACAACAAGCAGAAGGGCAATATGCAGTTACAGTAACACCTGTAATTTTTTGGCTACTAGTATAAGAAGCTGAAGCAGAAGCTTCCTTTTTTCTATCAAGTAATGTAAAGAGAATAATTAATGCAACTAGTGTATAGAAAATAACTAAAAAAATGAGTTCCTTCTTTTTAATATAGTTCATTAGTATATTTTATAATACCTCTCTTTATTTTTTTGTGCAGCATCACTATGATAAGTGATAGCATTAACATAACCCCAGTTTCTATAATTACTTTTTTTAGATGCAGGACCAGCATTATAAAATCGTAGGGCTTCTTTTTTGTCTCCTTTAGCTAAACGGAGGCAATAAGCGTAATAAGGAACACCAACTCTAAAATTTACATCTGCAAAACGTAAATCTTCTTTAGGGCCAGGATAATTAAAAGGCATAATTTGACCGAGACCTAAAGCACCAGAAACAGAAACTTGAAGAGGTACTTCTATCCATCTGGATTCTGCTTTTACAAGTGCAGCATAGTCATCTAGAGAAACATTACTAATTTTACATTGGTATTGTAGGCAAGCATAAGCATGAAAACTCATATTTGGATAATGAGATTTCAATCGTAAATAATCAATCCATCCATCATCTGTTATGGGTGGTTGTAGAAGCAATAAATTGAAAATTATTATAGTTAGGATAGTAATTTTCATATATTAAAGAACCTTCTCCTTTCAAGAATCCATAAACAGCGTTGTGTATCTAAATCATAAAGATGATTTTCAATCTTTATGTATTGTTTTGAAAATTCTAATTGATTATTTGTAATAGTATTATCTACAAAAGGAAGTATTGTTAGAATACCACCATCACTTAGCTTGAATTTAAGTTTATTGTAAAAGCTACCCCAATATACAAAATGGTCTTTTTTAGGATCAAATTCCAAACTATTTAATTCAATAAAATTATCAACTCTGTGTTTTTTAATCCATTTATACATATTAACTACATCTGTTTTTCCTTTTGGGAAAAAAGATTCTGGCCATTCAATGTCTTCTATAGCATCATAATGTTTTTCATAGAATTTAATGAAAACTTTAAATACTACTTCTGTTAATCTAGAATTATAGTTAGATAAGATATAGTAGAATAAAAATATACTGAGAGATACAGAATTACAGAAATGTCTTAATCCCTTCTTTACTTTTCCAATTTGTTGTCTAACAAAAGATTTACTTTCTGTATAAAAAACTATTCCTAATGCAAATAAACCGAAACAAATAATAAGTAATACTATAACACGAGCAATGTTAGTACTTTCCATGTTGTTCTCTCTATATTAATTTAATATTAATATATCAAGAACAATTTCTTTTCTAATTACCAATTAATACTATTTACTTCCGCTTCTGTTGTAGCAGCATCAATTTGAGCTTCAAGTGTCCATCTTTTTTGATAAAGAAGAACACCATGTACTTGCATTTCGGTAATTAATTGTCTTAGCTCAGGTATAGTAACACCTGGTTTAGTTTCTGTATATCCTTTGTAGTCAGTAGATGTTAAACCTTGTAATTCCATGACAGCAATAAGACTATCAACATTCTGTAAGTCGTTTTTAATATCTGATCTTCTAAAATCTACTTCTATTCCTAAAGATGTAGACATAAAATGACCAGCTCTAAATTCATTTTCAAATGAAACTAAGATTTCTTTTTTCTTATTTTCTTTGAAAGGGTTTAAATTAAGTACCCAATCAGTATAATCTTCATTAGGTATATGAAATTGTGACGGTCTTTGCTTTTTCATTTCTATATCAAGGTAATAACGTAGATCACCTTCATAATATTCGCCATCTTGTCTACTTATATAGAATCCCATTTAGAAACCTCTTTTTGCTATCATGAATATTTTCCATTTAGATGCTGTAGCGGCAGCAGCGTTTCCAGTAGGGTCAAGAATATATGGAGTATTTGCTGCTGACCTATATTGAGCTGTTATTTTAGTTATTTTTACTGGACCTGTTGCAAATACACCTGCTGCACCAACAACTATAAATTTAGCTATATCACCAGGTACATGTCCTAATTCTGCTGAAATATTCCTGCCATATACTTCTACGTCAGTTATTAAAGAAGTACCCATGTTATGGCTAAAAGATTGGGTTACGTTTGCCGCTGGCATAATTACATCTGCTGATTTATAAGTTCCATTATAAGCATAAGTTCTTACATCTGAAACTGCTGCTGCTAAGTTTGTAGAATTATAGTAATTTACAGTTGTATTTGCTGCATTAAGTGCTGTCGTTGCTCCTACAAAGTTTCCATCAGATTTCATAACAGTAATATAACCTAACAGGATATGTGAAGCTGTGGGGGCTGGCTTAGCATTTATAGCGTCAGTTTCAGTTGTATATCCAGCAGCATTTCCTGCAGCATCCTTACTATGTATAGTTCCATCAACGCCTATTTCCCAACCGAATAATCCCCATTTATTTTGAGGTACAGTAGTCGCTGTTAAAGCTTGCCCTGTTACAGCAGCCTTATAATATCCTAAAGAAGCTATCTGATAATAGAAAGCATCTGTCTGAACCTGTGTAGTAGTTCCACTTATTCTTAGATTAGGGCTGGAAATATTTCCATCACTTGTGCTTCTTCCACTTTCACACTGACCAATATAAACTGTTTGATCTTCAGACCACGAAGCAGGATTTCCATAATACATTTTATAATCATTTGTATTAAGCCAATGCACCGAGGGTGTAGTTAATGTAGTAGGAGCAACAAAATCAGCTGTCCACAATGCATATGGTAGAAATTCATAGTTATCAATATACCCTGTCATTGGATAACCAAAATCGGCATAATAACCAAGCTGGATATATTGTGTCATATACAATGTTGCACTACTACTAATAACTGCATCAATAGTACCATCAACAAATACTCTATAACAAGTACCATCAAACACTAAAGCTAAGTGATACCATTGATTTTGAGTCCAAGAAGTTTTAGTTCCAGTTACTCCGTTAGCAATAGTCCAACTACCAGTTGCACTTGTTAAATGAATAATTAATCTAGTTCCATTGTGATAAATAAGTGTACCAAATTGAAGATCATTTGATAGAATTGTTTGATTACCACTAATAGCATCTAGTCTAAACCAGCAATGTTGTGTCCATTTCGTTGATGGGATAGGTTGATTAAATCTCACATATCCATTAGTTCCTTTCAATCTAAGCGATGACGATCCTGATTTATATTGAGTAGTAGATATTTCAGCGTTAGCTGCTGAAAAAGTAGCTACATTATTCATTAAATCAGTATATGAAGTTGCTGTATTTAATCCTTCAAAAGTAGCACAAATAGAACCAATCTGTGAACCTATGAAAGTAGTATCTGCATGATATGGGTAACTAGAGCGACCGGCTGAAAAATTTCCTGCTGATACTCTCTGAAAAAATAAGTAGTGTGTTGTGAAAGAAGAATATAAATTAATAGTTTGGTCCGTTGAAACTGATTCAATATAATCAACAGCACCTCCATTATTATAACCACCAGCAAAACCAATAACTGCAGCGGTCGGGGTGTTATCCATATCAACAGCAAGACCACTACCAGCAGCAAGGGCTGAAGGTAATCCAGAAGTATCAACTTTTCCAATAAAAACAGTATTTCTTACAGTTGTATTAATTGGTTTTATTGTAGAGTACAATACTTTCTTTTTAGAATAGGTGTCTGCACTATCTTCAATAACAAATACATCTGCATCAACTAAAGAAGTTTTTTCTGTTAATGTAGAAATTTCTCCAGAAGACGTTAAATGTATAGCATTTAGGTCTGATGCTGAAACAACAGCCCACGTTCCATCACCTCTTAAATACATTGATGTGTCATTAGGAGCTTTAGGTGTATAACCATGTTTAGTTATTGAAACATCGTTAGTTGTGTTATTTGTAAAAGAAATTTCTGTTTCAGCAATACTATTTCCACCACTTAATACACCACTTCCATTATTTTTAACAATACCAGTAGAAGTAAATGTAGTAATGATTAATCCAGTAGCTGTAGCATTACCTATTGATGGGTTATCAATAATCATATTTATTACTCATATATCAATGTAACATTTATATTATTAGAACAAGTATAACATAAACCTGTATAGAACGGTAAATCTTGAAAATCAATACTAGCTACACCTGCTCCTGTTGCAATACCTAAAGATTGGTAAAGGATAGTCCCACCTGTTGTAGTACCATCGTATATAGTTAATACAGCAGAATTGTTTCCTGAATGCACAACAGCACCATGTAAATTCCCAGCACCATATTTGCAAATTACAGCTGCAGTTTGAGTACCAGAAGTAAATTTAGATGTAGGTTGTGAAATAAGCGGACCTAATCTCCTAATTGAAGCAACACGACAAGTTAAAGTATTGTTACTTGTAATACCACCTGAGTTAACATTATCCATATAAACATAATGACTCATAGTAGCAGACCATGTAGCAGATGAGGCGCTAACTGTATGTAAAATTTGGTCACTTACTATAAACCAAACTTTTGAATTAGTCCAATAAATTTCATATGTATGAACTGTTATACCAGGGTCATATGTTAAACCTAACTTTCCATTAAATGATCCTGAACTAATTCTTGCTTCTGAAGTTCCCTTATTTGTTACAATACTAAAAGTTGATCCATCTAATTCAAAATATGCTCCATCAGTAATAGCAGGCATTGTAGCTCCCCACGCTATCCCCCACCTTCTTTTGTTATTTGTAACTCCTGTTGATAATTGAACTACTACTCTAAAAACCATACCAGAAGCAGAAACATATCTTCCTCTTCTTATCGATGTTAATACTGTAGCACCATTTGGAGAAGTAGTATTAGTAGCTAAAACAACTTGAGCATTAGCTTGTGTTGTTGTGCCACCAGCAGTATTTGTTACAGCCCAAAAGTTAGGGTCTACTGTAGTACCGTCAAATGAGGCTCCTACTAATCTAACGGGTTCAACTACTCTCATCTCCCCTATAGGAGTATTTTCAACTCCAAATCCATATAAATCTTGTATGCTTTTTATACCAACTTTGAAATTACTTTGTGCATCTAGTGTTCTAGGTACAGCTTCAACAATAGGGCATAAAATTGATGTTATTCTAAAAACTGTTGTAGCTGCAGAAGCATTATTATTTACAACTCGAACTCTAAAATAAGAATTAGTCGCTTGAACTGTAATTCCAAAAGAAGAACTAGCATAATAAGTATATGAATCCGATATATCCCAATGAGGCCCAGTTGGTGTTGTGTCAGGTGATTGATCTACATATACAGTACAGTTTTGATCAGCATATAAGTTTACTTGTATTCCAGCTATTCCCAATGTACTATCTACAGTACCTGTATATGTACCACCAGCAGCCAAAATACCTGTTGAGGTATTAAGTGTCGAAACAACTATATTTTGTTGGAATTTACTAAAGTAACTCATTTAATTTAATCCTTAATATATTCTATATTTAGATCCAGTTGAATATATATTCATTGCACTATTAGAAGGAATTGTTTGTGAAGTTTCGTCTTCAATTGTTTCAGCACCAGTGCAAATAACATATATATCTCCAGGTGAATTATTGTCAATTATAAATTCTCTTCCTGTGTTTCCAATAGCTGTAGGAAGTGTTAGAGTTTTTCCTGCAGCTGTAACTAATAAAATCCTATCAGTTATATTAATATTATAATCTGTAGATATAGTTTTAAGTGCTTGAGGTTGTGGGGAACCTAATGATGCTATAATAGATCCAGATTGAGAAGCACTAAATGTTACTGTAAAAGCATTAACTGTACTATGCGTTATGGTATATGGAATAAATACTACACCAGTAGAAGTAATAACTTGTACTATTGGATATGATCCAAAATTATGAGTTACTGTTACAGATGTTTGAGTTGTAAATGTAGTTAATGAATAATCATTTTCGGATGCCCCAGTTGGAGTAGCCCAGTTTCCTGTTCCATCTAAAAATTGACTTGAATTAGCTGACAATCTGGGTAAAAACCCATGACCTGTACTTGTAGCATTCCATGTTGTAACATCATTTAAAAATAAATGAGTTTCTTGAATAGGAATAATATCACTATAATGATACCCATCCCAATAATCAGCATTTAATAAAGTAACTACAGTGTTTGATGCTACAGTAAAAGGAGAAGTTCCAGGAGATACGTCACTTCTAAATGTTTCAGCTCTTATTTGGAAGGAGCCTGCGTCCCAATTAGCTGATAAAGGTCTTGTTCCATTAGCTAATAAATATTGTGTATGATCATCACTAGTTAATCCAGTTAATAAACTATGATTAGTTACTATTGCGGTATCTCTTGGGTGCACATGATCAGCTCTAGCAATTGTATCTAATGAACCTGTGCTAGATACACCGTTCATTTTTATATTACCAGAAGATGTTTCAAAATTTTGATTAAATGCAGTATTTTGAGATATACCCGTTATTGTAGTTGTTCCAGTAAATTGTGCAAATTGTCCAGTTGATCCAGTACCTGTAATAGGATTTGTTAAAGCTTCTTGTTTATTATTAAATGTTATATAACCAGCAGAAGTTAAATAACCGGCTTGTGTTGTAGAAGCAGGTTGAGTAGCTATTGTATATCCGGCTGATGTTAAATGATAATATTCATCAGTAGTTCCACCTTGTAGACCAGATAAACCATTGTGTATATAAGTAGAAGATAAAGATATTGACTCTGTTATACTATCAATTTGTGTAGCTGTAGAATCACCTTTTTTAACTATAATTCTTCCAATTAAAATACCAAAGGATGCAGTTAATGAAGGGAGTTGTGCTGGTGGTTTGCTATTAATAGCTTCAGCTAATACATAGTTTCCTTGTCCTAATACAATAACAGGTCTGTTATTTTGTTGTGATACACCTCTATAAACCCAGTTAACTGCATATCTATTTGGATTAAGAGCGACTCTATTTAATCCATTATCATAGTAAGTATTATCATACTGAGTAGTAGTTGTTCTTGTCCATACTCCTCCAACATGATACCAAAGAGCAATCTCTTGTCCAGGTGTAGAAGAATTTATAGGAACTAATGATGTGTAGCAAGCTCCGTACCAAACATTACCACTTGTAATAGTAACATATCTTGTTGCAGCTTCGCCTAATTTTAAACCACCTTGTTCTGGACTAAATCTTTCTGTTTTAACTAAACGATGACAAAGTTTATTTGCTAAACCATTTGCCATTTCATCCCAATCAAGATATAAAATAACTCCTGAAAGATTATAAACAGTAGCAATAGGAATAATATCACTTTGGTTAATCGGGGCTACTGTATCAATCAATTCAATAATTGGATTTCCACTATTGTAATTAGCTACAACATAATGGGATATTCCATCATCTGGAACTATAAAAGTATTTCCAGAAATAGTATATCTATTTAATGTTGCAGTTAAATAGTCACTAGTAGAATATATTAAATAGTCACCTTGACTAACAATGATAATACCAGTGCTAGTAGATATTGTTGGTTTAATTAAACCACCCGCATTATCGTAATAAATTGATTCAGGTAACTCATCTATATGGTCAAATTCAGGATGTACTACACCGCTACTGGATAATTTTTCAACACAAACTCTACCAATGTATACACAATGATCTCTAAGAAGAATCGGTGTTGTAGGGGGTAATTCATTAAAAGACTCATCTTCATTGTAAAACTGTGTTCTGCCAAGAGTATAAAAAACTTGTTTAACATCTCCTATACTTCTATAAAAAAATCTATTTGCATATCTATGTTCAGTTAATTCAATAGTACCAGTAGATCCTTGATAATTTGTATTACCATAAACAAGTCTATCTTCATAAACCCAACCAGTACTAGTATAAGTAACTCGAGTTAGTTGATCAGTGCTAGAATTAAAATCTTGAACAACAATTGATGTAGCTCCTACATATACAAGACCACCAGAAACAAGAACAGTTCTTGGTGAAGGAGTCGATGTTACAGATAAAATTAATCCACCATCAATAGATCTTCTGTAGGGTTCTGTATTATATAAAGATCTATTTGTTTTTGAAACAAGACCTAATCCAAATTCTCCTTGATCAACAGAATGTATAGTATTACCTTGTCTCCAACAGACAAATATTGTAAAAATATTACTGCCATTAATTAGGGTCTTATCATTTTCTAATCTTATGATAGGAATACCTGAGTTATAATCAACGACTATATACTGCTCTATTCCATCAGTAAGAGTGAATGTACCACTTGCAATTGTATATTTGTGCAGTAATCCTGAAAAATCTGTAGTTGAATATACATAAGCATCGAATGAATTTACTGTAGCAGTCCCATCTCCATTATCTGTTAATATAGTCGAAGTAACTGGTCCCGCATTTCTATGAGAATAAGCTACTAAATTTTCTAATGTTATTTTTTTCTTAGAAAAAGAATCAATTGAATCTTCTAAAAGGACAATGTCTTCTTCATTTATATTTAATTTTTCTGTAAATGAATTAAAATCTCCTGAAGAAGTATTTAAAAAATAGGATTCATGGTGTCCATCAAGTGTATCAGCATTTCCGCTGGAAGTAGAATATCCAGAAGTTGTTGAATACCCTGATGAGGTTGAATAATTTGAAGTATTAGAGTTATTAGAATACCCAGAAGAAGTTGCAAAATCTGCAGTGGCCGAAGTTATTGAACTTAAAGCAAATCCAGAAGAAACTGCATATCCAGAAGAGGTAGAATAATCTGATGCATTTACAATACCATCATCATTGGTATCATAAACTAATTTGGTCATATCACCAGAACCTGCTCCTAATGAAGCATAAAGATGTTTACCTGTTGAAGTATTCCAAATTAAAATTCTTCCATTTGCTTTTGCAGAAGAATCAACATCAGAGAGATCAGATAAATTATGATTATGTCCAGTTGAACTAAAAAATGTAGAATCATATCCATCTAACTTATCAGAATTACCACTAGTCATCGAATATCCGCTACTTGTAACAAAACCACTACTAGTAGTAACAGAGGAACCTCTTTGTAAAAAAAGTCTCTGTGTTGTATTATAAATAGATTTCATTCAACTTAATCCTTACCAGGAACCTATATATTAAAATGCCCTTTCAGCTGTAAATTGTACATTCCATTTAGATGCTGTAACATTACCATAACTGTTGGCATCTAGTCTTTGTATACTGAACGAAGTATTTACACCACCTTTGAATAAAAAAGTATTTCGTCTTAATTGTGTAGGAACAGGAACATTGACTGCTGATGTGCCGTCTGTCATTGTTAGTGGAGATTTATCACCGGGGAAATATCCATATTCACTACTAACATTAATTATGTAACCAGTAGGAAAATATTTTCTAGTTCCAAGATTATGAGAAAATGATACAGTAGTATTTGCTGCTGGACAAGCTGTTTCTGCTGATTCATATCTTCCATTATAAGCATATGTTGTTACGGAATTAACAGTAGTCGCTAATATTGTAGCAGTTGTTATATGGCATGTAACATTCGCTGCATTTAAAGCAGTTGTATTTCCTACAAAGTTTCCATCGCTCTTCATTACAGTTAGATAAGTAAATAAAATATGCGATGCTGTAGGAGCAGGAACAGCAGCTAAAGCTAGTGCTTCGCTAGCGTAACCAGCAGCATTACCAGCAGCATCTTTTGAATGTACTGTACCATCAACTCCTATTTCCCAACCAAATAATCCCCACTTACCACTTGGAACTGTTGTTGCTGTTAAGGTAGCAACTGCTGCTGCTTTATAATATCCAACTGAAGCAATTTGAAAGTAAAAGTTATTATGAACTACTCTTGCTGGTGTTATAACATCAATGATTGTTCCTGTACTAGTTATAACTCCATCTGTTGATACTCTTCCTGTTTGACATTCACCCATAAAAGTACGATATTTTTGTGTCCAACCAGCAGTAGGATTTCCTTCGTACATTTTATACTTAATTGTATCAAACCAATGTACTGTTGGGGCAGTTAAATCAGTAGGAGGAGTAAATGTAGTAGTCCATCTTGCATAAGGTTCGAATTGGAAATTGTCTATATATCCTGTCGCAGGAACAGAACCAGCCCCAGAATACCCAAGTCTGAAATATTGATGTGTAAATATTTGTAATGCAGAAGAAGCTATTTGATCTAAAACACCGTCAATGAAGAATCTATAACAAGTTCCATCAAACACTATGGCGCTATGGTACCAAGTTGCATTACTGTAAGTTGTATCATAACCAGCAAGAGCATTAGCAATATTCCAAGTTGATGCGTCACTGGATAGATAATAAGTCAATCTATTGGTTGCAAAAGTAATACCTAAACTCACATCTGCACTGGCATTGATAAGAGATTGTGTTCCTGAAGCGGAATCTAGTCTCCACCAAAAATGAATTGTCCATTTTGAGGGTAAATTATATGGTACAGGTAACTGTACATATCCATTAGTTCCAGCCACTCTAATTGATGAAGAGCCAGATTTAAACTGAGCAGTTGAAATTGTACAGTTTGCCGCTGAAAATACAGCAGTATTACCCATTAAATCAGTGTAAGAGGTTGCTCCATTCGTACCTTCAAATGTAGCACAAATAGACTGACCTTTATATCCTATATAAGATTGATCATATACGGGAGGATATAAATTAAAATTAAATGTACCGTCTCCATAATCTGGACGCAATTCATCAGTAGTATCGCAATAAATAAAAGGAGTAGCATATTCAGTTAGAGATCCTACACCATAATAATTAGGGAAATATCTAACAAAATCTACAGGACCGTTATAACTATTACCTCCAGCAAAAGTAATACCAAACGGTGTTGAACCACCAAGTCCCTCTACAAAATCATTATCTAATGTAATAGTTAGACCACTTCCATATGTATACGCTGCTGTAGATAAAATACTTGGTACATTACTAGTATTTTTTCCATATATGACTGTTTGTCTTTTTATAGGAGCACAGGGAATAGCAATAGGTGACCAATATGTAGGTAAATCTATTTCAAAGTCAGAGCCCGATGTATGAGTAGAATACGCAATATATAATTGTTCTCCATACCTAACAAGAGAATATGCAACATATTCTGTACTTGCTGCCCATTGTGGGAAACGAACACCTTGAGAAGTAATACCTAAAGTAAATCCATATATAAGTTTTTTACTATAAGAATCTTCAGAATCCTCTATTAATAAAACATCAGTTTCTACTAATTTATTTTTATTTGTTAAATTTACAATTTCACTACTTACAGATTTATGAAAAGCATCAGCATCACCTGTGCTACTAAAGAAATTACTTACAAGTATTTTCTTTTTGTTATATGAATCATTACTATCCTCTATTAAAAGAATGTCGTTGTTTTCTGGAGTAACTTTTAAAGTTAAAGCATTAAGCTCGCTAGATATAGCTTTATGAAATACAGCTGTATCTGTTGCTTTAGTTGTGTCAGATGGGTGTCGGTGATCACCTCTAGTTACTGTATTTAAAGACCCTGCCCAACCTGCACCATCCATTTGCAGATTGCCATCTGTAATTTCAATCTGCAAATAATCATCTACTCTATCTAATGCACTTTGTACAGTAGTTTGTGATGTTGTAAAAAATCCATTAAAGTTAGTAGTGTCAGTATTAACCATAGAAGCGGAAATAGTAGTAGTTGGTGAACCTAATACTGAACCTGATACTGTAGCTACACGAACATTTAAGAAAGTAGCATCTACTAATCTCATTCTATTTTGATTAAACCCAGCAGTAGTGTTATAATGAAAGGTAAGCCTATAGAATGGTACAACTTCTTGGATACTAAGTCCAGCTAATCCTACTAAATTTGCAAATTGAAATGCTGCTTCTCCGAGTGTAGTTGTTAATGTCGCACTAGTGGATTGACCTTGTCCTAATATAGCTATTACAGGTTCGCTAGTTGTATTAGTAGCACATAGATATATAGGAAAATATCTATTTGCTGTCATGGCAGAAAATCCGCCAGCAATAGCATTGTTAAATTGATAAGTTGCTGTAGCTATTGTTGCTGCAGTAATAGCAGCACCACCAGAAACACCAACAAAGTCAGTAGTAGTTAATTTTCTCCATGTATAATTTGAACCACTAACATTTGAAATGTAGTAAACAGGTATTCTGGCACCTACTACAATAGCATCACCAGAAGCTAATCCTGTAACAGTAGAAACAGTAAATGAAGTTCCAGTTCCTCCTGCACTAATTGTAGTTGTACCTCTAACAGTAGTTGTATTACCTTGCATTACTGTTATAGCTTGGCCTGTAACTAACGTTCTACTTGTTGTAAATACTATAGTAGTTGTGTTTGTTCCAGTTGTAGCTAATGCAGTAAAGCCCAAAAATTGATTTACAGTTAGATTCCAATCTGTTGATGGTGTTGTTACTGTAGAAGATATTGATGCATCTGTATGTGCAATATTATTTAATATATCTTCGTCATAAAAAGCGCCACCAGAAATTTGAACTTGTGCTCTTCCAAAATTATTATCTGTGTTAGTTGAAAAAGCAGTTAATCCATTGTATTGACTAAAGAGTAAACCTGACTTATAGACAGCTCCTTGAGCATGATTACGAGCATGGTTAAAAATATCTCTACCAGCTGTATGCCTTTCTTCTCCTACCCAGGTAAAAGTAAGTGCATTTGCATTAAAATATGCGTCCCATAGCAACACATCAGGATCATAAATATTCCAAGCTTGTTGTGAAAGTGCTAAAACAGGAGAATCTGCATTTGTAGTTGATTGTGAAATATAAAAGAACCAAGTACCTTCCGCAGATGTTTCTGTCTTTGTGTATGCAGCTATATTTCCTGAAGTAACAGTAAACTTTTTACCATTGATGTAATAACTAAATGAAGTGTTTGCACCTACAAATGAAATAGTAGCAGTAACATATCCAATAAGTGCTGGTTGTGAATAAGTAAATGCAACTTTAAATTTGCCTCTTTCGCTCCAGGGAATACCTGTAGCAAGTTTTGTATCTGAACCATATGTAACAAAATTTCTATTTAGATTTCCTATAGTAACATCAGCAAATGTAAGTTCTCCAGTACTAGTAAGATCCTGAGGTAAACTTACAGTCACATTGCTTCCGACTAAAACACCTGTACCACCAGAAACAATTAATCCTGTTGAACCAAGTAGATTTCCTTTAGAAAAACTAGGTTCACGTGAAGTATCAGTAGGATGTATATGATCTGATCTAGGAACATTACTTGAGGCCCCAATAGAAGCGGAGCCATTCATTTTTATATTAGATACAGATGTTTCAAAGTTTTGATTAAATGCAGTACTTTTTGCACCACCAGTTATTGTATGTGTACCATTAAACTCTGCATACTGTCCAGATGTTCCTGAACCTGTAATTTGATTAACTACAGCACCTGTTATCTCACTCCATTGTGTATTACCAGTTCCGATTTTTTGATATAAAGTAGGATTACCAATTCCAGGCACATAAATAAGTAATGATCCTACAGGTGCTATAAAACCAGATCCAGAAGTTGGGTCTGTGTCTGTATAAAGTATTCCAACAGTTTCGTTGATACTAAATCCGTGTTTACTATCAAATGCATTTGAATAGGACATATAAATACCTTAAAATGCTGTTGTCAATCTTGTTAATGAGTAGTCAATAATAGCAGAGCCTGTTAGTCTTAATCTAATTGTTCCACCGCTTATATCTACTGTAATATTTAAAGAAGAGATAGCTGTACCTAATGTATTTGCAGCAAATACTGTATAATCTAATAATGAACCATCTGTAACTGCTATTACTTTTCTAGTAGAAATATTTGTAGGCGTGCTTGTTTGTCTGATTGTAACCATCCATTCAACACTATTAAGATCAGTAACTGCAATAGTATCTGCTGTATATCCTGAACTTATATTTTTATTAGTTTCTTTCTTTTTATAAATTGCTACAGCATCTAATTTACCAATTGCAGCCCTTAAATCATCACCATCACTAATTACAATCGAACTAGAGTAATCAGGAAGTTCACTACCAAGTGAAGTTTTTCCCATAAATGTATTTTGATAAGCATCATCTGTTGGAATACTTGACCCATCAGTAAATTTAGTCCAGGCAGTATCCCCAGTACCAGTTTTATGCCAAAGGTCACCATTTGATGTTTGTGCGTAGAGTGAACCTTTATTAGCTACAACACCCGTACTTGTAGTTGGATCAGTAGAGCCATATCTAACGATAACACTACCGTCGATACTTAATCCTAAGCCTACTCGAAATAATTCTAATGACATATTATACCAAGAACCTTCTGAATCTAATTAGTAATGTTGCTGCTTCATTATTTGTAACAGAAAGTTTTAACAATGTTTTTTCTAAAACGTGTGTTTCATCATTGTAAATATATTCTACAGATGCGGTTATATCATAATTTATTGTATCACCAACATACGCATAAGAAGAACCAGAAACTATTCCATTATTTTCCATAGCAATAAATTTCTGCATATTTTTTCTAGTATCAATAGTTCCTGTAATAAGCCATTCACAGAAATGTGTAACAGAAACATCAAGTGAACTGATAACAACAGTTACACCTGCATTTATGCTAACAGAGACACCAGAGGATTCACTTCCTCCGGTACTTGTTCCAAAAACATAGTCTCTTATGCCTACAGCAACACCTGTAGCACAGTCATCCCATGTTTGTGCAGTGAACGCATATTGTAGTTGATCAATAAGTTCGTAGAAGTCGGACATAGTTATCCTTTAAACAGTACTTGTGTGTACTTTATTCAATAATAGAAATTGTCATAGAGATTTTAATGATTATGGATAAATAAAAGAGAAGATTTTTAATCAGTTCTCCATTTACGAATTTTTATCCAGCCAATACTTGTTTCCCAGTCAAAATGATAATGTAGATATCCTTCTTTTGATTCTAAACTCTTCTTCCAAAAAAATTGAGGTTTATTTATCATGATACAAATTTGACTGTGATCTTCCTCATAATAAATTTCTCTGTAGATTGGCCAAATCCATAGAAACTGATAAGTTTTGCGTTCCATTAAACTCCCCTTATTTGTTAATGTATATAATTATATCATTGTAATCATTTATATAATGAATATCAACATTATAAGAGCCATGGTCTCTTTTTTTATAACAATACGTATCTATTTTAACACATTCGGGATCAATGTTCACAAAGTATTTAATAAATTGAATAGATGTAGATACACCGTTTCCAATATAAACCTCAAATATAGTTGTAGCTTTAAAACAAGGATATGACCAAGAATGAGAAACGTCAAACATTCTTGTCTCTTTAGGAAATATAATTATATGATTATCTCTAGAGGAGGAACAGTTTGCAGGATCAGAAAAAGTGATAGGTATTTCATCTTCTGTTTGATTTATAAACGAAAGTGTATGATTAGAGCAGCTAGTAATAAATAAACATAAAAAAAGAACGAACCGTTTCACCTAAACCTCAATAATTTTCCACCAACAAGTAGAACCAGACATATTGAGCATTGTCCATTTTGTATTTAAATGTTGTCCTTTTTCTGTTGAATGGAAATGTCCAAAAAACCATTTACTTGGTTTATATCGATGTAATAAGTAGGATAGAGCTTTTTGAGTGGGATCATCAAATTTATCGTCATCATATCTTTTCTTATTTAATTTAAATTCATCTGGACAAGTATGACTGACAATGATATCAGCTCTATCTACGTTAGCTAAAATATAATCTAAATCAGTATTGTTTAAGGTTTCTTGTCTCCACCAAGTAATAAATTCTTGTCTTACAGCTTTGTCAATAGAGTCAGCCCCGCCTACAAATAATATTTTCTTTCCATTTACTTCAATAGAAGAACCAATAGGACAATGATAAATATTTTGTTCAAGTAAAATAGGAGTCATACCTCTCCTACCTACTTGATCTATCATATCCCAATCCTCATGATTACCTGGAACAAGATAAACAGGGCTGGCAGACTTAATTTTACCCATATAAGCTCTACCAGCCCAAAAGTACGCATTATCTCCTGCTTGGATAGTTATATCAGGTTTAGTTACATTAATTAATGCATTAAGTTGACCAAACTCTTGATGTATATCTCCAGCAATAAGGATTTTCATTTTAACAATACCATAAAAGCAGCAATTCCACAACATCCACAAACAAATCCAATAAAGAAAGCTATAATTACATTTTTCATAAACCAAACCTACCTTTAAGAATAGTTATGCATAGCTCATTTATTTCATTTAGGTTCGGTTCATCTGGTAAACTTGATTTATTCTTTTCTATTTCAGCTAATTTAATTAATTTATCTGCTTCTGCTTGTATTTGTTCTAAAGACCATTCTCCTTTTTTAATACTAAGAAGTTCGTCAGCATCTATTCCTTTTCTATTTACATGAAACGTTTGATCTTTTAAAAACTCTATTCCCATGCGAAGAATACGTATTCCATGAGCACCATTTTTAGTATCGAAACCAAATTTATCTACAAGTGCTTTTCTCTTTTCACCCATATAGCCTTCGCACTTAAAATGGGTCATACGTTTTAATTGACCATATGCGTATCCAATGAACGAAGGATAAACTCTTTTTGAAACAAATAAATCTCTGTTATCAACAAGTATTTGTCCTTCTTTCGTTTTCTTAAGGAACATGTCTTCATCAAGCCAAAGCATAGATAGAACATTTGGATTATTTTTTATTAAAAGATCTACAAACTTTAAAAATTCGTATGTAACAATATCCCATTCGTTTGTAGGGGAGGGATTAATTTCTTTAGTACCCTTAGAACCAAATTCATTTAATCCAAAATAATGATCAATACATGGAATAACAATAGCCATAGCATCTTTATCATCTATTGAATTTGGATCTGTGTTAGGAATATACATTCCATGTGCAATAGATCCACGGTATCCAATAAGAATACTATCCTTCTCTAAATAAGGATGTTGGCTCAGAATAGTATTTGTTATACTCATTTTTTATCTTTTGTTTTTGTAGATTGAATATCTTTTACATCTTCATATTTTACTGCATTAGTAGTAGAATCATATTTAAAGTAATTAGGTATACTTGTAGAAGTAACTGCAGTAGTCCATGATCTAACTGCATAAGCTAGTACTAACATATCTTTAGGATCGTACTGTGGTCTTACACCGTAATATATAACTATAGGTTCTTCTTGTTTCCAAGGCTGTACAGCATATACTGTTATAGTATGATCATTAGGGCTAAAAGGAGAAGAACCTTTGTCTGGTTCAATATAAGGTATATACTTTGCAATGTATTTATTATTAGTATGATCTTTGCAACATTTAAATTGACAGAATCTATAATTTTGGAATTTGTTTTCCCAAATAAACCTGAGACCCTTTTCTAGAATATTTCCTTGACTAACTTCTTTAATATCTCCTTGCCAAGATCTCATTGATAGACAAGGAACAATAGACCCATCACTTAATATACCAAGAGATCTAGTCCCAGCAGGACATGCATTAGCATTCATATTATCAGCAATAACAATTTTAATCCCCTGTTTAATAGCTTCATCTATTTTTTGAGCAAGGAAATTAAATGCATCATTATTGTTATAGATTGCTCTAATATCTTTAGGGTCATTAAAAATTGTATATTGTATTTGCCATGACAAATTATGTTTGTTTACAAATTGTTTAATCTTCTCAAAATCAAAAATATTGTTGATGTTAAAGTTAGTTATTGCTACAAGCTTCCCACTAAAAAATTTAAACTGCTCTATTTTCCATTCTTCCATAAGTTCAATATCTGATGGATGATTAATTGAGATACCTATATAATCATAATGATTAAGGATTCCAATTTCTGTTCCACTTTTAATTGATTTAGGATTAACAATAATTTTACAACACGTTCCCACTTTTTTTAATGTTGTAACAATATACTTATGCAGAGTAATAGAAAGCAGAAGGGGGTCGCCTCCGCTAATATCAATTTCCTTTGGAGGGAATTCAGCAATTTGATCTGCAATTTGTTTAATCTTATGTTCATCTATTGGTTCATTCCAACCCTCTTTAGAACCACAATAGCTACAATGATTCCTACAAGCACCTGTTACTTCCCAGATTACTTCTTGTAGTTGGATATATGGATATTGCATACTTATTCCTCTTTATTTGTATCTTTAGTAACATCATCAATAGATTTATCTAATGACTTTTTTATAACTTCTTTAAAACAGGTATCAGAACAATACCACCAACCAGCAAAGGTAAATTTTAAGTTTTCTTTTGATCCACAATTTCTACACACTTTTTTACTCATCTTTAATCTCCTCAATCCATTCAAGCTCACCATTAGTAAATCTAGCTTTGAATTCTATTTCTGAATTATAAAAAATTATATCGCCATGGTAATTAGTATCTTTTAAACCAAGAACAACTCTTTTAATACTTCCTGCTATTCTACATACAGGTCTTTCATTCCATTCAGGTTTACCGTAGTAATATCTTTCCTCTTCAGGAATAGATATAAATTTAGCATTCTCTATTAATAGTCTTCCTTCTTGTGTAATAATATAATGATCTACTGCAGGATCAAAAGACTTAGTTTGAAATTCTTTATCAGAATAATCAATTTCATTGATAGGAATTCTAACTTGTATTGTATCAAATAGGCCCATTAACTTTCCTCAAATACTTTAATCATAGAATTTATCTTTTTAAGAATAGCAGCAGTGTGTTTAATTTTTTCTGGTGAAGCAGTTCTAAGAAGTAATGATTTATACTTTCTTAATAGTTTTACATTATCCTTTGCTACTCTTTCCCAATCTAGATCTTTTTCTCTAAAACTTCCCATTACATATCACTCCCACAATAAGTACATTTATCAATCTGACTAGGAGCACCACAATGATCACATTGTTTCTTTTTCTTTATATGTGTTTCAGTAGTATTAGTATATTTAAGAGCTTTTGCTAGTTTTTCTTGATTAGTTTCTCTACCATAATTAATCCATTCCCAATCAGAAACATAAATCATTCCAGAACTCGTTAACATATAATTAGCGCGTTTATACTCTCCAACTTCTACTTTTGGAAAAACCATTTCAGTAAGTTTAATAGGATCTATCTTTTTTTTCTTACTAAAGAAGGGAATGGATAAAGTCATTGTAGTTTTTCCTATTTAATTTTCTTTCTTGTAACTTTACCTGTACTATCAATAGAAACTCTAGTAATTTTAATTCCTTCTACTTCTTCGCCCTTAGCATGTTTAAGAGCTTGATTTAGTACTTCCATAACATCTTCATAGACATTAACTTTATCTTTGAGTTTCTTTTTAACTTCTTTCATCATCTTGCCTTCTTTCTTTTTCATATATTCCTCACTTTTGGTTCACCGTTTTCATCTAAAGGAATATGACCATCCTCTATAGCATATTGAATAATACTAGCAGTATATTTATTTTCAGTATTTACATAAATGTGTGCACTTTTGATATATCCAAAAGGTTCATCATTTTCGTCTCTAATACATAACTGATTAGAAGTAGCCATTTCAGGTTGTTCATGATTACAGGATTTTTTTCCACATTCAGGACAAATAGTAAAAATATGAACTAATTTTCCTTTTGTTGTTGTGCAGTACATATCTAATTTAGATATTGGTACTTGAATTGTACCAAATATTTCATCAGGTATACTACTATCAAAAGGACCTAGATTAAGAGAAAGAATATTTTTATCAGTAATAGTACAAGATTTATCTGAAACTATTTCCATTTCATTTTACCTTAATCCCAAAGATATCCTCGAAGACCTATAAGTTTTTGAGCCATTTCTGTATCTACTTGTTCAATAGCATCTTCAAGTTTAAATAAACAATCTGTTTTATAATCAACTTCTTTGTATGATGTAATATCAAGTCTACCATCTTCATCAAACTTCCAAGTCATTTTTATATTCTTAAAAGCACTTATCATATCATTTATACTGACATTAGATTGTCTAACATCATTAAAACAATAAGTAAGAAGAGCATCAAAAATTTCTTTATTATATTTTCTATTTTCTAATACGTAATGAGCAATAGAAGTAATTTCCATATACTTTTGTATTGACTCATCGCATCCTTTTTTCCATTCTTGAATTTCTTTTTTAGTTGTAAATCCATAATCTTTGCATTTCTTTTTTTCTTCCTGTTGCCATTTAATTTGATTAGATGTTCGTTCAGGATCTATGCTCCATAGTATTTCAAATTGAGCAAAAAGGATATTAATTGATGAATCTGATATATCAAAAGATATGTAATCCTTTTCAATCTTTTTCCATAGCCTATACCACCACAATGGTTTTCTAATATAATTGTAGATTATATCATCACAATAAGCTAAGATCATTTTAAAAATATTCATTTACTGCTCTCCAATCATCTTCTTAATATTCTCTACAGATTGAACACCGATCATTCTATTAACTTCAATTCCTTCTTTAAGTAGAATAAGAGTTGGTACAGATGCAATTTTAAACTTAGTAGCTAGATCTGGTTCTTGATCTACATCAACCTTACCAAAGTAAATACCTTTAGTATCTTTTTCAAGTTGATCAAGAATAGAAGATAATTGACGACAAGGTCCACACCAAGGAGCCCAAAAATCTATAAGTACTGGTACATCATTAACAAGAACTTCTTCCTCAAAAGAGGAGGTGGTAAATACTTTCATATCTTTCTCCATTTAATAGTATAACTAAAAATAAAACAATACTCATAATAGCAATAGTTAAAAGAAGAAATTTTGTTTCACTCATTATATCTTACCTTTTCTAAGAAGAGAAAGACATTTATGGGTAAGAGCTTCTCTTGTATAAATTTTTTCTTCTTTCAACTTTTCAATTTTTCTTGAATTCTTATCATTTATAAAAGATACCATTTCCCCTATTGCTCTAGAAAAAGCAATTTCCTTTCCTATTTTTTCATCAAATACATCACCTTCAGTTATATTACAATAGGATTTACCTTGAAAGTAATGAGGTTCACGAAGTACATCATAATCAACTACAATAGTACAAATTGTAACTGTGTTATTAAAACTTTGAAAGTATACTGTAAAGTCAGCACCAAGTATATTAATTGAAAATCCTTTCTTTTTTCTAGGTGGTGTTTTAATCAATTCTACTTCATCAATACTAACAACGAAAGTAGCACCAGACAAATCAGAAGTACAAACAACTGTTGGTTTTCCTTCTTCATATTGTTTAATTTGAAATACTTGACCTGTTTCTTTTAATTTGGCTTTCATTTTTCTGATCCTTACTTAAGAGATTTAAATTTAGCTATGATCGGATTGGCAAGAGCTTTACATGGTACAAATAGATCTATAAGAAAGTCTTTTTTACTTTCATACTTATTATCCATTAGATTCCAAAATGCTTTCAATATACTCCAAAAGAATGCTACCCCAAATGTTACTATGATAGCAAAAGTAAATGTAAGGAATATTGAAAACAACCCATCAGTAAATCTTTCAACCATTCTGTTTCTCCTCAAGTAATTTAATTAGATTATCTATTCTAGATAATGATCTTTCTAAATAGTGAATGCTAGATTCAGCAGAACTACAAACCTCATTAGATTCGTCATCCATAAAAGGACTAAGGTCGCGTATCATATTTGTAATAGACAAACTAACTGATTTAAGTTTACCTAAACTTAATTTGATACTCATTTTTTAGTTTCCTTTTTTATTTTCTTATGAGCGTAATCTGTTACTAATTGATCCACACTATTAACTAGTGCATCTACTACTGCTTCTATATTAGGACAATGTGTTTTGTTAACAACAGGACCACATAAACTAGTTATATATGAATGTATAATATCTTTTTTAAACTTGTCTCTTCTGAAATGTGTATCGTTTGTCATGAAACTCAATTCCTCCTAATCTACGAATAGTCCTCTTTTTTGTCTAAGTGATTTAATGCAAAAAGAAACGCATAATTGATCAGTATTAACAGTTTTCATTTCTTCCTCATTAAATTTTAATGTGTTTAAATTTTTTGTAAGTGATTCTTTACATTCTTCAAAGCAATCTTTCCATTCACTAGTAGTAAAAGGTTTTTCATAGTTCTGTGCACAGCACAAAAAAGAAAAACAAACAATACTAGTAGTTATTATCCACCTCATACTGAACCTATTTACAAGTAATATAGCTTATTTCATTGTTACAAGTTCTATGTATAACATATGTTCCTGTATACTTTTCGCAGTAGTATATAGTTTCTGCCCACTGCCGTGTTAATTTTTCACCATCACATGCTTGAGTCGATACACAAGTTGATTTAGCTGAGCACCCAATAATTAAAGTAGCTACTATACAAAGAAGATATTTCATTTAATTTCTCCACTACTGATCTTTTTATTATAATAAAGAGATACAATTAAAGTAACTACGATTGTAACAGGAATAAAACTACAAGCAAAAGCAAAACCAATAACTAAACTTACAAGTAGTAAATTATTAAAAAAAGGTTCATTTGAAAAACATAATGCATGGCTACACATAAAGTCGGTATATGTAATAGCAAGAGTTAATAAAACAATTAAAACAAGACCAACAAGAAAAGCAATTCCTTCTATTTTTAAGACTTTAATAGCTATCTTTTTTAACATTTAATTCACCTGATTTTTATCATATTCTCTAATTAATTCAATAGCACGAAATACACCTGTAGCTTTTTGCTTCATTCCTGCTATTGTTAATTTTTTATAGTCTTCTTGTAGAATACTAATTATTTCTTTTATTATATCACTGTTCATCTTTTTCCTTCCATTCGATTAAAATGTCATCACCTTTTTTATTTTTTACTTCAGTAAGTACAGGTTTTTTAAAAGCAGTCCCCATAAGTTTATATCCAAGTTTTAAATCCTTAACATTGTCCCCACCAAGTTCTTTGGGGTCAATAGTCCATCCTTCAACTTTACCTTTTTTATTGTAATAAACTTCATGTATACCAAAAGTAATACAATCTTCTTTTGCAGAATCAGGAAATTGACTACTTAAATCTCGTCGAATAATTCTATAATCCCAATTCATTTCATATCCTTAGTTATTCAATTTTATCTACAATATTAGAAACACATTCTAACATTCTTTCGATTACATCCTCAGAACATTCCATTTTTTTATTGTAAACTTTAATTAGTATTTCTCTTAGAGTAACTAAAGTGCTATACATCTCTGAACTATTATTGAATATTTTATATTCTACTGCTTCTTCTGGCAAATTAAATTCTATTGTAGCTCTCATTTCTTTATACCTGTTAATTCTATAAAATAAGGAAGTGTCTCAATCCATTTACAAAAGGTTCCCCAATCCTCTTTTAATTTATGAGTATGTCTTTGATTCCAAATAGTAAGTAATTGCATATAGTTTGTACTAACACGCATAGTTAATTCAATTCCCATTGGACAATTAGAAAGCAATCTCATATAATTTTCATAAGTAGGATTAGAATTATATTCATCTTGAAGAATTTGTAAATTTCTAATAACATCTTCTTGAACATATTTATTCATACATTCTTCTAAATTCATTTTACTGAGCTTATGCATCTTACTCGAGCTAGACACGATTTGAGCGAAGTGATATCGTTGAAATTGCATAGACCAATAAGCAGGGTAAGTAACATCAAATTGAACTATAACTCCCGTAAGGAAATTTCCGTGCCCAGAATTAGAAGGAGTGTTTCCTAATTTTTGTGAACGTAAGAATCTTGGATCTGCACTTGATAGCTTTTCCTTTTCTACATCTACAGGAAATTCAGTACGCATTGGGTAGCCTGAAGCAATCATACTTTCATCTAATCCATATACATTTACATTACTTATTGTTAGCATTTTATATCCTTAGTCATTTCATCAATAATTTTGAGGTAAAATACGTATTCATTTACTTGTTCTGCTAAGTACTTATTATCCTTACCTAAGTTCTGATGTTTTTCAATCCATTCTTTTACAGGATATTTTAAACAACCAATATCAACTATACCATCTGAATATAAAAGTGTGTGTCGTGTACCATATATACAAATGATTGGAAGTTTAATGTTTTTAGCTTTAAACAGATTTGCTCCAAAAAGATTGGCACCAAATATATTAACTCCCTCTAAATCAGCTTCTCTTAAATCTGCTGCATATAGGTTAGCACCTGTAAAGTCTACATTTTTTAGACAAGCTCCTCTAAAGGTGGCACCAACTAAATTTGTACCCATCATAACGGAACCAGTAAGATTAGAGCCTTGAAAATCTGCTTTAGATAAGTCATTACCAGAAGCAACAAGACCTTGTAGATTAAATCCTTTTAAATCAGCACCCTCAAGATTTTTATTCTTTTCAATAGCTTCTCTTATTCCAGTATATTCACCTGAAAGGATAATTTTATTTTCAAGTCTACTTTTAATTTGTACTAACATTACTTAGTTCTCCTCATTATAACAAACTTCCAATTTCCATTATAGTGTCCTTCTGAATCAGAAATATAAAATAAAATATATTTAAAAGAAAACCAAGTATCTAATTGTTTACATAATGTAGATTCTTCTGCATGAAATACAACAAACTCAGGCAGGCTTTTAAGAGATCCTATCATTACAGCCATACCTTTATGTACAAAGGATACAATATCAATGATATAATATACGTCATTAAATCTATTATAAAATTGATTAAATTGAATTGGAGAAGAAGTAGAAAATGTTTGATGATCGATTTCTCTAATAAAATCAAAAAAATCATCACTAGGATAAGATAGTTTTCTTAAAATAAGAAATCCTTTATATTCTCCATTGATTTGAATATATTTTACAATATTAGGTTCTTTACATTCATCTGAGAATTGTTCATAATCAAATTGTATATCCTCATCGAATGCTTGTTGTTCTAATTTGTATAGTTGTTTAACTATTTCTTCTTTCATATTATCTTCTTTTTCTACGTTTTTCTAATTTTTTGATTTTTTCTAAAAGTAGTCCATTTACTTTAATATGAAGACTAATAGTATCTTGCTGCAATTCATCGATTTTTTCCCAATAGGTTTTCTCCGCTTTTCTCTTTATATAGAAATAAATAGAAGCGATTGTAACACCTACATTTATACCAAGTAGACAAAATAGTATATTATATAATATATCCATTTTTAATTTCTCTCCTTATGAACTTAAAATTAATCAACTCTACCACATCTTTTCATGCCAAACTTTTAATACAATACCTAGAAAAATTAGAAGTGCTAGTAGACTTAGTATTGCTATTGCTTTAAGGATAATCATTTATTTCCTACACCTTTCATGATTGATTTCGCAATAAATACAATTACAATGATGTCCGAAATTATCCCACCAAATATAATGTTCTCTATTTCCTTCTTCTATAACATGAGGAATAATTATGTTACCACAAGTACAAATTTTATGTTTTTCAGAATGCATAGTAATAGATATTGAGTCAAGCATTAAATTTCATATCCTCCTCTTATTTCAATAGTCTTAAAAAACTCTCTTTCTGCTTCAAGTCCTTTAACATAAATTTCAATTAGTTTCTGTAATCTAGCAATTTCTTTTTTGTCTTCTTTTGTATTATTGTCAACATATTTAAGAAAATCATACATTACACCAATAGCTTCCCATGCTGAATCATTATATAGCCATTCTTTAGGATCATCTAATAATTCGAGTTCCTCATTAAATTTTTCCATTTCATCATATGCAGTATTATATCCTTCTATGAAATCAAGATATTGCTTACGCTTATTTTTAATATCTGTATAGGGATTCCATTCAACAAAATCTATCCAATTATCTTTTTTATACGGATTCAAATTAAACTTCTTGAAATAAGCTTTAATTTCTTTGGTATTATCTCTACCAATCATGTACATATAATCATAACCTTCTTGATAGGCTTTACTTTTCTTTTTCATTTATTGTATTCTCACAACATTTTTTATTTTTTTCTGGAAACAAATTAGGGGGATTACTTGTTCCACTTTGCTGTTTATTTAAATACTCCATACAAGATTCTAAAAATTCATATAAATTGCTTTTCATATATCCCCCTTAATCACATAAGGAAATCTAGGTATTCCTTCTTCATATTCAAGTTCTATACCTCTAATTATTTTATATTCTATTGATTCAGGTTCACCTGATTGTTCCATATCATTTTCACATTCTTCTCTTGTATCATATTCCCCAAAATAACGCCAATGATAATCACCCCCATGAGGATATTTAGAGAATAAGAAGTATGTTTCTTTTTGTTTTGGTATTTCAACTTCGACAAGATTACTTTTCTTTTTCATTTTTACCTCTATGCTTATTATATCGTCTATCTTCTCTTTTAATCTCTTCTTTTATTCCTTTGTCGATAATAGTTCCTTCATATTGTTTAAGAAATTTAATCTTCTTTTTATGTTTTTTCATTTAATTATGCCTCGTACTAAATGAGATTACAGCTTCCTTATATTCTTTTAATTCTTTTTTAACTTTATACAATTCTCTTTTCAATTGTCTATTCTGATATAAAGCAGATTCTAATTCTAATCTTAGTACTTCAGAATCCATATTATCTAGCCATTCTTTTTCTTGTTTTGCATTCATAATTTAATTACTCTCCGAACAAGAGGAACAATGCGGAATAATAATACCATCTTTTTCAGAAAAGAATTCTTTATGAAACTCACATCTTGCTCCATATTCTCGAGGATAAGAAGGATACCCTTTATCTGAATCACCGCCCCAATTATAATAATAACAGGATGAACTAGTGTGATTTTTATTATCATCGTTCATTTGTCTTCTTTATACCTTGTTTTAATTATACGAATAATTTCTTTAATAAGTAACTGTCTATTATGATTACTATATCCTGTATTTCCTACATGGAACGTCCACCATTGATCTAATACACTCCCCAACTGTTCCTCTATAGGGATAAACTTCTCATTCTCTTGAACTATAAAGCCACCTTCAAATGAAATTTTATCGCTATCAATATTTTCTTGTGTAACATCTTTTAATGTTTTCATTTTTCGTCTTTCTTAATCCATCCTCTAAGTTTATCCTCTTCATCCATAGCATAAATCTTAAACCACATTAAAGTATCTATCATTTCATCATGCAATTCTAGTGTTATAGTTCCATTCAAATATAAAAAGTGTATAAAATTGTATAACTTACGCCATTCATCCCACATACTTATAGATTCTCTTATTTTTTCCATACAATTATCACATTTCATTTTTTATTCCTCCTGATGAGGTACAGTTATAGTTATTCTTTTTCTTGTATACATATTCATTCGATAATCACAATCACTCATAGCCCATGCCAATATATCTTCAATTGGTTGATCCCTTGAAAATATTTTTGTTTCCTGCCATGCTTCACCAGTTTCAGAATTTCCAGCAGACATATCTTTAATTGCTATTACTGTTCTTATCATTTTTCTTCCTCCCAATCTTCCCAATATTCACACGATCCCCATTTGTCAATTAAAAGATGAGAACCAATACCTTCAGGAACAGGTTTATGACCACACCATGTTTCATTATGAAAAGAATCATAGTTTCTATGTTTACAATTCATACATGGTTTATCCTTACAAGGTTCTTCATACATTATTTTTCTCCCAATACTCACACTCAAAATCTTCAGCAGTTTCCTTTTCAGTTAAAGTCATACAACCATGCATTAAACAAATACCCATAAATCTATCATTTGCTTTACAGTTGAAACAACCCCTTTTACTTTTACATGTATGTATCTTAGAACCAAATATAGTTTTACCACATTGTTCACAAACATGATGACCTCCACCATATTTTACGTCTTTTTTCATTTCTTTTCTTCCTTATATAAAGGTAAAGGACACCAATCAGGTATTTCATTCTCATAATCGCCGGTAATTAATTTTCCTTCGTTAGATTCAAAAGTACATATATGAGTAGCTCCATATGAATCATTAGGACACATATCACTACACTGAAAACAATTAGATATTATTCTTTTAGTCATAAGTTACCTTCAGACAATTTCTTTTTTAATGTGGAGAAATCTATTTCTGGTTCTGTTTTTACATGTTCTATAAATCGTTCTATTATGTATTTAGTTCCTTTACCCATTTCAATTAATATATTATCTCTTCTCATAAAAGAATTATAACAAGTTAAACATTTATAACTACTCATATCTATTTCATGAAAAAATGATTCTACTTTTGTCAAACCATATTCTCTGCAAATAGGACAAACAATATTTACTTTTTCAACGTTCATAATGTTTTCTCATGCATCCTATTTCTTCTTTTTCTTAGATCAATTAAATAAGCATCCTGCTCTTCTTTAGTCATTACCATCATAGCAAAAATATCCATATCTAATGATTTATGGAACTCATCATTACCATTATATTTTTTATCAATAGCAAGTTTAATATTCTTATTCCAAATTTTCCATTTAGTTCTTCGATAAAAATCTTTTACATTATAAAGAAAGATATCAGTAGCATAAATAGCTATATTAATATCTTTCCATATACCCCAATTATAATCACTCATACTTCTTTTTCAACCTGTTCTTTTTAAAAAATTCATGCAAAGTACAATCATCAATATCACACCCTTCATTGCACAGTTCTAATTTCTCCGTAATAATTGTATGATATTCTTCCTTTTTGTTTACATAAGTTTCGATTACTTCATATACATACTTGCCACCTCGCCATGCTTCTTCCGCACGACCAGAATCAATAGCTTTAGTTAGATTACTAAATATTCCTAGTAGATAACTATGATTCTCATGTGATCCCCAACGGTACATCATTACTACATATAGTCTTTTATGAAAGAGTTTGTTTAGTTTGATTAGAAATTTCATCCTAAATCTCCTTTGGAAATTGCATACATTCCTGCACCTAATAAATTAGATAGAATTAAAACACCAAAAGAAATATTTCCATATATTTGATATATGAATAGGTCAACCAGCACTGCAAGTGTAAAACAAACAATAGTTCTCATTTCGCTAACCCTTTCTTTTTCCAATCTTTTAACATATTTGTTAAACTTTCAATATCTTTTCGTTGTTCCTCTACCGTCATCTTCATTTTCCAAACATCACAATCACTACAAAAATCAAGCCCCTCTTCACTATGTTCTACATCAACAGGTTCGCAATCTGCACATTTGATTTTCATAATGTTTCCAATATGGGTTCATTATTTGTCGGCATTTTCTTTCCTTTTCTCACTAACAAATCCTTTAGCAATATCCTTATGACCACAATCCAAACAAATACCAGTATCATCAAAATTACTTTTAAGATTCACACTATAACACTTCGGACATTGAACAATCATTTCAATTTTAGTTTCCATTTTGTTACTCCTCTATCTCTTCAATTTGCATATCAGCATTAGACCAACCTTTATCATAATCAACTGAAGGAGGAATAGTTACTTCTTCAGCAAACTCTTTAATGTCTTCCCAATTTATATTATTATAGGCCCAATCAATTAATTCAGAATTATCACTCAAGGAATATTCATACTCTTTTTTGTACTCTTCCGAATTGGTATCAAAACCATCTACATTACAAGCATAATAATAAGCTCTAGTTCTTGCTATTATTTCTGCCGGTATTTTATAGGTTCTTCTGTCTGTAAAAGTAACAAACAAATATTTTATTTTCATTTTTTATTATACCAATCCTTTATAGATTCTCTTAATTCAACACAACACTTGTAGCAAAGATCATCATATTTAACAGTATCTCCTGAACCACCACAATCCTTTCCCATTTTATATTTAAAATATAGTGATCCTTCTCCTTGCCAACCGTTATACATAGTGGTTATATCTTGTTTACATTTATCACAAATTACTTTGGTTGTTTTCATTTTTAGTATTCCGTCGAACAAATTATATAAGGTTCAGTTTTTTGATCCAGAATTAGTGCATTTTGAAAAGAAAGAAATACAGATAAATAAAAACCTCTGCAATCAAACTTAACTTCCATTTTTAATGGAGTATTTTCAATGTCTTTTATATTTCTATCAGTTAAGATAAGTTTTTTTAAGGAATCCCATGTAGGTACTTCTTCTTCATTAAATCCGTACCACATTCCTTCTTTATTAACATCTACTTCTCTGCAAAAAGTAAGTTCAGCATCATCACCATATTCTTTAAAATAAAACTCTACTGCATCTTTTTTTGATTTAGCCGCTACATGATCAGTAGTATTCATTTTAAATACTTTCATTTCATACGGATTCATGATTAGTTACCTTATTCCAAATTTTTTCTGCTGTCTTTATATCTTTGTAATAACCTGTCCTTCCACCACATTTTTTACAATACACATATCTAAATGGGTTTCCTAATTGCTGTTCATGTGTATCATATGAAGAAAATATAGTACTAGGATCATCATTTCCACAAAAAGGACAAGCACCTAACCTATATTTTGAATCCATTTTATTTCTCCTGTAATTCTTCTAAAAGAAATTTAATCATCTCCAAAGTACTTTGTTCAGTATCACTTATCAGCATTCCACCAAATCCCCACTCATTTTCACACAGTCCTTCAGATTTTAACTTTATACAATACCTGATAAATTCTAATTCTTTTTTATAATCTGGTTTCATTATCCCTCCTACGATAATAAATGATTATACTTTCTGTAATACTCAACAACTTTTTCTAAAAATTCTTCAGAGTCTTCTCTTTTCATTTTATAAAAAGATTCCATTGTATTTTCTACGGAGGTACCGGAATGAGTTAAGTTAAACATTAATGTATTTGAATAAGGATTCTCAATTCTTCCTCCACCACAATAAGCGTGATCTTTTTTACGCTTGTTTATTACATTTTTTATATAAAAAGAGTAAAAGACAATAAAACAAAAAAACAATGTAGTTAAAAAGGTTGTAAGAAAAATAAATACTTCTGTTGACATAATTAACCTATCCTTTTAATATCTGGATTTTCTTTCATTCCTTCTGCCATCCAATCCATAATGTCATACAAATACAAATCCTCATCAACTTTATATAGTACCTGATTAACAAGCAATACAGGAGGTTTTATTGCTAACAGTTCAATTTTTGCTCTATCTGAAATAAGTAAATAAATCTTTTTAGGTGTGCTCATATTACTTCCTCCAAGTTAACCCAACAAGGTTCTTCCATATCACCTAAATCTTCTTTAGCATCATGATTAATACAATCAGGATTAGAACAATACCATCTATAATCCCATTGTTTACCTTGAGTAACTACTACAGGATAACCACAAGATTTACAATGTCCGGTGAACCATGAGCAAGTTGGTTTAGGTTTACTTGGTAGATGGGCTATTATTTGCATTTTTTCCACTCCTTCAATATCTCTTCAAACAAATAATCAGTCAATGTATGAATTTCTGCTTTACCTGATTCTGAATCAAGTTCTCCATTAGAGAGCATATCAACTAGAGGTCTTCCTACTTTATCATTATAACATCTATATTCTAAAAGCAAAGTTTCAATTTTATCGCACAGTCTACTTACAACAGACTCTTTCCACAATCCACCCATAATAGCTTCTTCTTTGCAAAGCTTATTTATGGTGATAATATTATATCCTTTATTTATATACTTACCAGCATCTTCATTAATAGTATATTCAGTAGATAGAATGTATCTATTATACACATCTTTTTTATTACCAACAACATCGGTATTTTGATTAGAATACCAAATTTCAAATAGATAAGCTTCTTCCATTTTCATTCCATCCTTTAAGTAGTATATAGGATCATCTATTGTTCTTGCTGTCCACATATTAATTCTTCTTTATAAATAACATGGTGAGTCATCAATAGTAAAATTTTCATCTAATGCTCTAATCCTTTCCCTATAACTTTCAATACCAGTATCACCAGACATATACCACTCAAGCTCATAAGCACGTTTAGCATCTTCTCTTAAATCTTTAATGAGATTAATTACTTCTGCTTTTATCCATGCTTTATCTCTATTATCATTACAATTATTATAAATTTCACCAGAATTAAGATCAGCTTCTATTTCATCAGCTAGATCATTTAAAATTTGATATTTATAATTATAATGTCCACCACTCATTTTGCTTCCTCACTAAAAAAGTATTCTCTATATCCTTTCAACCACTTTTCAATAACACACAAATAACAAGTATGAACCATATCTGTACAATCACCACAATGTTTTGCACTTAGTTTATCAGGATTAGGTAGAAAAGATAAAAAGGATGTTAGCCATTCTTCAGAACAATCTTCTTTTTGAATAATCCAATCTTTGAATGATAGTTTATTCATTTACAAATATCCTGATAAAGCATTATTGAAAGTTTATAAATACTAAAACAACCTGCCCCAATAATAAAAGGCAGTAAACCAAATACCTAACGCATAAAATAGTTTGAATTAGTAAAACTATCATTACCTAATTTCATAATTATTTTATCCATGAGATATCCAACTAGATAAGGAATAAAAATAATTCCTATCCAAAAACCAACTACACCAATAATTCCTGATATACACATGTTATTTATTCTCCTCTTTTTTCTTTTCTTCTATATAAGCATCAAATTGTTTACCAGCTTCTAACAATTCATTATAATGTTTGTACATTCTATCCATTGTCTCTTGATCTAATTTCTCAGGATTATTCATTCTGTCAAGAAACTTTTTTGCATCATCACCGCTAATAATACCTAATTCAGTAAATTTCTTTTTATAGTATAAACTAGTTACCCACCATCCAAAAAACATTCCACAAAAGAAAAGTAAGATACTGTTTATAATAAGCAACGGTATATTCATTTAATTAACCCCAATACATCATTTGAATCATTATAAATAATAGTATTCCTAATACTGCTCCACCGATGCAAAGATATTCAGTTTTCATTTTTGTCCCTCAATTCTAAATTATAACAATCTTTAGCTATAGCAATAAGCTCTTCTTTACTACTTAAACATTCATCGAATACAAGATGAGTTAAACCACCACTTTCACTGAAATAGCTCCATCCACCAGCTTCATTTTTAACTTTGTATAAAGATATGCCATTAGATAATTCACCTACTTTATGTAAGTCTTCTGGTACATGTATCATATCTTGTAGACTAGTCATTTTTAGTATTCCTATACGGTTCGGTTAATTCACCCGTTTCAGTATATATACCTGTAGACATAAGAAACCTTCTTGCTTCTTCTTTATCTACAGATACTCTTTTAGCATAAGCTTTTATTTCTTTAAGTAATTGTTTATATTCTTTATCAGTCATTTATCATCCCCCAAAGGACACCAAGGCGGATAATCTATAACACTAAATAAATCAGTGTCCCTATATTCTTCACGATGTTCAATACCACAAGCCATTATTTCTGACCGATTAGTTCCATCACTAATTGCTTTACGAACAAAGCTTCTATGAGGGCAATGATGACAACTAGATACTTTAATTATTTTCATTTCTTTGCCTTTTTTCAAATGCATCTTTAATAAGAGCAGTAATACCTACAAGTTCAAGATATGTTAGTTTATCAATAGATTCTTTTGCATATTTTTTCATTTCTTCAATTTCAATCATTCTTTTAAACCCATCATCACTATTAAATTCATCCATCAATTTCTTTTCATATTTAAATGTAACAGGCTTTATAGGAGTCATTATTTGACCGATATTCATACCACAATGTTTACATTTACCACCATCATTTTCAAAATCATGATTACAAGTATTTTGTAGAGCAATCAATTTTTCCTCAATAACTTTTATTCTATTTTCAATGCTTTTTCTATCAATAATTCTTTCTTCCAGTGTTTGAGCTAGTAGTGTTTCAAGTGTATATAATTCACACTCTAATCCTTCTTTTTCTTCCATATACAAAAAGTTAGCATCTTGCCCCATTGTTTTAACTGTTTCCGCCATAACTTTACCATCACTACATTCACATTCTACTATAAGATCAGGATCAGTAGGATGATCTACCCAACCAGTACCGTTACAATAAGTACAGGTTGTTATGCTATATAAATCTTCTCTAATAAAATTAAAAACTTTATCTACTTCTTTATACGGATCAAATATATTTGCAAATCTAACTTTTAATTCTTCTAAGACTTCTTCTACATCAATTGTCTTAAATTGTTTTATTTTTGTTTTAACTTCAACTATATGTTTTGTGTATTGACGTCTAGGGCCATCAATTGCAACAGCCATATGTTTTTCAAGTACATTTATAACTGCACTAGTATTAAGTAGAAATTTCATTTTTCTTCCTCTTCAAATGTAAAGCAACTACAATATTTACAACCTACAGCTTCCATAACTTCATGATATATATTAGGATAGCTGTCAAAATGCCTATAATAAGGATGACCGCACTTACAAATACGATCATCACCATATTTAGGATTATATTTCCTAACAATTATAGTTTCTTCAAGATAAGGCTTTTCGTTGTTCATTATAATTCCTCCATATATTCCCAACCATCAATAAGCCATTGCAAATATAATTCGTGTTGTTTACCATACCAACCACAAGCAAAAGGATGCTGTACTTCTATTAAAGCAAATTTATAAGGAATACTTTCATTTACTTTCATCATTCCAAAATCTACTGCTCCACAAAATCCTTCAGGGAATTTAATATGATCTATATTTGGTGCGTCAGGAGTATTCACTTCATTACCCCAATACCATTGTCCGCATAAAACTTTTCCATTACTTATATAATACCTCCATTCGTTTTCAAAAGTAACTATATCTGAACAAATGAAAGGAGGCTTCTTTTTCTTTTTATGTGTTCCTGTAGTACAAAAACCTGTGAACCTTTTATATCTATCCGATGGTTTAATAAATACTTTTTTACCTAAAGGCCATTTGTCTGTTTCCCAAACATTTCTATATAAATACTCATTTAACCACATCGGATAATAGTTTGGTTGAATATGAAAATTAGATTCTACTCCTAATATATTATATCCCATACTTAATTCACACCACTCTACTGATCCGCAAGGAATATATTCTTTAGGACATGGTTTATTCTTATCTACTCTAGCTAAAGGAATATCCCAAGTATTACACATCATAGAAATAACTTGAGATTCTCTTGATAAAAGGTCATTTTTCATCAAGGCAAATCCTTTGTAATGTTTTAAATCAATATTCATTTTTTCTTATTTTTATTTATATCTACTTTCAAAGCTGATCCCATAAATTTTATAGATGATGTTCTTAGTCCTATATCCTTGTTAACTTCTTCTATTCTTTTTTCTAGTTTATTTAATTTTAGTAACAGATAAATACAGACAATAACTAATCCTATTATCTGACCAGTATGTATAGCAGACCAATTAATTTCCATTATTCTACTCTCCTAAGGAGCTACTCCTTCATCCCATTCATGACTTTGTTTTAGTTTTTTATACATTTCTTTTGAAGCAAGTTGTTTTAATGCTTCCTCTAACGCCCATTGTTTATGTTGAGCTCCATCAGTTAGTAGGCCTTGTATTAAAATTTCAACTACTTTCATTTTCTTTTTGCCTTTTTCTTATTCTGAGTATCAATACGATTTAACTTTTTAAGCATTGTTTCTGTGATGCCTTTATCAACAATTTTCTTACACATTTTACATTCAACTTCTTTCGCTTCTTTAGTAAGATAGATTTTATAGCCAGTGGCACCACAAGCAGCATAAGGAGCATCTTCTTTCTTATAGTGTATCATGATTTAACTTTCTCCCATGATTCTATATTACCTTCTATCCTATAAAAGATAGGATGAGGTTCAGGTTCAATTATATTAACTAATACTTCTCTAAAAAATCTAGGTTCACGTAGGGAAACTTTTTCTTTTAAATGTTTTGCTTCATATACTAATTGACCAATAGTAACAGGAATAGATTCAAATGCAACATTTCTTGTATTTATTTTACTTCTATCGAAGTTATAGTTTCTTTTAACCGATTCTAAATATAAGAAGTATAAGTATACATTCATAATACCAACAGGATCTGGATGTTTATAGAATCTTTCTAATTGTGGATGGTGTTTATAGCCAGAAGTATCGCCCATAAGAACTTTTCTAGCTAAAAGAGCCTCACGCCAGCCACCACTCAATCCTTTAGCATCTAAGTACTTTGGATGTAATGACCAGAGCCTCACTGTCTTCTCCTTTAAATGTCAAAGGATTTAGACGAACCTAAATCCTTTAATCTATTATAATATAATAACATTAGAAAAAATATGTAACTAGTATGAGCCGTGAGCCCTCATATGTTCTGGTATAATAATCTTTGCTTTACCAAAAACACGTTTACTAGTTTTACCACATTTCTCACATTTCACTTCTGTAGGAAAGTCTTCTCCATACGGTTTTTTATACTCTGTTATATGCTCGCATTCAATACATTTATAGTCTTCAAACATTTAGAATCTCCTAAAAATAAAAATGGGTCTAACCTAATAGACCCATATATAAATATCTTACTCTTAATTCTTTCTAACTAATACTTGATTTTTACTTCTTCGTAATCTTCTTTAAATCTTTCGAATATGATCTTTAGACATTGCTTAATATTTTCAGGATCAGCATGTTCATGTAAAGACACTGTGTAGTCAACAGCAAAATCAACACATCTATCAAAATCAAGGATAATACTCTTCTGTTTCTTATGTCGATAGAAATCTATAAATTCAATATTTTCTTTCATAAGTTTACATTTGAATATACTAATTGTGAAAGTAAAAGATTGTCTTGTACAAGTTGGGTTGGTGAAGGATTAAGAGATCTTGAAACAGGTCTACCATTTCTATAAAATACATTTGCTACCTGTTCACTACAATACCAAGCTCTTTCGTCATCAAAAGCTCTTTTCATCCACCAAAATGCTAATCCTGTAAAATCATAAATAGTACTCATTGATTTCTCAGAAAGAATATCACGTAATATTGCTTGTTGTTGTTCTTGTGTGCAAGGAACTTTAAATATAACTTGTCTACGTAATTGATACTGACTAAAATCAAAGTAGTTCATTCCATTAGCATCGGCACTACCTAATACTAATATATTGATAGTTGAAAGTAACCAGTCTATATCATCTGTAGGGGATGTTATATAATATGATTTATATTTGTCTTTTAATCTAGCCCATTCCTCATCAGTAACTAGCTTTTTAATATTGTTAGCATGTAACATCATTATAGAATGTGAGTAAGGTCCTGAAATAGCAGCAATAGCTTTTGATACTATATTATTCATCTCACTTTTAAGACAAGAAATATACAGACCCTCACCATGCATTTCAAATACCTGATCCATTCCCTCAAGAAGAGGTTTTCTATAACCAGGTTTATATTTCTTCTTTTCAATCTTATCAATGAACAAATTAAGTCTATGAGATAATGACATATCTACCTTCCTCCCTTCCTTCTATCGTTGACCCAAACAAGTGTTCCAGACTCATCAATTTCTACAGGTATAAGTAAATGATCGGATTCATATTTTCTATTTAAATGATTAATAGCTTCTTCTTGTGTTGGAAAACATGTTACAAGTTTACAAATGTTATGTTGAAGAAGTTTAAGCAGTCGTTGTAGTTGATCCGTTTTTTGACAGATAACTAAATCAAAGTTATGTTTTTGTGCGTGGGAATAGAAGTTAAGAAAGAGACCTAAAACAGAAGATGATACATCCTTTACATTTTCCAAATTAATAACTAAAGGAATATCATAGTTGAAGTTAATCTTATTTAAATTGTTAGATAAATGACAAGAAAATTCAAAGGTTAAGTGTGAAGGAAGTATTTTAAATACTTTTATCTCCGGAGTAGATGAGGGCCTGAATGACATAATATTACACCATGCTTCTAATATTAAAGAGTTTAGTTAATTTGGTGTATTTCAGTGTGTCAAATATATCTTGATGCATATTGTCTAATGATATTAGTAGGTTTTTTCTATTTAAAGAAGTACGAATTGAAATAAGAAGTGCTAAACCAGAAGAATCAATTTTATTGACTTTTCCTAAATCTATTACTACATCCTTATCAATTTCTGGTATTCTGTTTTCCAAAAGAGATTTAATTCTAAAAACATTCCCTATAGTTAAATCAATAAGGATAGCAATATTAATCTGATCTTCATCAGATTTAAATGTAATATAGTTATTCAATGTTAAATATCCTGTCGAATGAAGATAGTTTTAAGATATCTAGTATATGTTTGCTTGGTTGTATTGTTAATGTAAGATTCTTTTTAGTTAACTCTTTCTGAGCTGTTACTAGTAATCCTAAACCACTAGAATCCATATAATCTGTTTTAGTTAAATCGAGCAGGATATTTTTATCGGCTAGTTCAATTTCATGTAAAAGATATGTTTTCATTTTTCTAATAGATACAAGATCTATGTTCTGATAAACACAGATAATGATCTTGTCGTCTTCAATGAACTTAGTAATCATGTTTTCTCTTTTACAGATAGTAATGAAATATGAGCCGCTGTCATCTCAACATACTTATAGGCTTCTAAATCTTTATTGATTTTATCTACTGTTTTTTGTAAATACCACTCAATGTCATTTCTGACACTGGGTGGTATTTCTTTTGTCTCAATATTGCACTTAATATCTATTGTAGCTGCAATTTCAAGTTTATTCATTAGTCTGCTCGTTTAAAGTTTTTCTTTTCAAACTTCTCACTAGGACAAGCATACGTTTTCTTAGACTCTACATCTTGATAAACAACTAGAATATCAGAAGTAATAACTTGTGTTATTCCTTTTGTTACTGCTATTACTGCGCCATCTTTATGAAGGAAGAGATCAAGAATCTCTCCTGTTTCTGTATGTTCTGCTTGACCTTTACGTTGATACTCATGAGCAAATTCATCTTTGATTTTAAGTACGTGAAGAACTTCACCCATCATTATGTAGTAGTTGTCTTTGTCGTCACGATACATTCCACCAGCAAAAATATCCATAGCAATCTCCTTCATGTAATTTACTTAAATATTAGGTATTTTAAGTTCTTTTTAAGGAAAAAGCCCTAGGGTAACCTAGGGCTTTGATATTATCTTCTGTAATATTGAAGAACCTCTTGAGTTCCTTCATATGAATCAACAACAAATATAATTTGAGTTAGACAAAGTAATTCAATAACTTTCTTTATATATGTTGTTAAACTAAGCAGCACTAACTTACCTCCCCTTCCTCTACAAATCATTGCTGCATCCATTATACACTTAATTGCAGTTGAATCTAATATATGTACTTCTTTAGCATCGAGTATGAGATTTTTATATTGACTATTTTCATGCAGTTTTTCTTTTAATGATTTTGATACTTCAGAGACATTATCAATTGTAATCATTTTTTCTTTAAGTTCTATCATGAGTGTATGTTCATTTATTTCAATTGAGTCGAGTGGTAACATACACTACCCCCAAAAATTATACTTTACTCCATTAATATTAATTGATTTATATTATGTTCTCCTTGTTATAGTTTATTATCAGTATTTAATTTAAGATAACTTAATTATCTTAATCTGTTTTCTAGTCAAGAAGATCATCAAATTCTATCCAGCCCTTTTCAATTAACAATAAAGCTGTGTACCCAAAAATATCAGCTAGATCATTTTTCTTTAAATCTGAGCTATTTTTAATCCTACTAAGTTTATCATCCAATCTATTACAAATTTGACTACCAGCATCTGATTTAGTAAAAATCTTGATAGGTGCTATTGCTGAATCACCATATCTACGATTTTTCTCTTTAAGAAAGTCTTTAAAATTATCAAATAATACTTCAATTTTTTCTTGTGTATTCATATATCCTCTTAAAAGATGAACCGAAGGGGCAACCTCCGGTTCAAAAAAGTAGAACAAGGAGCATGTATTATGCAGTGGGTGTTTTTGATTGGATATACTTGATAATACCGAACACCATACCAGCGACGATAACACCAACAATTCCAATACCAACAATCCATTTCCAATTAAGAGCAACAAAGGTAATAAGAGCAATAACCAAACCAAGAACCAATAAAGCTAGAACACCCATAATGATAGCATCTTTCTTATTAAGATTGCTAAGCATGTTTTTAATATCCATTTTTAACTCCTAACTTATTATTTACTTAAATCCACACCCATGTGGGTGAAATTAACTAATATAATATCTATTATATTCAGTTCTCTAGATTTTTTAGTTTAATCATATCACCTATACTGCATGTTGATTTAGGTGCTTCTAAGTTAACAGGTTTCTTTAAAAGAGTAAGTTCAAGTATCTTTAAAGAAGTTTGAAGTGTTTGTTCTGTAACATTATATCGTTTACAAAAATCATAAGCAACCTCATGAAAAGCATCAATAGCATCACCGGGTTGGTCGCTACCGTCACCATCTCTAGCAGCTATAGCTAGAGGAAGCATTTCTTGAAGTTCCTGAATTGCTTTATCCGTCATAGTATCAATATCAGCACGCATTTTGAATGTGTTACCTGATATGTTTTCAAAGACTGAGTCAAATTCCTCTTGGCTCACTTGAAATGTATAGCCATTATCAAATTTGACTATCATTTGTTGCCCTTGCTTTTCAAGGACTTCAACAGTATTCATTGAATAGACTCCTAGGATTAATATACTACTAAATATTATAGTTATATAATATAACTTAAGGTTCTATTTTCTAAAGAAAGGAATTGACCCCATGATGATTCGTCCCGTTTCATATTGGTAGGGTTCTCCAATTTTCCAGTCTCTGTTTAAGTAGACCGAAAGAAGTCTATCTCTTTTAAATACCTCTATCGCTTCATTTAAAGTTAGCCTTTTGTTTCTCGTTCGTATAACTGTATTACAAATCACCAGAACCTCATGCGTATTTGCAGAGATAAGCAAAGAGAGTATTTCTCCGAGTGCATGAGAGATAGTTTGTGGCATTTTGCATGAGTCATAATGTATAATACTTGGATTAAAATTTCCTTGAATAGATGCAGATGTCATTGCTGATACTAAATCGTCATGAATCCAATTAATTCCTTTAATTGTAGAAATACTTTTAAAAATTTCTGGATTAATCTCAACACCATAAATTTGTTCTTTTGTAACAAATCCACAATTAAGTAGTTGATCTAATTCTGTACCCGGATCTAAACGAGAATTACTACCGCACTTGCCGCATAGTGTCCAGTATTGTCTATCTTTTGGAATACTACTATAACCAAACAATTGACGATACTTTCCCACTATGCTTGCAAGGCGGTACATTTGCTTGACTGGAGTATCCCAAGGCTTATCCACAATTTTACGTGCATGCGCATAAGCTTCTTTTTTTATTGGAATACTCCGCTTAGTCATCTACTTGCTCCTTTTTCTACGATTTTTTGTTTGCTCGGCATACAAGCTGTTTAATTGATCAAGACCATTTTCTACGATCCTAATAACTTGTTTTACTGTATCAGGTCTAGATGCAGTTTTCATTTCTCGATATGTTGCATCCAAACGTTTTTTAGCACGAGTAGCAAGCTCAGAAGAAACATCTGTTGGTGTTTGACTCGCTTTCTTTACTTCTCTACGTGCCCTAGTAAGGTCAGACCGTACAAGACGTTCAGGAAGACCAAATCGTCTAGCAAGTTGTTTTGCAGTTTCCTTAAAAGTAAGAGTCCCTTTACTTCTTGCTGCAGGTCTTGAAATAATATCATTATAAGACGCTTCAAATCGTTTGTAAAGATCCATTCGTTGCTTTCGAGTCATTTGACGACGAATTAGATTATCTACAACAACAAGACCAAGTTCATCGGATTGATCTAAAACCTCTGCAGTTTGAATAACAGGAACTGTTTCCATACCTTCTTGTTCAGCTACAAGCCACCGATGGTGTCCACAATAAATAGTACCTTCAGGACTGATTACAAGAGGTTGAAGAATACCATTAGCTTTTATAGACTTACGAAGTTCTTCAAATTTCTCTGTAGACTCAGGATTACTGATATGATTGAACTTGGAAGGCACCAATTTTTTAACAGGGTATTGAATGACTTTAGAAGTCATCTTAACACTAATTTTAGGGCTAACTTGTTCAGGTGTTTCCACTACTTGTTTTTCCATACTACTTTCCATAAGTACCTCTCGTAATATGAGCAAGGACACCAGCTACTTGCATCTTTTTAAGATGGGTAAGCTTCCCCACAATCTTTTTGGAGTTAGCTCCAAGTTTCCTTTCTTTAGTAATAAAAGAAAGATCCGACTTAGAAATCTTGTTCGCGTAGCGTTTTTTCTTCATGCTCCTACTCCTTGTTTTTATTATTTTCAATATAGTTAAATCTAGAAACAAAAGTAACTAGACTTAATTAATCATATCAATTCTTTATATTTTCTCTGACAATCACATGGAGAGAAATTATGTTTAGACTTAACTCTAATATATATGTTGCAGAAATCCGGGGAAGTCAGTACCTTTTTCGTGTCGCTGCTATAGGTGATGAAGGTTTTGTTGAAGTTCCAACTGAAGGAGATTCTCCTATAGAAGAAACCCCTATAGTACAAGAACCTCAACCCATGGGTCTAGATGTGGAAGGTGGGGAAGCCGTTAATAAAAGTTGGCCTGATTATGTTGTTGAAGCAGCTAAATTTATAGCAACTAATCCTGGATTGTTTACACAACCAGAAGGTGCTTCAAAAGCATTTGCTCAAAATATCATTGATCAAGTAGAAAAAGTAAGAGAAGAATACGAATATGCTAAAGAGAATGTACAATCATTAGAATTCCATTTTCAATCCTTATATCAAAACATAGAAGACTTTTATAATAGCTACATGGTTGACGAACCTTCAGTTGTTGGATAGCAACCGTAAATGTGGTTTCCTTCCTGGTAACATCCTTTCAATCACTTCTACAAATTCATTCTTCGAGGGGGTATCCTCTACCTCCTCAAGATTTTTCATAAAGTTACTAAATATCTCTGCATTTTGAAGAAAAGTTCTATCCGGGTAGTCAGATAGAATATAGAAACCTCTAGGTTTGTTTCTAAAGATATTTAATAGCTTAAGAGTTTCTTCGATATTATTAACACGTATCTTTTTGTATTTAAGAGTTTGAGGATCGAATAGTCCAATCACATCAGATTCCTCTTCTTGTTCTCGTGTGTAAATAATAGGAAGATTCTTGTTAAAGGTTTTAGATGTATCGAAATCCTTTTTAACTTTTAATTCAAGCCAAGACTTCTTTTGATCATCAGTAAGAGAACGTTTAGTTACGGGAGTAGAAAGAGTATTAGGATCGTAGGTATTTCGATTTTCAATACATACTACAGGATTATATCCAGGAGGATATTCCTTTTGCTCATCAGGCTCTCGTTCTTTATAAAAGCAATCAAGAGCTTTAGCAATTCTAATTGCATGTTCTCTGGTTATCATATGACATCCTTTGTATGAAATTAATCACTTCTAGTATTAGTACGTTTATATTGTTTCATTGGTTCTACTGCAGGAATAGGACCTATAGGTTTCTTTTTATCCCAAATAAATCTAATATCTGGTTCCTGATTTTTTGCCGGTGGAGGAGGCAATTCACCTGTTTGGATATAATGATGTATTCCTCTTATTAATTCCATATATTCATCTTTTTCTAAAAAGCCAGAATACATAATAATATATTTATAACCTTCTTTAGATTTTTCTCTTATTATTCTTATGCCTGTAGAGAACTCATTTCCTTTTCCTGAAGCTATAGAAGTAATTACATATGGTGTAATTAAAAAAGGATTATAATAATGATATTGTGCGATAAAACTATGTGCCCTATTCCACGCTAATTCTCCATCTTTTTCTGGTATTATGAATGAACCTTTATATCGAGTAGCACAACTGGAAAATGTAATTACAACTAGTAAAGGAATAGTAAAAACTTTTATTTTATTATATTTCATATCATTCCCCTTCCTTCAATGGTTCCAACTTACTTTGATCGACATAAGCATCGAAGTGATCACAATTAGGCACAGCAGGAGTTAGCCACCGCCCAACTTTGCAACCGAGTAAACAATCGGCTTCACTTATAACCTCTCGTTTATATTTCATACAATATCCAATCATTCTCCCTCCTTCAATCGCTCTTGTTTAAGAAGTTCTTTAATCTCATTTTGTATTCTAAGAGCGTCATCCATAGTTTCAACATGAACACCACCCACAGAAAAATGACCCCCTCCTCCAAACTTCTCACAAATTTCCTTAATGTTATGTTCTTTCTCACTAACATTCCAAGGATTGTGACCTACACCAATATGACAACCTCGTTTCATCCAACTAAAATCTTTGATATAAACAGCGTACTTAGCTAATGGTTTCCATCTGAAAGCGAAATATCGATCTGTCCGAACATAAGGAGGATCAGTATAAAAAACTATTCCATCTTCTTCTTTAGCTACAGTAACGAACTTCTTATACCCTTCTTCGATTTTAACTTTACATCTATTATATCGCCAATCAATACTCCAAGGAAGATGACCATCAAGCAACTTATAAAGTAGTGAGCGATCTTGCGTAAACATTCGTACTATCTCAGTCATAAAAGAATCATCTGCATTTTCGAGAAAAGCCATTCTCATTTTAGGTCCGAATGTAGTAGGATCATATACAGTATCCACAGTAGGATAAAGAGCGTAGTCAATCATGTTAACTTCATCCACGATCTTCTTAACCATCCCCTCATCCAAAAATTTATCTCTACCGGGTGTGTCAAAGAAAACCTGGGCGCAGCTATAAGCACCCGGAACAAAATTCCCAGGAACGCCAGCCTCAGCGAATTTTCCTAAGCCACTAAGATGATGATCCCACCAGAAGTTAGCTGTTGGATTATAAGGATAATCCAATACAACTGTGGTTGTATCAGGTTCCCTAATATCTTTATCCTGCCAGTCTTTCTCATCGTAATTAATAAATTTATATCTAAAGTCAATTTTAGTATTTCCATTATCCACAAATAGCTTTCCATATAATATAGCAGAGAAAACTCCATCAATATCATTATGAGTATAGACTTTAATTTTCATCATTGTTCCTTACTTTAATTTTTACTATAATATAAAGAATAGCTATCACAATAATAACTAGTATTTCAACCCAAATGAGAGCTAGGAATTTCATAATTAAGCTCCTTCTTGTATAGGTTCTTCAATAACAGTTCCTTCCTCAATCATTTCCTCTGCTGCAGTATCTACAAGAGGTTCTTCCGTTCCGTCATCTACCTCCCCCTTTTCAGCAGCTCTACTAATGTTAGCTTTACAACGAAAACAAGTTACTGTTCGAGGCGGCTTGTAAAGGTGATCAACATTATAAACAATCTCACAACCACATTTACATCTGAATCTATAATGCATCTTTTTCTCCTTTCTATTATTTTGTGTTGGTGTCTTTCGGTTTCCATTGAGAGAAAAATCCACTAAAGTGACACAAGGAGCTCGGGTGTTTACAATAACCCTTTTTACCCCAACCACAAGTAGTACAGTCTTTTTTAATCTTGGCTTTCATAAATTACTTCCTCTTTATTAAAGTGAAGTTTGAATAGCTAATTTTTGAAGTCTCACTATTTCTTTTTCAAGCTCTCTAATATGCATTCTTAGTTCACCATAATCTCCACGACAAAGCATCCAAGCTGTTTTAGCATTTTCAATTTCGGATGCTTCAACTAGTTGACCAATTAAGTTCCATCGATCATCAATTTTATTAATGTCCATATTATTAACCACCCATCAACAATTTTCATATTCCAATTCCATCTCTGTTGCCTAATATATTCTCTTTGATAGTCATATACAAATTCTTTTTTACATTTATTGCAAACTCTTATTTGAAGTGTTTTATTTAATTTTCCTGTTTGTGTTGATGTTCCTTCACAATCAGGACATCTTATTCTTTTATGTTTTAATCTTGATAATTCATGTCTTGGCATATACACCTACCTTTTAAATTCTGTACCACAATAATCACATAAGTAATTATTTGTTTTGTTAGCTCCACAAGACGGACAAACTTTATTACTCTTTCTTATTAAAGGTAGGTCAGTAATTACTTGACCAAGCTGTTCTAGTGCAGCTGAAGTATTTTTTATAGCTTCTTCTACACTATCCGTTTCCTCATGAGGATCTCCCGACAATACATATTCTCTAAATTTTCTAGATTCCTCCTCATTATAATAATTACAATTACAACAATACGGTCGGAAACCTTCAGTAGGGAAACCACAACTAGGACAGATAACAATATAATGCTCTTTCTTAATAGTATCCATTCTTTCATTAATATCGACAATCATCCAATGGTGAACAGCTCGATACTTATATGAAGTATGATTGTTTCTATCACCTATACAAATTATCGAATACCATATGGATCGAGTAATATGCCATACCATAACAACAATACGTTTTAGAATATTTAAGTCATGATAGGACATAGTAAATTTACCAGAGATAGTTTTTTTATAATATCTTTTAATAGAGGAGAGAGATTTTTCAAAGAATACTTCTTCGTTATAATCAACAAGTTCCATTAACTTTTTAAGTTCCATTGTCTCCTCCTTTATTAAATAACAAAAGGTGGAATTAATCCACCTAAGATACATACAATATATAAAAAAGTTATCTTCTTTCTAACTCCTTAGCTGCTAGAAAGTCAAACAACTCTGAGTTGCTCTTCTTCATGCTAATTGGATCACCAGGTATTTCTATCTCATTTTTTCTAGCTGGTGTATAGGGTTTGTTTTGTTGTTTAGTAACAAAGATGATTGTAGCTACATACTTACTTGAGAAGTGTGTAATTCTTAAATCTAAAATTTCATGGTCAATCTCAATATGATTACAAAGTGAGGTAACAGCATAATCAAATTCATCTGGCTTAGTCATTTCAATAGTCTTGATTTCCATAAGGATCTCCTTCTAATATATAGAAGAAGATATATCAATATATTGAATTAATCTATCTAATTTCGCTTTCTCTAATATGTTTTAATATCTTTTCTATTCCTTCAAAATCATTAATTGTCTTTAAATGTTTTATTCTATCACAAACAGCTTTTTCAAAATGATTGTCTTCTTTAGTAATGTTAGATGTAGAAATAGAATTATACTTTCCAAACATTCCAGGCTTTGATTTTTTCATTTTATTTCTCCTCCCAATAAAAAAGAAAAAGGAAGGGTGTAGGGAGAGTAGAGAGTTGGAGGTTTACCACCACGGCAAAAGTGTCATGGAAAAGGGAGATGGTAACCCTACACCCTACTTTATACTTAGAGAGGAAACACCAAAGGAGCTAAATATAAAGCTTAATAAACATAAAATATATCAATACAATTTTAAGTATCTAGTGTACTAGATAATTTTTATAACCATTAATTTTACCTAAGTAAGTAGTTGTTACATTTGTTGTTGAAGTACTTATGTCTGTAAAAAAGAATACACAATCTTTATTAGCAAACATATTATACCTCTGACTATGATAGGTGTACATATACAATACATACCTATCAAACTTTCCTTCTTGAATCATCTTAGCATTATTAGCTATAATTGTATTGATTGTATTCTTAATCACACCTGTCTGAACTAATTGCTTAACTCTAATACATGAAATATTTTTAGGCCAATGACAAACAGGAATGTTACTTGTTACAATATTATTACATTCTAACTTATTTTCAAATGTAGAACAAGTCACTACAGTTGTTTCTAAAAACATTTTATCTTCTCCCCCATCATTCACAATGAAATAAGGAGAAACATTAGTAAAGCTTTCTCCCTCTACTTCACCAGGAAAATAGGGTCCATTTGTAGCAGAAAGACAAAGCGAAGTAACTAATACAAAAAATATACTAAGTTTAGTTTTCATTTATTGACCTCTTTCTCTAAGTGTTTCTTCTATAAAAGCATTTCCTTTTTCACAACTTTGTTTTGTTTTAAAGAAATAAATCCAACCTGCCCCTTCACATTTAAGTGTCATAAAAGGACCTATTCCTTCAAGCACACCTGTTCTATCGAGAGAGCAACCAAGCCTAATAAGATCTTCAATAGACTTTCCAAATTGTACAACGGTTAGACATCCTGAGTTACCAGCAATCCATTTGTACTCAAGGAAGTCAGCAGCATAACTAATACTTAGAGAAAAAATAATCACGCAAATAACAATTATCTTCTTCATGATAATCCCCCTATAAGTTTATAGTAGTTAAAATGTAATAGAAAAGTAACTAACGAACGTGAGTTGAAATGTATTCTTGTAGCTGACTAGCAGTAGAGAATGAAATTGATTCAGGAATACTAATATCAAAACTATTCTCAATAATCATGAATAGTTCTAGGAAATCTAATTCATCTGCTTCCAATTCAACAAAGGAAGTAGATGGTAGAACTGTACACTTGAAATAGCTTTCCAGTATTTCTTTTAGTTTTGTATCCATTAGTTTTAGTTATATCACTTCTTCATATTTTTCTTAACGATTCGTTTTTCTCCTCTCTCAAAAACAAATATTTTCTCTTTTAATATCTCATTAACAATTTCAAATTTCAAATCTCTATGTTCCATAGACATAATCTTAACTGTTTTATATGGATGAGAGATTTCAGAATTAAATTCAACTGTAATACTACCCTGATCAAGATTGTCTTTTTTAACTGTAATGTCCATAGCTAAATCTTCATCAGTAAGCATAGGAGCATACATTTTATTAAAGACAGATAATAATCTACCTAAATGTAATACACTTCCAGTAATAGTTAATGTAAACATATACCATCCCATCATATTATCCTCCTTTTAATAAATGGCTGGGTAGGGACTCGAACCCTACTTGATCTAACCAGACTACATTAGATCTGCGCTCTAGGGACCTGAGCAAGGATCTGTCGTTTGCATTGGCGTAACCCTACCGCCTCCAGCCGAGTAAACTAAACAGCTTTAAGAGCTTCTCTTCCATTATCCATTACACCTGTAAGGATAGCATCGAGTTCCCATTCTACTTCAAGACTTTGTTTAAAATCATTTAAGTAACCATGAAGTTGTTGTAGACAAAAGATGCCTGTTGGCTCAGAACGAACTTCTGTTCCATCTTTAGTAGCATAGATAAGATAAGCAGGGTATGCTAAAGGAACACGACAAACAGAACATCTTTTACTCTCTTTAACTCTGACTTTCTCAATCCTAACAAATTCAATAGGAGCAACAAAGTTAATCATTTCATCAAGCTCAGTTAAGTAGTAAGGAATCTTATCAGGTCGCTGTTTAATGATATACATCTTAAAGTAAACAGCTAACTGTTTAACTACTTGAACAAGCTCAGGATAAAATAATTGTCTATTCTGCATCGAATAGTAAAGCTTGATTACTCGATTAAGAGCAAAGTTAAACTGCCTGTGTGTTTTAGGAACCTTCCATTTTGTAGATAGAAGAGAACCCTGATATGTTTTAAGCTTTTGTATAACTAATTCAGCGTTATTCATAACGGTATATCCTCCCCTAATTCTTTATTAAGGTAAGCAATGATTTCGTCTTCCTCTTCTCCTGATGGTACTTCGCTTTGCATTACCTCATCAAATATAATATAACTAGGCTCAGAGTTCTCGATATGCTTTCGTACTGTTACAAGATAATCATTTCCTTTATAAGCCATTGCATAACGATGTGTGGTTTCAATTAGAACTACCATTTTCTATTCTCCTTATTTCTACAATAGTATTAGCTTCTTCTAAAACTCTGTCAATATTTTTTATACACTGATGACAGATAATCCATGATCCACTAAAGCTACCATGAACAGTTTTGAAGTGAACCATACCAGGACCTATCTTTTCTCTACAAATAGAACAGGTTCTTCCTCGAATAGACGTATCAAAGAATTCACTAAACGGTATCACTGATTTGCTCCTTAAGATAAGAATCAATAAAGGAACGAAGATCCTCACCATATAGCCTATTTGCAGAAACAAAGAAAACAGGAATATCAGGATCAAGACTTTTCGGTCTTTTAAGTTCCTTTACTTGAGTGATTTCCTTTTCAGAAACTAAACCTGAAGAAGCATCTGGATCTTCTAATTCAAAATACCAATCTTTGATAGTGTCGAAACTACTGCTAACATCTTTAAAGAAGTCTTTAGCATCTTTCCAACCATAAAACTTAATAAGGAGATCAAATGTTTCTTCACTATCTATACAATAGAAGCACTTAGCATAGGTATTGATAGTACTCATTTGATATTGCCCTCCAGTTTAAAGATAATTCTACCATTTTTCCTAATGGTAATTGATTTATTAAAGTCAGGATTGAAATGAGTATCAGAATACCATTCACACATCTCTTTTTGAGACACTTTATAAGGGTATTTACCTTCAATAATTTCACGGGCTGTTTCATAATCAAGATCATTTACAAGATATTCAGTTTGAGCTTCAACATAACTGTCATAGACTTCACTATAGTCTGCTGTAACTTCTGTTCCTTCATCTTCTTCTTTTTCTACTGCTCCTGCTTCTTGTATGAGAATATCCACTAATGCTGTTACTCTTGTAAATGTATCTTTTTCTTCTGTTTCAAGAGCAAACCGATTAAGATAATCTACAATCTCGTGAATAGTTTCAACATCGATATTAATTGTTTTCATGATTAAGCTCCTTTTGAAACAAGATTAATTTCAGGAAGTGGGTTATTGAGAAATGCTACTACTTGCTTAACAGAACTGAAATAGAATTCAGGAAATTGACCATCAGGTTCTTTCTTATCCTCAAATCCTTTAACAACTGCTACCGTCCAAGTAGCTCCGTTAGAATGAGGACAACGATAAGCAATCCAAAACTTGACGTCCTGACTTTCCATCTCACAGATACTCATCGAATCATATGTTGGACCAACACAAGGACAGTTGTTCTTAAAAAACACATAGTTGTTAATCAAATCAACATTAAGAGATGATTTAAGGTTCTTAATGATTGGAATAAACTTATTGGTTCTATTAAGAAGGCTACTATCTGTGCAAAACCAATCCCACCATCCTGCATTGCAAGCAGTACGAACATCCATCCTAGCATTATGACTAGAACGGAATGCTCCTTCTTCGTACTTCATAAGCCATTCTGCAATGTTAATCCTGTCTGCCATTTTGTAGCCTCCAAATCTTTATTTTTTGAATTCGATCAAGAAGACAAAATCTAAATTCTCTTCACCACCCCCTCTTCCTTTTTTTCAAGAGTGAGTATTTACAGCGAATTTAGAGTAGTTGTACAGTATCAACAGAATAAATTGGGATACCATCTGAATCTTTTAACCAGTCAGTATCTTCAATTATATCCTGTTGATGTGTAGTAAAATAATTCATTACCTCTTCTAAACTTTTACTAGCAATAAAAGGACGGTAGTATCCGTCCTTATCAACAAGTTGTAAAATATAAATGTTACTCATACTTGTCTCCTTAATACTTGCTTACCATGATCTTTTATAACTTTCATAATGTCTTTATACAAAAGATTAGGTAAACGAGAAAGCTGGTCATTATTATATTTCAAATAATAATCAACACAATCTTTAACATTACTCCCACCACTAGAAGAAAATTCAAGATAAAGTATCTTGACTCCATAGCTCCTAGCTTTCAAGAAAGCTTTTCTTGCTTCCTCAGTATTGTCAGGATGACCATCAGTAACAACTACAATAAATTTGTCTCCATCCTGTTTAAGCAGATCAGGTAGCTCAAGATTAAGTGCTCCTGCTGTAGGAGTACCGCCTTGGTGATGAACCAATTGCTCTAATCTATTGAAGTGACCAATCTTATCATCCCAATCTCTTGCTACTTGACATCTATCAGTAAAGTACATAATCTTAGCTTTTACATTATTCTTTACACTACAAGCCTGATCAATTACAACTGACGTTTGGAGAACTTTATTCATTTGTGCTTTAGTCATTGATCCTGACTTATCAAGCAGAACAAGAACCCGAAGACCCTCAGCCAAACTTCTTTTAGTAGATTGATATACTCCTCTATCCTTACCTCTGAGTTTTCCTTTATAAAGGAACTCAGGATCAATCTCTCCTTCCTCTACTTCAGTTCTAACTACTTGCCTAGGTGCTCGCCACCCACCAGCAAATAGTTTGCTAAAGGCTTGAACGGATGAACGATAAGTTTTCAGTATCTCGTTTCGATAGGTAATGTTCATTGAAGGTCTACTAATATCTTCTTTAACAGGAATACAATGTCCACCTGCTAAAGCTTTTTGAAGTTTATCTTTAAAATCTTCTCCAAGAAGAACTTCAGTACCTTCAAGCTCTTCCATATAAGGAGTAGACACAAGAGTTCCTTCTCCTTCAATAGGATTACCATCACCAGCAACTTTTTGTGCTTTCATTGCTTCTTCTTGAGCTTTCATTTGTTCAGTAATTTCTTTTACTTCCTCTGGGAACAACTGTTTAAGAACATTTACTACCTCAATCGTAATACCAATAGTATGCTCTGGACTAGAGAAGTTTCCTTTATACTTCGCTATAATAGGCAGTAAATGATTAGCAAAAATTGATTCCAGTTCAGTAGAAAGATCAAGCCTAACATCTATCAAAGAAAGCTGTGAACGGAAAAGCAATTTATTCACATCAGTCTTACCAATACCTAATTGAGAAAAAATCAGCCTCCTAAATTCTTTAAAGGATAAAGGAAGTAATTGAGATAAAATCTCATGGTGTTGTTTTTCAAGATGCTTTTCTATTCTTATATCTTCGAATAGATTAAGAACATTTTTAGTGAAAGGATCTCCTTTACACTTAAACTGGAATTCAGTTAACTGAACGTTAGAATAAGTGTAAAGGATATGGGCTACCTCGTGCGCAGCAAACATCTTTATTTTCTGAAAGAATTCAAAAGACATATTCTTGATTAGAGGAAGATAAATAGTATATGTTCCTCTAACCTCTTTAAGATTCTTTTCATCATAAGGATGAAACTGCGTACAAGGCCAATGACCCAATTCAATTTTAGTTGAACGCAAAAGGTGACCGGGAAGCACAGATGAGACAATAAAAGAAACTACATCTACAATTTCTTCTTCTCTAGTATATTTCAATTTATTTTTTCTCATTTGCTTCCTCACTTAATAAATTCTTCTTCAGTAACTCCTTCTTTATCTTCTACTCGATCTTCAAGATAAGGAGCAACCTCCTCCAACATGCCTTGCAGCTTATCAGTTACCAAGCAAGTTAAAGTAGTAACAAAGATACTTGTCTCTTGAGGAGACAGTAGCTTCGATACTTTGTCTATAACTGCTTTTGGAGTATCGTCTTTGAAAGTCCAGACAGAAGATGAAGCACCAACATTCTTTTTAACAGCTTGAATACTTTTAGCTTCGTCTTCGGGAAGTCTACTCAGGTAACCAATTTTAAATGCTTCCTCTAGACTCAATCCTACCCTAACCATTCGAGCGATAGAAATAAGACGTCGAGTAGAAGGAAGTATCGAATAGTTTCCTTTTCTAATAATTTTAGCAGAATCTAGAAGAGCTTTTGCATCCTCTTTAGTAAGCCCCTCTTCAATAAGAATGTCTGCCTCACGCTTAGTAAAGTTAAAGTGAACGAATTCAAAACGGTCAATAGATGCTAAGTCAAGTGCATTAGTATTATATTCAACCGAACCCTGCATGTCAGAGTTACCAGTAGCTATAATCCTAAAGTCCCCGCTAGCAGTAATAACTTCGTTAGTAGCTTCAACAAGAAGTTCTCCTGATTCAAGAACCTCATGAAGTTTAGAAGCTACATCCTCACTAACCCTATCAAATTCATCAAGGATAAGAACTTTATTTTCCCTCATTGCTTTAACAAGAGGTCCATAAATGAATTTGGTTTGTTCATCAATCAATTCAAAGTGACCGATTAGGTTAGAAGGTTTCATGTCATTAGAACATGAACAAAGAACGTAGTTACCAGGACCAGTCATAATACGAGCAAACGTAGTCTTACCACACCCAGCAGGGCCAAGCATATAAATGTTAAGTCCTGCCGAATAAAGTTTACGTGCAAGCGCATGTTCCTCTGTTTCATAATACTTATGCTCTTTCATCTAAGTCCTCCTTTGTTAGTTTAAATATATGTATGATGAAAAGAATGGGCTAGCGGATGCTAGCCCTAGAGATAAAAAACGGAGGAAAAGATGATTATTATGCCTCCCATTGAATTGTAGCTATATTGCTTAATGACACTGCTCTCTTTGATTTAGTTACAATATCTCCTTTCTTATTCTTGACCCAGAAGGAGGAGAGAATAATCTTATCCTCTTTGATTTTACTGTCTGCATAAACTCCACCACATCGAGATCCATTAACCATTCGGACTGCACATTGCTTACCAAGTTTGTCTTTTGAAAAGAAAGCTATATCCATTTGGTTCCTCCTAGAGTTCTTCAATAAGAATTTCTTCTTTGGTTTTAGGGATAACAACCCCTTTAGCTTGAACAGCAGCATTTTCACCGACAGCTTTAAAAGCGTCAGTAAGATTGATTTTAGCTGCTTCGTTGAATTTTTCTTGTCCGAATGTTTTAAGGAATTTGTCCTTATCTATCGAACGAGCATATTCAACAATTTTACTAACAAGTTTGTATCCCCTGTCAACAACAACTTGAGCTTCCTTAATGATGTTAATCAGAGCTGCAAGTTCTTTCTTGTCAGCTTCAATTTCACGACCGAGACGATTATACTCTTCTCGTTTCCTATCAATTTCACGTTGACGACGGAATGCTTCAGCAAGAAGATTTTTACTCATTTGTAGCCTCCAATATTTTTATTTAGTCTACATATTAAATATATAATATGCCAATATAAAAAATAACTAAATCTTTTTTACTAAGTCAGATGAAATAAAAAAAGATTCTATTTGACTATTACCGCTTATTCTTAAGAAAAAACCATCTTTAAATAATTCTATCTTTTTAGAGGAAGGAATTTTTTGTCCTAAAGTTGCTATCATTCTATCAGGAATATAAACTTTATATTCAGTTTGAAATCCTTGTCCTTTTTCTTTAACTGCTTCTTCTAAAGTAATAAGTCTAAAGTCTACAAAAGGACTAATAACTAAATAGAACATATCTCTAATAAATTCTCTAAAGTTTCTAGTCATATTAATCCTCTGTTATTAGTTCTGGTGTTATTGTCCAGGATCCCCTAATTGTATCTGTTTGTGATCTTAATCTACTTTTACCATTAGCAAGCATTTCTAAGTAGAATTTGTTTGGGATATGTTGACCAAATAGATGATCTTTACTATTAGACCACGTCCAAGGTAGTTTATCTCTAAAATCTTCTCCGAATTCTTTTATAAGTTCTTCTTCTGTTTTAAATCTCATATATTTAATCCTCTGCAATAATAGACTTATTAATCCACCACCTACCACGATTACATTTAATTTCTGTCTTACCTGTTTGTTGTAAACGACGTTCTATTACTTTTGGTACAGGTTGTCCTAGTAAATAATCCATTTCTCCATGTTGATTCATAATACTATATATTCTCCAATTTCTACCATGACTTTTTATCATTTCTTTTTCTGTTTTAAATCTCATATTACTCCTCCGTTGTCATGTCACGTGAAATACTCCACGAACCTTCCATTTGTGATCTAATTGTTACCCAAGGAAATTTTTTAAGTACCTTTGCTTTTGAAGGAGGAAGTGTTTGACCAAGAAGATAATCCATTGCTTTAGGAAACGAACATTCTACTTTATTCCTCCAATTTCTGCCAAATTCTTTTTTCATTTCCTTTTCAGTCTTTACTCTCATCTTGTACCTCTTTTATAAAGTAGAATGGAAAAGCGTACCCATCCCTTCCTCCATTAGCATTAGTTTGATGTGAGATAATTTTATATTTGCCTTCCCTGTAAGTCTCTATGTCATGGTTAGCAATACGTTGTCCAAGAAAAACATCTTTTTCTGGTTTCCATCTAATTCCAACCCTGCTCTTAAACACTTCTCTCCAATCTATTCCAAATTCTAATATAAGTTCTTCTTCAGATTTTATTATCCACATCTGATATCTCCTTTATCATATATCTTGGAATTAGCCACTCACCATTATCTATTCTCCATCTATTATTTACAAAAACTTGATGTCTAAATTGTATATATCTATCATCAGAATCTACTCTAAAATGATTTAATATTCGTTGACCAAGTAACCATTCTTTATCTGGTTCCCAAAAGTGATCTTGATTTCTCCAATTCTTTCCAAATTCTTTAACCATCTCTTCATCTGTTTTTATGAATTTCATTTCTTTTTGCTCCTACATCTTTTCCTTTTTCGTAGGCATGTATTTCTAGCGTATTTCGTCATCCTTTACCATATATGGATAAATAGTCCACGACTCCCTCTCTTCCCAAGTTTGGCTTCTAAGTCTTATGGTGTTATTATTTATTAGAGATTGTGCAAATTTATCAGGAACTTTTATTCCAAAAAGATAATTCATTTCGGGTATTTTCCAATCAACACTATTTCTCCATTGTTCTCCATATTCGTTTATGAATTCTTCTTCAGTTTTGAACCTCAACATATTCAACCTCCTTAATCATATATTTTGGAAGTAACCATTGACAAGCTTCTGAATTAGAAAAAATACCATTAAGACTAAGACCAAACATACGAAATCTAGCAACTATCCTATTTGGATCTGTTCTACTCGATCCTATGCAATGGTTAGGTATCCTTTGACCAAGAATTATTTCTTTACTTGCTTTCCATTTAACATCTGCTTTGCGCCAATTTTCTCCAAATTCTTTTACCATTTCCTCATTGGTCTTTACTATGTATATTTTCATATATTAATCCTCTACATCAACCTGAATGATTATTTTATTATTTACAAAACTTGCACAAGGAGAGGAGCTACATATCTGAGTATTCCAACCGCTTGAACCATACCTAAAAAATTTTGTAATAACTCGTTCCGGGATTCGTTGACCCAAATAGGAGGAAAGCATTTGTCGACTATGACTACATGAGAACGCACTAGTAGACCAATTGTCTCCAAATTCTGATATAAGTTCTTCTTTAGTTTTAAATCTATATATTTTCATATCTCCTCCTCTACAAGAAACGTTCTTCTAATAGCCCATAGATCCATTTGACTTCTCCAAGGTACCACACCCTGTTTCCCGTCTATAAGTAATTTTTTAATTCTAGATGGGCACCTTTGTCCTAAAAGGTGATCTTTTAATATATTACTTCCCCAATTTCGTCTCCAACCTTCACCAAACTCTTTTTCAAATTCTTCCTTAGTTTTAATTCTATATATTTTCATATGTTTTCCTCTACAAGGAGTTTTTTAACAACACACCAGCTTCCATCATGCCCTGGCATTGAAGTGTACTCTTTGGTTTTTAAATCTTCTACAATTCTTGGTGTAACACGTTGACCAAGTAGGTGATTTTTACCATCAGACAATATCCAACAAGCTGGATCATTTCTCCATAACACACGTTTCCAATCCTCTCCAAAATCCTTAATCATCTCTTCTTCAGTTTTAAATCTATATATTTTCATAACCTATTCCTTAATGAAGTTTTTCAAGAAGTTTCTTTATCTTATGTATATCACCTGTCTTCTTGAGTTTGTTGATGTCATTAATCATTTTCGTAATACGTTTATCTTCAGGAATAATTTGTTTAGGTAATGGTGCTGCTATTTGATATACTTTTTGTATACAAGACAAACAAATATTCATATAAAATCCACTAATACCTGATTCATAATGAAGAAATGCTTCACCTTTAAGTACAGGAGTATCACAACAGGAACAACTCCTTCTATTAGATTTAGCAAGAATAAAAGGTCTTATATCAACTGTAGTAGAAGGACTATGTGTCTGTAGATATCTACTATTTTCATTTAATTTACTTAAGCAACTAGAACAAATCGTTGCTCCTGATTTAGACTGTATGGGGTATCTAAGATATAGGCAAAGATCATTTTTCACTACAGGTTGGCTACAATGCCAACATTTAGTTTTCTTTGCAGAGTAAGTAACTAAGTTATTTAATATGATAGACATATATCACCTCCAGCTCTTTATACATCCTCTTCTACAATATCTTTATCAGTAAATGTATACATGTAAGGATGTTGACTCCTCCATCTATATACTCCGTAATTATCCTTAGTAGATAAAACATGATTAGGAATTCGTTGACCGAATAACCCGAACTCATGATTTGGATTACACATTTGATTCTTTTTCTCTTCCATTGTGACAAGTCTTTTTATTTTCATATATCTTCCTCTTTCTTAAGAAAGTTCCTATGAATAATTACATTATGAGCATTCGTTCTAAGTACAAATTGACCACTGAGTGTAAGTAAGGAAAGAATTGGAATCCTTTGACCAGAACGTATAATAATCCAACTAGGTATTAGTATCTTCCAATTCTTTCCATAATCTTTTTCAAATTCTTCTTCTGTCTTAATTCGATACCATGGCATATCTAACCCCCGCATCCAGTAGCAAAGTAGTTATACTTTTTAAACCCTTCCTCATGCGTCCAAGTAATTAGGAATCGTCCGATACCGAACATCGTTTCTCTACCAACTTGAATAATAATTCCTGCGTCCGACTTACAATTAGGAAGAAGATGAATGTTCCACTCAACTCCTACATTCCCTCGTTCTTTTATAAGACGAGGAGCTTCCAAACGAATCGGCCAAGGTTTATTAAAAGTAAGATATACACAACCATTAGAATATTTGTTAATCATTTTCATCCTCCCAAAATCTTTAATTTTATCATTAAGAGCTTTTCTTAAAAAGCTTCTTTCTGATTGCTACCTTTTTACTTTCCTAGCAGCCACTCCAGCCTTAGCGAAATTCATTCGCTTATATTCAATCCATCCTTTTTTAATCAATACACCAACAAGATAATTAACTGAACGATCTTGCATTGATGCTTCTTGTTCAATCTCTTTTGCTATAGACTCTTCAATAGAACCAAAAAGTTGTTTTCGTTTTTCGGGTATAGGCATAATTATTACTCCTTTATTTCCTCTTCGATAATATCTCGTACATCTATCCACCACTTACCACCATTAACATTAAACCAAATGCGCTGCAATGGTCCATATTCATGTTTAGTAGCCCACACTGCGTTAGATACTCTTTGTCCTACCCAAGGTGCTAAAGACAGATTACCATGAGTATAACTTCTTTTTGTTAATTCCTCTCTTGTTTTAACTCTTCTAATTATCATTTTAATCTCCACCAGCTTTAAAGTTATAGATAGGCTTCATAACAAACTCAATATCAACTGTATCCTGGATAGCAGAGATAATAAGTTCCTTATCTTTATATACCATAGGAGATTCATCTAATGTATCTTGATTAACACAAGAGGTATAAATCCCATCCATAGACTTTTGAAAGTCTTCTAATACTATAACTTCTTTAGCTTTCTTTCTAGATAGAATACGACCTGCACCATGAGGAGCAGAATAATTCCAATCTTTATTTCCTTTACCAGTTCCGATAATAACACCGTCACGCATGTTAAGGGGAATAATAACTCTTTCTCCCTCTTGTGCAGAAATAGCTCCTTTACGAATGATATTATCTTTTCCAATATAATTATGAACACATTCAATTGCAGGTGCAATAGATTTTATATTGAAGAACTTAGTAAGAATAGTACGTAGGATCATATCTCGATTACGTTCAGCATACCATTGAGCAACACGCATGCTATTAAGATATTCGGTACCTCCATTATTAAGAGGTAGGAATTCAAGATTCTTATAAGCGTCTCCAATGAACATTTCATTCATTAGCGCCTTAGCTTTTTTTTGATAGTAATCACATACTTTCAATCCGAAGTTACGTGAACCAGTATGGATAACCAACCAATTTTGTCCCTCATGATGATCAATCTCAATAAAGTGATTACCTCCACCAAGAGTTCCAAGCGACCTTTCGGCAAGGCCAGGAGTTTGTTCTACTCTATTCGCTACTTGAATAACTTTACCTATTCCATATTCATACCCACTATTCTTTAAATACTCTTTTAACTCTTTCTCATTAGCATGAGTAGCGAACCCAGCAGGAATATTATTCTTAATAAACTCATCGAACTTCTCAAGATTAGTTTCAGGAATAGGATACATTAGCATACCACACCCAATATCAACTCCTACAATATTAGGTATGACATAGTTATTGAGAGTCATAGTAAAACCAATAACAGAACCTTTACCTGCATGAGTATCAGGCATAATACGAATACTAGTATTAGCAAAGGCAGGATGATTCAAGAAGGAATAAATTTGTGAAACAGTTTCAGGATCAATTACATCTATGTAAACTTTAGCTACATTATACTTACCTTTGTATACTAGCATGCTTCCTCCTGCTTTGTATCAACTAATTTGAATTTTAACTTCCTTACCCTCATTCTTTTGATTCCTGCTAATCCATAAACAAAATTTCTCACCAAGAATAATTTCAATAGCTACCATTACTCTACTTTTAAACGATGACCTACTACATGTCAATATAGCAAAATTATATACAGACTTTTGTGTATCGCTATCAGCACTATCCATAAACTTAATAAACTTATCTGTTATAATCATCGTACTACCTCCTACAATACTTTAACATCGAATGTCTGGCAGACATATTCGATAAGAGCTTTTTGATAAGCTTCTCTTGTTTTTGTTCTTGCCATACCAGGAGCAGAGTTTACTTCGAATATCCACCATTCACCAGTAAAGTAATTAACCCCAAGATCAACAGCCCCAAATACAAGACCACAAGCTTTAACTGCTCTTACACAATCTTCTGTAATGTCTTTACCAAACTCGATATTAGTATCTTCGTATTTATAACCATGATCAAGATTTCGTATCCATTCCCTTCCAGCAGATTTAGTTTTAGGAACTTTAACTGTCTTATAGAAAATCTTATCTCCTATAACATGAACACGAAATTCAAGATTACAATGAATCATCTTCTCGAAATAAGCTCCACGATGTTTCTTTCTAAGATCCTTATACCTATTGATACGCTCCATTCCAACTCCGCAAGAATGTTCTCTCTTTTTTAATACTAAAGGACATTCTTGCTCACCAGGAAAATAATCGAAGAAAGCAGGAGAGGATACGCCAGCCTCTCCAAAAGCTTTCTTCATTTTAATCTTATCAACACACATCTTAATTCCTTCGATAGGATTAAGATCAATTTCTTTTCTTTCATACTGTGTAGCTCCGAAACGGAAATACACTTGTTTATTAAGAAAAGGAAATTGAAGCTGCTTATGTGTATCATGGGGACTTATTATGATTGGCGTATACATTTCTTGTTTTCTAGTAAACAATTTAAAGATATTCATAATATTCCTTCTTAATTTTATCTTCTAGATCTTTCCAGATCTGATTAAAAGATTCATTATGAAGAGCGTCCCCTTGAACAACATGAGCAGCTTCATGTGCAAGAGCTTTAATCGTTTTATCTAATGTCTTAACTAGATGAGCATTAAGCAAAAATTCTGCATTGCTAGGGTTAAAGACAACCGATGATATTGCTTGCTCATCTGTCTTATAAAACTTGTGAGTTGTGAGAGTAATGAAACAAGGTCTCTCACAAATTGTATAAAGAATTGCTTCGAGCCTTGTCCATTTGATTTTAGTCATAATCCCACTCCTTCATTCCTGACCAAGGATCTAAATAAGTTCGAGGATCTTGCTTATCTCGTTTCCAAGTATCGCTATAAGCATAAGTGTAAGGTTTATATTTATAGTCGGTATTGGAAAACTCAATTCCATCCTCTTCCGTGAAATCACCATAAGTGATAATCTGCTTTGGAGTAATTACAGCGAATTTACCTTTGGCATACTTAAGAGCATCAACTCCAAGTACTCCAACAAGCATAGCAAGCGCTCGAGTATCACTCATAGCTCCAACAGGCAAACGACCTTGACTAATGCTGATAGATAAAACAATGGATTCGTAATCCGGATGGGTTCCATTATGGAACACAATCGGCTTAGTGCCTGCATAAGCAAGCTTAATAGGACTCATCGGTTCTCCAATGAACGGATGAGTAAGTGCTTGACATACCTCACCAGCACTTTTCTTACGGAAGTGAACAACATGAGATCTTTTCCTGCGAGTAATTTTACGATAAGCATCCCATGCTTGTTCTTGTTCCATAAACCCTTTCACATAAACAATCTTTCCTGCTGGGGTAGCATAACCCATTCCAACTCCATCTGAGTTATTACCCCAGCAGTATTCAAATTCTTGATCCGTCATTTTACGATCATTGCATACTGCAATTATACACATTAGAAACCTCCTAGTTAGATTCTCCATCACGTTCACTGTCGTCACTTGGAACAGGGTCAACTTCTTCTCCGCACTGTTGCTCCACTGTATTATAATAGATAGGAGCACTACTGAAAGTAGCAGTAAACCTAGTTGTACTAGTGTCTTGAGACCAAGGTGGAGGAGTAGATACTCGTCCTAGCCTCAATGACTCTAAGACTCCTCTTGGTTCCCTTTCGCTGCTTTGATTTGAGAAATAACTTCTTACATCCATGGGACAATCAGAAGGTAAAGAACGTAGACGAGAACGAATAGCTCTTTTTATATCCGAGATAATTTGTTCTACTTGACTACTTTCTAATCGACCCATCCTAAAGGCAAAAGGCAATCCAGCAAGGAGAAGGTATTGTGGATTACCTCCTTGAGGATAAGGAGTAGCAGAGAATCCTCTAATGTCCAAACCACAACAAACTAATCCTCTCTGTTCAGCAAGACCAAAGAACCTAACTGGTACGCTACGACGAGTTGTCCGAATACTTCTAACTGCTTCTGTAAGTCTAATCCTTATAACAGGTTCCCAATCATCACTAAACTGTATGTTAAAGTTAGGTGGAAGATTAGGAGCTGCCTTTTTAACTTTGGGGACAGTCTTCTTAAACTTTTTGTTGTCCCAATAAGAAGCAATGTTATACTTATACGGATCTTGTTCTTTAAACTTCTTGATATAATCAAGATAGTAAGAAGCTTCGCCTTCAGTTAAACCTACTTGCATTAATTCTTCTACACTAGGTTCGCCAGTAGGATTAACCCAGAAGCTATGTCTCTTGAAATACAACTGCATGATTTGTTGAGCAAGCTTCATCGTTACAAGAGTCATTGTAGGGTGACCAAAGATTGCTGACGGGGGAGTACGATATTCAAAGCCATGAGGCTGAGTACGATACTGACCCAGTCGACAATATTGACCACGCGCTTCTCCACTAAGCTTTAGCGTAGGTTGACCAATAAAGTAATCGAAAAGAGTAATAAGATTTTTAGGAGGATCAATAGGATGACCAACTCCTATATGGATATGACCACCAAGAGGAAAATATCTACCTCCTACACTAAAGACATCCTCTTTAGGAACCATACTAGAAAATATACTGCGCATATTTTCTACAAATTGCTTAGGGGAGTCAGCAGGATCAGGTCTCAGTTCTACCTGATGTCCTGAACCATCTACCCCAAGCTTTTCGTCCCTAAAGTAAGCAGAGACATCTCCATTGTCTTCGTCACTACGAAGATCAACCGCGCAACCATTAGCCATCAATTCAAACTCAGGATCTGCTCCAAGAGTAATTTCAGGTATCTCATAATGTTCATTTACCGTATTTACTTCTTCAAGCAATCCTTGGCTATGGAGAGCTTCAATTATCTTCCAGAGAAGGTCTACGCCTAAAAGCGTATGTGTTAGATCGCAGACATACAATACATTGATGTCAGGAAGAAGATAACCAATGTGCTTACCATTCATATCTGTTAGATGCAACAATTCAGAAGGAGCATCGTCAGACTTTTCTATCTCACAACGACTGAATTGTGCATAACCTCGATCCCTATAACGTTCAGGACGATGTTTATCTCCTGCATCCTCTAGATTAAAAGACAACTTTAATTGTCTTTCTTTTTTAACAGCAATCACTTCCTCATTAGTGCAGTTAATAAATAAAGCATTTGTCCAGTTATAACCATCGAACCAAATTTGGCAATGGTTATTAGCTGAGGAGAAATACTTTTTAGCTTCAGGATATTTTGAAACAAAGAGGGGAAGGTATTCCCTCCCCTCTTGTTCCCGGTCCTGCATGCTTCGAAGGTCTATGTCAGACATTTGTACATGCATACAGCCTCCTAATACGAAATACCTTGTCTAGCACGAACAACCAGAGCAGCGATAATATCGCTATTTTCTTCAGGAGAAAGTGCGCCAGTCCGGAAAGCATAAGGCAGACCGACGACGACAGTTTCATCATTGTCGCCATGATTCGGATGACCAACCGTCTCGAAGTTAGTTACCGAGATACCAGCGACAACACGACCGCGTTTAGCAGCCAAGCCGTAGAGAAGGAAACGATACGAGTCACGAGCTTTAAGATCTTTAATCGCTGCCTTCACTTGAGCTTTAATTTCTTCACTCCAGTCATCGCTAAAGTCAACTCGAATAGGTTCGTCAGGAACAGCAGCCATTTCTGCTTCTTTGCTAAACCGTTCGGGTACCCAAGCGGCACAGACATTCTCGGAAGAATGAACCGAACGGAACGAACGAACGTACTCGACATAGAAGGTAGCTTCCTCAGCAGTCAGACCCAAGGCAATCAGATCAGCTTGATTAGCAGACCCTTTTTCCTTGATAGTAAATTCTTCCTCGTCAATATACTTTTTCATGACAAGGTCAAGAATTTTATAAGTCAGATAAGTCATCTGAGGATTGCTGAACGTACCCGACGACGGCGTACGGTATTCGAAGCCATGGGGTTGACCACGATGCGCGCTCAACCGACCATAATCTCCACGAGCAGTACCATTCATTTTCATGCT